TCAAGCGGTGGCCGCGAGCCAGTTCTGCGGCTCTTCCTGACCCCAGTAGTTCGGCTCCCAGCCGCACACCGACAGTCCGTAGTCCGTAGTCAGAACACCGGCCGCCCAGACCTGCGCTGCCTCCACCTGCTCAGGGCCCAGCGCATCGTTGAAGGCGAAGATCAGTGTTTCCATCCCGAGGCCATGACGCAGCCTCCATTCTCCTAGCTCGCCGTCCTCGTCCTCGTATGCGATGCCCCAGCGTGCCTCCGCGGCTGCCGCCGCAGTCATGCCATCTCCGGGAACCCCGCTCATTCCCTCTCTCCATCATCCGGTGAAACCGCACCCTGAGTGCGTGCCATCTCCTCATACGTCTCGAACAATGGTGGCCAGTCTTCACCAGGCCGCAACGCGTGCGCCGGAATCCGGCCTTGCGTCCATGCCAGACGCACCGCCAGGTTCTGCCCACCAGCAACAGCCAAGAAGCCGGCGCACGCCTCCTCGCGCCCGACCGAACTCTTGTGGCAGGCAAACAGTGGTTGTTCCACCACATCACTCACTGTCTGCGGCTGGCTGTGCTGCACCGTGTTCTTCAGTGCTTCGAAGCGCTCGGCAGGGAACTGCCCAGGGGCCACGTCCCGTCGCCAAGGGCACTCCGCACAAGGGCGCCGACGGTGCGGTAGGTAACTCAATGGTCACGTCCTTCTCGATAACTGCGGTCACTGCACTCGATCCAGGCGACTCAGTCTTTCCTCGCCGCCGCCTTCGTGATTATCCCGGAGCACGTTGAGCCCTGGGGCCGAAACGACGCCTTTGCACACGTCACAGTCGCAGTCATGCGTCATGCAGGGGCACATGATGTCGTCGCAGTACTGACCAGGGCCGTGGAATTCGTGCGACGGATCAGGGTCCGGGCACCCCCACGTCTCGCAGGAGCGATCTCTGCCCCAGGTGGGGTACACGATGTGCTCCCGTCGAAATCCGTGTGGCAACGGCACCCGCGGACAGTCGAACTTCGACGCCGCTGCGTTCTCCTCGGATACGAAAGCGGCCCGACAGCCGGTGCATTGCCACCGACCCTCGGGCCGCTTGCGAACGGTGTGCCTCACGAGCGCAGATGCTTGTAGTCAGGCATCATCGGAGTGCTCACGCGCTGGCCTTCCCGTACGCCTCGCGGATCTCCGCCGGCACCCGGCCGCGGTCGTTGACGTTGTAGCCGTTCTCCTTGGCCCAAGCGCGGATCTTCGCGGTGTCCGAGCTGCCACCATTCTTGGAGGCAGAAGAGCTGGTTGCCTTGGAAGTACCTGCCGTACCGCGGACAGCGCGGCCACCGGTCTTGCGTCCTGCCTTCACGAACTCGGCGAGGGCCTCGCGCAGCTTCGCCGCGTGCTTCTTAGACAGGTCGATCTCGTACGACTTGCCGTCGAGCCCGAACGTCACGGTCTCGTCAGCCTTACCGCCGTTGAGGTCATCGACGAGCAGGATCTGGACCTTCTGAGCCATGGGTGATTCTCTCCTTGTGCTTACTGGGTTAGTGGAGGCTAGCAGTCGAGCTGCTGCCGGGGGATTGGTAATTGGCCTGAATTACCTGAGCCAGGTGGCTACGCCGTGGTGGTGGCTGCACGTGCCGCGGCGGTGCTGGCTGTAGCTGTATGTACCGTCATTGCAGAGAGCCGACGCTCCGGCCGGATGACTGGTGCCTCCAGAGCCTGAGGAGCTACTGCTGGCATTGTCGTCCGATCCCGAGTTGCTGCCTCCGTCGGAGGAGCCACCTGTCGTACTCCCACCGTCCGAACTACTGCCGGAGGCTGTGCTGACCGAGGCGCTGTCGTCCGTAGTGTCCACGGTGGGCTCCGCGGCCGGTTCTGTGGGATCGGCGCTTGTGGAGCTTTCGCCAGGCGTCCCACCGACGGCCGGCAGACACTCCTCGCCGACCTCGACAACATCGAATGTGAGTACGGCGACCCCGTCTATGTCAGCTCCGGCTTCGGGTCGGGTGGAGCACACCTTCCAGTTGCCCTCTAGGTGTTGAGGGCGGTTGAGACCGGAGAGGTCACGACTTTCGGCAGTGGAGATCCCCAACGCCGAAGCCTTGTCCCGCGCGGCTGCAAGTGTCTCCCCGGTGAGGTCAGGGAGCGTGGAGCTTGTCTCCGTCGGCGCAGTGGCTTTCGGCTTGGACGAGGTGCCCTGGTCGCCGTCCACCAGGTTCATGCACCCGCCGACGAGCAGCAAAAACCCTAAGATCACTGCACAACCGACTCGCGCATTCTTCTTGTCCTGCGGCGATGCCGGCTGCTGAGGTCTGGGCACAGTTGGCCCCCTGAGAGTGTTGCGGCTGCACGCTCCCCTGCGTGCATGGTCCCGCCCTCCGGTCGTGAACCGTGAGCCCGGTCTCTCTCCGGAGGGGCGGGTACGCCCGTTGGGGCGGACGTGATGGGCGTAGGTTATCCACTCGACGAGTTGCCTGTGGCTCCTTCGGGCGTCTGCACGGTTGGTTCTGCGGCTCGTTGGCGCTCGATACGGTCATAGAGACCGTTCATGGCGTTGATCGATGCGTTGATGAATCCCCTGTACTTGCTCGCTGGGTAGTTGAACTGCGGAATGACTGCGGCACATCTGTATGCAGCTTCGATCAGGCGGTCTCTCTTCTCGTCGTCGCTCGCATGTGCGTCTCGGAGAATCCGGTTCCAGTCGTCCACAACTTCCAGCAGGGCAGCCTCGTCATAGTCGTCGAACGTCTTACGGCGACGCCTCCAGCACCAGCCAGGCAACTCCTCCAGGAGCTGCCTGCGAGACGGCAGGAGGGTGCCTTTCTTGTAGTTCGACAGCTGAGTTGCGGCGAAGGAGCCGATAGCATCGCCCTGAGGCGTTACGTACGTGGCCTTCGGCATTTCACCTGTGAATGTCATGTACGCCTTCAGCTTGCCGAACCGCTCCAGCCACGACTCGGTCGCGCCCTTGAGCATGTGCAGCTTCAACGCTTCATGGAGCCTGTCGTTCAGGTAGGTCTCTGCTCCCAGGATCTCGATGGCATTCGGCAACCGCACTGCCGGCTCCCGGCCATCGGCTTCCTGCTCACCGAACGCTTGGCGCGCCATCGAGAAAGCACTGTCCATGCGTTCGTCGAAGTCCCGCAGAGACGTCAGCACAGCCCACACGTGACGAAACTCGGACGCTGCCAGCACCTGCTCCGGATTCTCGCCTGGAGCCAGGTAGACAGGCAGGACGATGACGGCGGGCTTCTCCTTCTCAGGGTGGAGGCGCAGTGCGCGACCAACAGCTTGCACGATAGCGGTCTTGCTTGTTTTCGGGTCGGCGAAAACCACCGTGTCGACGGCAGGCACGTCCACACCTTCGGTCAGCACATGCACGTTCGAAAGTACTGTCGCGCCGTTACTGAGTGGGTGCGCCAGTCGATCAAGGGCCTGTTTGCGGGCTTCAACGGATGACGTGCCGTCGATGTGCAGAGCCTCGACAGGGACATCGGTAACGCGCGCGGCTGTGCGTCTCATGGTGTCGGTGAAGACGCGGCTGCGCTCCCGACCGGAATGGAACGCAACGATGCGTCGTGCTCCGTGCTCTTCGATGACACGCCCCACGGCTATCTGAGCTGCGATCTGCGACGTCGTAAGCTCGGAGCCGCGCGGCATCGCCTGTTGGTCCGAGAGAGCCCGGCGAACATCGTCATCGGTTACTAGAACGACGGACACGATAAAGTCAGCCAGCAACTTCCGCCGAATTGCATCACCGAAACTCAGCTCATAAACCCTTTCGCCGTACAGTTCCGGATTATCCATACTGACGACATCCTGAGTACCGTCACCACTAGGATGTACCTTCGCAGTAGCTGTCAGGCTGATTCGAGTGAGAGCCGGAATGCGCGCGTTGTCGAGCACCACACTGAATGCTCGCCCGGCTGACCCGGCAGTCCGGTGTGCTTCGTCCAACACCATCACGTCGAGCGGAGGGAGCGCCGGGTGCTGCGTATAAGCCTCCACGACCTTCGTCGCTGACTGGTAGGTGCACAGCAGCAGCTTGACCTGGCTGGACTTGCGACTCAAGAAGCGCGCAATGCGCCCTGGTTCAGTCGTGGCTAGCGCTCCGCCAACTGCGGTGTCCGAGTAGACGAGCAGGCCGTCCACGGGCGTCTGCCGCTGCCAGCTGTCGTACGTCTGCCGCAACAGTTCTCTGCTGGGTACCAGCAGCATGATGGAACCGGTCGTACCTACACGTTCCAGGGCAGCCATCTGCCCGACCAGCGTCTTCCCAGTACCGCACGCCATCACTGCCAACGCCCGCCCCGTAGGACCGATGCCGCGGATGGCCTCCAGGGCGGCTAACTGATGGGGGCGCGGATTCATAACCATCAGTCGTCCTCGTTCCAACGCTCGCCTGCGTACGCGGGGTCGAACCACTTCGGTGCAGTGTCGGTGTTGGGATACTTTCTCAACACCCCCCGCTTGTACCGCGCGGAGGCCGCATGGCCGGCAGGGCACCGGTAGATGAGCGTCCCGGTCCCTGCAATCGACGGCCGACCTCTTACCAGCCCGTCACAGACGTGGCCTTCCGAGTTCCTGTCTAGGCACGCCTTGGGCTGCTCCAGGAGCCCCGCCTGATGCAGACGGACGAGCAGATCAACCTGCGCCTTTACTTGCGCCCCCATCAGGGCACGGACGGCGTTAATGGGCGCAGGCGTGTCGTCGTTGTAGTACTCCTCGACGTCCTGTGACCCCACCCCCGTGAACCCAGCTCGGTAGGGTTCCATCCATCCCGGCATCGCCCACTTCGGACGGTCAGTAATCTCAGGCATGATTCCCCTTCTTTCAAAAAAAAACGGGCGTAGCCTAAGCAACGCCCAAATCCTCATCGCATTAGCTAGCTAATGCGAAGCCTTTCTGTGTCCTGTTTTCCTGACAGGTTCCGTCAAGGCCCGATATACAGGCCAGCCAGATCCCTTAACGCGGTTCCGGAAAAGTTCGTAGCTCACTTCTTCGGCGCGCCGTGGGTCCTCGTACCATTGACGGAGCGTTTTGTGTTCACCGTCGAACTCGTATGTTGTCTTGTCGACGTACGTTCCAGTCTTGCGACCCGTATTCGAGGAAAGATAGTGGCCTGCGGAGGTGGCTCTGGGCATTTCAGGAGCCTTGCCGAGGTCGTAGCATTTCTGATCGACACCTCCGTCAGGCCAGTAGATCACCTCAATCGACTGAGGGCCGTAAAGCCTCTTGCCCCGAGACGAGTCCAGTCGATCAACAGAGTCGCCGAGGCTGAGGTCAACCACAATCTTCCGGGGTGGATTCTTCCCCGGAGCGGTCTTAACGGCATTTTCTCGCAGCCAAGCGGCATCATAGTGCTTTCCCTGTGCGTACACTTCTGCCAGCACCTCGTCCACCACATCGTGGAACTCGCCAGCATCTTCGTAATTCATCGACCATGCCCTTCCTGGGCGTCAAACGTTTCATTTTCGATCACGCTCGAACGCCGCCAGAAACCGGTGATCCGCGTTCAGTCGGTCTTGAAGCCGCTCTCGCTCAACTCGATATGCCTCTAGTTGCTGCTTCACGCTTTCCTCTTGGTCCCTAAGCCACTTCACCCTCTTCTCGTCGTGAGGTACCCGAGACTTGATGACTTGGTATCGTTCTTCTTTGTCAGGTCCGTGCACGCGTGCACGCTCAAGACGCTTTTCGAGAAAGGGCTCCATCTCCTCGCGGACGTAGTAGATGTCGTAAGCTCCGTGGCCACGCTTCTCGCCATCAGGGTTCCGCTGCTTTTTGCATACCTCTTTCGGCATATCTTCGTGACGAGAACGCCACCGACTTACCGCTGTGCGGGTATATCCAGTTCTTTCGAGGATTTCCCGCATAGAGATCAACTCATCCCAGCGATCCTTGTACTCTTCGCGGTACCACTCTGTGCGCTCCATGGTCGGTCCTCTGGTCAGCTTCCGGAGATCACTCACCACCCTAGCTGCCCCAGGTCTACGAACACGAGGTCAGTACCCCAGCTATGGCTACTGCTGGTACCGCGGGGAGGCGCAGCAGCTGCCGAGGAACCCGCTGCTGCGCCAGTCGTACCTAGGTCACCCGGAGCCGTACGTGGCCTCGATCTGCTTCAGCTCCCAGTACTTCTGGTGGAACCAGAGAGCGGCCGTGACCGGGTCGTCAACATGCCGGTCGAGCGACCACTCCGTAGGGCGCGGGTCCACGCTCTCCAGCGGGAGCACGGCCACGATGTACTTCTCCGCTCCGTCAGCGCGCTGCCCCAGGAACAGCCGGCGCTTCGCTACGGGCTTGATCAGCTTGATGTCGTAGCCGTTGACCCGCGCTACCTCTGCGTGCTTCTTGCGTATGGTGCGCGTCCACAGCCCGCTACCGGAATCGTGATACCAGTAGAGACTGGACATTCCCCCGGGCTCCCAACCTTCGGACAGCGCGAAGCGCACTGCCGCATCCTCAAGCTGCGTCAGGTGATCTTGCGCAGCAATCACCACGGACGTGATCGGTCCGGCGGCATCGCGGATGGTCACCATGTGAGTGTCTTCCACAAGGGAATACTCCTCGATGGTCAGCTTGCCGATTACCTCGTCCATCACTACTCCTTCACCCGTTAAAAAATCCCCGGCCACGTACGTCATCGGTCGCGGTCGCAGTCCATGCACAGGCAGAACACCGCCATGACCTTCAACGTATTCGGGTCCTCGTCCTGGTAGCAGATGTTCTGCTTGTCCCCACCACAGTCCCGGCACCGGTCGCTGTTGTCGCGCACGATGACGAAACCCTGGGCGTCGTACCTACGAGGCATCGCAGGACTCACCATTCATCTGCCGAACCCAGAACTCCTGAGTGTCGCCACCAATCGCAGGCTCGGTGAAGGCCACGCTGCCTTGCCCGCCAGCACGCACCTGAGCCCACAGCTCGGCGTCCTCCAGCGAATCCATGAAACGCTCGACGTTCAGGGCCAGTGAGCACCAGCCGCACGCGCACCCGACCCACTCGGGATCGTTGCCGAAGTGAGGACACCGCTCAGCCCAGGTGTCCATCTGATCCTCCAGCAGACGCTCCAACTCCAGGCCCGCATCGTCCTTGTCGTCACAGCAGATGGCGTCCTCGACCTTCGGCTCCTGGCCGGCCAGGTTCGTTCCCACGTGGTAATGCACTGGTAGTCCCTCTCTTTTCCCTTAGACGACCCGACGGATGACCTTCACGACGACTTCCGCAAGGGCCTGTAGCGGGTGCTCTACGGCTCCTGTAGAACCAAAAGGGCACTCACCGACCTGTTCGGTAAGTGCCCGATGATCCGGCAGGAAGGATGCGAGACTAAGCTCCTCACGGCCCCCGAAACAACGTGATCACAACTAATTCATGCGAGTTGTTCCTCAACCTCAAGAGCGCCCGCGGTCGCGGACACGGCCGTAGGGGCGGTCTCCCTGTCTCCGGACGATGAAGTCAGTTACTGTCCCAGAAATCTATGAGGGCTCCTGGGGACACGATGCTTACCTCGTATCCGCAGCCGCCGGGTAGGCGGGATTCGAACTCTGTGAGGATGGAGGCAGCGACTCCAGCCGGGTAGTTGATGGGGATTCGGATGCTTCGCAACATCTGTTCGGCGGCCTGATCGTGCGTGATGCCGGCGCCAACGCCAACACTCACGACCAGCAAGCCTGTCTCTTCGTACGCCCTGCCGCATTCATGCCTTCCGGCAGGCCAACGCTGTTGCCCTGCGCGGTACCAGCGCGACGTGCTGAACAAGCGGGCCGGGAAGACAGAACCGTCCTGGGAGCGCACTTTGTAAAGCGCGCCCGTGACGAGAAGGACTCTGAGACTGCGGTCATCTGTCATGTCGTACCTATTCCGCACTCTGGATGCCGTGCAGGCGGCGTGCGACGTCCGTATGCTCGCGGTCCCAGCACTTCAGCAACCAGTAAGCAGCAGGGCCTGCGTTGAGAGGAAGCCACTCGCTGCGCTTCTGCACGAACTCGTCCCACTGCCAGTGCTTGCCGGCGAGCCCGTAGCGACGAGCGAAGTGCGCGAACCACACCTTGGTCGACCCGTTGTGCACCAGGTTGTACAGCTCCTGGTGCCGCGGCTCGGTCCACCCCTCCACGTCGATCCGGTCATGAACGAGGGCGCCGTGGAAACCCTCGCGAAGGCCCTCGTAGAAGTACTGCACGGTGGCACCCCAAACCGTTCGCACATGTCGCTCCGCCGGGATGACGTGCCGGTTGCGACCGAGGTCCAGGACCACGCGATGCTCAGGCGTCACCTCCATGACGTCGCCACAGATGCTGGCCAGCCCCCAAGGCTCCTTCAACTTCTTAGTCATCCACTGGGCCTGATAGATGACGGTGGCTGAGCGATACGTCCGCTCAAGCCCATCAATCACCGTGCGCACTAACCGGTCAGGTGTAGCCAGCGGAAGCGTACGGACGTAGGTACCTCGATCGTCGTCAAAGATTCCCAAACGCCGCGGAGTACCATCTCGGTTCTCCAATGTCCGTACCTCATACCGTGGGTGTATCTTCCGCTCAGGCGGAGACAGAATCACAGCGTTGTTCTCCGTTCTTACTTATCGATGGGTCGGGTGAAGAGGTAGACCGGGCGCTCGTGCGGTTCAAAACCCTCCAGGCGTCGGCCGTAGTGCTTCGTGTTGGTGTGCTCCTGGAGGCACGCCCACATCCCGATTTCCGGGCTCGGAGCTATGCCGATCGTCTGGTTTCCCACACGGGCGTCGTATCGGCCGTCGTCGCGCTTCTGGAGGTAGCCGATGCCGGCGCCGGTGCCACGTGTGTTGAGGTCCACGAGGAAGTCACCGTTGTCCAGCGGCATGGCGTCGATGAGCACGCCGGTCTCCGGGATGAGGGAGGGCTGGACCTGGTATGTCTGCGTCGTACCAAAGCGCTGGGAGATGCGGTTCATGCCCTCGCACTCGCAGCCGTTGGTCACGCAGCAGCCGCACTGCGACATGTCGATGGCCCGCTCGTCTGACACAGGAACCCGTCGGCCGATCGGGCGGCTGCGAACTGACTGAGTCGGCGGCGCGTACCTGTACAACGCCGAGGCTGCATGCTCCTTGGAAGCGAATCCGGGCATGTCAGTGGCCGATGCGGCACCGCTCTTTCTCCAGTCGGCGACCCAGTCGCTGCCTTCGCTCTCGTAGACGGACCCCAGATACTGATCGCTGGTGTAGTGGGGAGCACGGGCCCACACGTGGAAGCGGCTAGAGCTTCGGTCGAAGCGGATGAATATGAATTCCGGTTCAGGCATGACTGCTCCTACTCGTAGATGCGGGTCTGAAGCTTGATGCGGCTGATGGCGCCGAACGCATCGCAGATGGCGCCGGTGGTCTCCGCCCACCCCCGCAAGCCCGGTACGTAGAGGACTTCGCTGATCCCGCCCTCGGGGGTGTAGAGGATGACCAGCTCGCGGGCGGAAACGTCCGCGTGGCCGGGCGTCCAGGTGGCGAAGTACGGCGATCCGTACTGATTGACTCTCCCGTGAAAACGGAAGACGGCCTGGTTGTAGGGGTCGAGGTCGGGGTTGACGAGGACCGGTTCGGGGCGGCCACGGTTGGGCAGCTTTACGGCTCCGAACCGGCGGTCGAGCAGGCTGTGCTGTACGGCGTACTCGCGATCCCGGAAGGTGAAGTACGCGCCGTACGTCGCCTCGCCGACCACCCGCCAGTCCTCGATGTGCATGCCGAGATAGTCGACGGCGTAGTCCCGCCACAGACGTGCGGACTCCAGGGCCCATTCCTCGGTAGAGGCACCGTCGAACTCGCGCGGCTTGAGCAGCACGGTGATGGATTCCGGGCGTCCCTTGCATCCGTTCGTCTGGAATCGGAACCACAGCAGGCTGCCGGCCGTGCCGCAGTCGTAGCACCGGGCTTCATGCTCGGGGTCCTTGACCAGGCGGTGCCCCTCGATGATGCCGATGAACGCGCTCTCCGACATGTGTACGTGGAAACGCACGAGCCGGGCCCTGAACGCTGGGCGCCGGGCGTAGGACTCGCCGCAGGGCTTGCACACCGGGTCGCGGAACGGCTCCCGGGACTCCTCGTCGGTGCGGATCGATCCGATCAGCAAGTGCGTCGCGGTGCCCTGGCACGGTTCGTCGCCGGGGCCGACGGTGGACTGAACGGTGGAACAGCGCATGTTGATGTCTCCCAGGGGCAGGAATATCGGGGTGTCGGAAATTGCCGTTGCGTCCGTTCCCAGTCGAGGTCTTCGACGCTGTGCCAGGTACGGGAAGTCAGTGCCGGGTCGAGGCTCGGCTGGACGTCCCACGTGATGTAGACGTTCAGGTCGGATATGCCGCGTCCGGTGATTGCACCCTTGGCGCCTTTGGAATGCGGCGAGCTGGAAACGACCCGTCGATCCCAGGGGAAGTTGTCCGGATCGATTGTGATGCTCATGCGGCGGCATCCAGCCAGTAGGTGTTGTAGCCGTACTCAAACCGGATGGGACCGGTCGCCTGGATCACCAGCTCGACCGCGCCGTGCCGATCGACGGTGACGCCTCGGGTCAAATGCGCCTTCGCGTTCAACTCGGTGCGGCGCAGGAAGCCCAGCAGCGCGTACTTCGCCTCGTGGAACGGCAACAGGATGGTGTGGCCGCCGCCCGGATTTCGGTGGCCAGCGTCGGACTCGCGCCAGCCGGCCGCGAGGTGCGGTGCGCCGGGGATCTCAGGACCGGCCAGATGCCGGTCGATCGCCTCACCCACACACTGCTCGAAAATGCGGTCCCAGACGAACGTGTCGTGGGACATCTCGACATACGCCTTCAGCGCGGCGTCGGCATTGTCCGTGGACCTGGGGCTGGCGAAGCGCTTGGAGTAGTCCCACGCTCCGCAGATGAAACCATCGTTCATGCTCTGTCCTGGGTACATGCGGCCGACGATCCACTCAGTGGTCCCGGTGTGGTCGTTCTTGCGGGTGCCGAGAAACTGGCCGTAGTACCTATCGTCGTAGTGCTTCTGTCGGGCCTGGTGGACGACCGTCCAGCCTTCAACCCCGATGGTGTCGCCGACCCTCATACGGTGCCCTCCGTGAGCGTGGGGTTGAGCTGGGCGTGCTCGGTCATGAAGCTGGTGCCGCACGGCTCACACACCGGCTTTGGAATCCTGCCGATCACCAGCGGGTCGCAGGGGTCGGTCTCCAGCTTGTGCGTGGCCCAGTCGAAGCAGCCGATCGCAGAGCACCGCGGCGCAGTCAGTTCCCGCACCTGCCGGGTGGCGTAGCTGATGCTGACCCGCACGAGTCGGCCCCCGCGGGTGGGCTGACAGATCAGGCGGCCGGTGGCGTAACCGATGTCGCCGTACTCCTGGTCGACCTGCTCGTAACCGAGCACGCGGTGGTGGTGGCCAAGGAGGCGGAATAGGGTGCCGGGCTCGATACCGCAGGCACTCGTCCAACAGTCGGTGGCGTAGTAGGCCACCGTCCGGTCCGGGATCTCCCGCGGCGAGCGGTATGTGCCCTCGATACCGGCGCCGGCGACCAGGTTGGAGACATCGCCCAGAAGTCGACCGGCGGCGTCGATGACCTCCACGGCGTACGGCATTTTGCGGCACGCGCGGATTTCGGCTGCGTCCTCGGGGTCGAACTCCCACCAGGGCATGGCGTCCGGCTCGTCCGGGCGCATGATGCGGACTCGGATTTCAGGCAGCGAGCTGCGCATTCTGCTTCTCCTTGATCAGACTCACGGCCGGGTAGTCGTAGGTGTCGGCCGGGTTGCGGTACTTGGAGCGCTTCTGCTCGATCTTTGCGATGCGACCTGACCAGGCCCCGACGTGGCGCAGGCAGAAGAGGTATCGGGTGAGGGACTCCCAGTTGTGCGGGTCGATCGTCGGGCTCAATGCCTGCCAGTAGAGGCGCCACAGTCGGGCCAGTTCCTCGCACTGGGACCAGCCGTGCGACAGGTGGATGTGGCCGCCGGGGAAGTGCACGTAAATCCGGCACCCACAATTCAGCGCGTAGGTTCCGGTCTGGAACCCGAGCCTGTCAGCCTTGATGTCACCCACGCTGGCTCTCCTCTTTGCTCGTTTCGATGAATTCGGGCTCGTCACCCTCGGGCAGGTATCCGCTTCCGACGACGTCCGTCCAGGAGTAGCCGCCTGGCCCCCGGGCGGTGTCGATGAAGAGACGGTCCGGGTTGAAGGGCAGACGTAGGCTGCCGCGCACGCGTACCGAGTGACCGGACCCGTTGAGCTGGTCAAGCACGAGCAGCTCCGGGTCGGTCCACTGCACCGTGATCTCAGGCGCTTCGGTCCACGACAGCTTGCGGACGGCCTCGTAGACCGGCTTGATGTCGCCGCGCCACAGGACGTACAGGTCACCGCCGTAGCTGGCGTGTGCGACCAGTTCCCTCAGTGCGCCGACGTTGTCCCAGAAGTCGATGCCGGCCGCGGTGCCGAGCGTTCGTGCTGCGTCCTCGGTCTCCTTCTCGGAGAAACGCCACGGATCCGGTGCCGCCTCGGCGTCGAGCCGGTAGCGGAAGAGTTTCGATCCGGTCCCGCGCATCAGCTCGCTGATCGGGTCTGACTCGTCGCGCTCTTCGATCGCTTGGACTATTCGATCCAGAACGTCGTGCTCCTCCAGGAAGTCCCGTGCATTCTGATCCAGCAGGTCATGCAGCACATATTTCACGCCCTGCCATCGGTTCTCGTCCCACCAGTCCAGGTCCAACGCCTCCTCTCCGGCAAACAGCTTCCGAATCTGTTCGTCTGTGAGGCAGTCACCGCGCTCGATGTGGACCAGTACGTATTTCTCATCGAGGCGCGATATCACCAGATCCGCCGCAGCCTGCGCGAGATCGGGTAACAGGATGTCGGTCACATACTTCCCTCTCTGTTTTCAGGGCCGAAATGTTTAGTGCCCGGTGCGGGAATCGAACCCGCTGGATACTGCATGGGGGAACAGCACCCACTACTCGTCGACCGGGCGTGCCTTTCAGATTTCCCAGCCGATTTGGCCCTTCACCTGGGCCTGATGCGAGTGCTTGCTGTCGGCTGGCACGGTCGTGCCGCAGGTGTCACAGACGAACAGGTGCTTCTCCCATGGCTGTTCGCAGTAGAAGCACGATTCGTTGTCGTACCTAGGCGTGGGCGACAGCACGATGCGCTGCGGGTTTCCCTCGGCGTGCACGGTGGCGTAGTCGTGCGGGAACATCGCGGCGGCCTGGCGGACGTTGTCCTCCGTGATGAACTCCGGGTGCGAGAGCCCCCACCGCCGCAGTTCGCCGGCGATCTGCTTGGCCAGGGCTCGGGGCAACTCGTGCTCGCCGCGGACCCACCCGGTCAGCACGGCCTCGCTTGGCGACTTCTCACCGAGGACCAGCCACTTCCCGCACTTGTAGCCGGTGCACCGCTCGTCAGAGATGACCCTAAGCTCTCCGTCCGGCAGCTCGGTCAGCTCGGTCTCGCACATCTCCTCCATGACCGGCTTGGGGAAGTCGCCGGAGTCGTAGGAGCGCTCGTCGTCGAAATCGATGCCGAGGTTCTTCGCCGCGCGACGGACCGCGTCCTCGTGCGGCTTACCCCGCTGCACCTTGATGCCGTTCGCGCGCATCGCTTTCAGCGTGCAGCTCGGGCACAGGTTCTCGGCTTGGTAGCTGTAGCCGACGATGCTCATCTCAATCCCGCTTGCTCTCGTTGGCCGGCGCGGCTGCTGTGCCGCCCGCGCGGGGCAGAGGAAGGTTCAGTCGCGCAGCCTCGCGCTCGGCCAACGCCACTCCGGACGCGTACTTGCCGTCCTCCCAGGTGCGCGGGTCCACGTGCTCCTTGAGCGTGTGCAGAGAACCGTGTTCCTGGGTCAGGGCGAACGGCCAGGTGTGCGCGATGCCGATCACCTGCTCGCGCTCGATCACCAGTACGTCACCGTCACGGATCTCATCGCGGCACTGGACGGCGCCGTACGCTTCGCCTGTGCTGTAGAAGGTCCACACCTTCGGCTCGTTGTTCTCGCTGCTCATCAGTACGCCCCAATTCCAGATTCTTGTTCGTGCACTTCAGGCAGAGGTGCTGGCCGTCTTCGTCCTCTAAAAGTGCGTGGGGTATTCAAGCCCAGTCGCCTGGAGTGAGTTCCGTGCCGACCTCGACGTCGTATGACGACCAGCGGACTACCGTGTCACGGTCGCCGACGATGTTGTAGAGGCTCTGCTTTCGCCGACCGCTATCCGGGTACTCGTGGTACTCCTCGGCGTACTCACGAGCCATTTCGATGGCGGGGAACGGAATCTCGACTGGTCGGCCGTGCTCATGGTGTGAGGTCGAAGTTCCGACGATCGGCATGATGCGAAACCGCTCACCTTCCGGTGGCATCTGACCTTCGAAGAGCCAACCATCGGTCGTGTACCAACCACTGCCGGCCTTGCCGTAGTACTCCTCTTCAGCCGCCGCGCGTGTTTCATACGTGGTGAGCGTCGCCTTACGCCACTCGCGCTTGGGGTGGCGGCAGGAGTCCGACCAGCCGGGGGTGCGCACGTAGTACGGCTTCGACCGCGGCACATAACCGGGCTCTGTCTTCTCGCAGCACGGCTCCAGGATGCAGACCGTGAATAACGACGGTCGACTCATTCGTCCCTCGACGTCCTCGTAGAGTTGTGTACTGTCGTTCCGCTCAGTCATACGTGTTCCTTTGCTCGCTGACGGACACTAGCCGTCGAGATCAGGGAGCGCACTAAGGGAGCAACCAATTCCTACTAGTTGCTCCCCAAGCGCTTCTGGGCATGAAAAACCCCGGCTGTTGAGACCGGGGCGATGTCGTACCTATGCGTAGCTGTAGCGCAGGCGAGCGTCAGATATCTCGAATATCTGGTTCAGTCGCTGTGCCGGCTATCTATGCCTTGGAGATCCAGTCGGAATGCCAGCGGTCCTCGCGCGTCCGGCCGTCGGGGAACTTGACCTCGACGCGCCACTCCCACGTCCACAGCGGCGGCAGCTCGTAGTGTCTCTGCATCGAACGCCGCTTCCACTCGACCGACGTCACCTCGGCCGTCCAGAGGCTGTAGCCGTCCGGCATGGCAGAGACCGTGTCCCCGACCTGGACCGGCTGTCGTGTGGGCTTGGGCGCCTCATACGCACCGCGCTCCAACCAGTCCAGTACAGGCACCGGTTTGCCGGTCACGGCCTGAAGAAATACCTCGCGAACCGTGCGCGGGCCGTCGAGACCATGATTCAAGGTGCGCCGGGTGCGGGCGGCAACACGCAGCGGGTTGCCTGCCCGGTCGGGCACCTCATAGATCCAAACCTCGTCGTTCATGCTGTTTACGACCGTGCCGCGGATGCGAATGTTCGCCTCGGCTCCGGTCATGTTCTCTGTCGAGAAGGCATCCTCTGCCGGTATCTCGAACCGTGTCACCTCGTGATCCACTGTCTTCCCCTTTCTATGAGAACTGGCGCGCACGGGTTGTCGTACGGGCCTTTCGGAATGTCCCGGGGCGTCCGGATAATCTGGGCCGGTCCGGTGACCTTCGCAGTACGCGGTTGAAAGCCAACGCTTGATCGCCCAGCGCTCCCAGTCCTCCCACCAGGCAGCGAGCTTTCCGCAGCCCATCTGATAACAGAGGACTTCGCCGTTCGGTCCCCGGTTGGCGTGGACCACGTGGCTTTTCGTCGGTCGCCCCACGGATCAGGCGGCCTTGAGTCGGCAGTTCTCCAGGTCGTCCATCGAGCTGACGTGCCACGGCGCGGCGACGTAGCCGGGCAGCCTGCGGACGGCCGCACCCTGGAGCGCCATGCAGTAGCGATACGCCTCGGACTTCTCCCACTCCGGGTGCTCGCAGGACTGGTATTCGTAGCAGGACAGTGCCGAGAGCACTGCCACCGGATCGAACGACATGTGCAGCCTTCGGTAGACGTAGGGCTGCTCCCACTCCTTCTCGGCGTAGCGGTGATTGACCGAACGCCGGTTCTCCGCCCAGAGCATTGCGCCGACGTAGCCTGCTGACTTGTCGGTCAACTCCCGGAAGAGGTTCCCATAGGTGTTGATCGCACCATCGCCCCACGGAGCTCCCTCCTGGAACACCCCCTGCTTCTCCTCGTCCGTCAGCTCACGGACCAGCCAACGGAGCGAGTCGCCGGGGTGGACGAACTGGAGCCCAGCGTTGACCAGCAGGTCAATGTGCGTCTTGCCAACCTCGAATGCGGGCACTTTCGCCTCCTAAATTGCACGGAAGATTGCGGTTGAATCCCTGCCGCCCCAGATGCCGGCCGATACGTAGTCCGCCCATGCGCAGATCGCGCACAGCCATGGACACTAGCCGTCGAGATCAGGCAGTGCACCAAGGGAGCAACCAATTCCTATTAGTTGCTCCCCAAAGCGCTTCTGGCATGAAAAAACCCCGGCTAGTGAAACCGGGGCGACGTCGTACCTAGGGATGGCTGTAGCTCAAGCGAGCGTCAGCTATTGCGATGATTTTCGGGACCAGGTACATGTAGCACCTAGCCGGCGGACCGGTGAGGAATCGAACCTCTACCCTCGTGACGACGGGCAACCGCTTCGGCCCAGCGCTTACGGCGCTACTCGTTCCAGACCTCACAGGGATAGCATCTCTGCTCCACATCCCTGATGTTCTTGGTCAGACTCCTCGGATGGTGTAGACGACCGCGGCGATGCGGATGTAGTTCTGGTCCAGGCCCTCATCATCCCGCAGTGCCTGAGCGCGAGTCTCCAGCTCGTCAGGGTCACCGTCGGAGTCGAGGCAACGCCAGGCCCCGGTTTCCGGCGCCCAGACGAGGAGCTGGTGGACTACGCCGGCCGCGTCAGCCTCACCAGGCTTGTGGTCCAGGACAATGTTCACCGCGTGGTCGTCCCGACTCTGATCGGTCCCAGCTCCCCGCTCGAAGCCCCCGACCGCCGTGTGCTGCCTTGCTATCGCCATAGGACAGCAGGTGGTGGTAGCAAGGCGGCACAGAGCATCGTCGGGGGCGTTGATCGCTGCCACGACGGCGCGGAGGGTGTTGGGGAAAGTGCGGTCGTATTTCGTCACTGCGAGACCCAGCGCGCGGGCAAGAGTGGCACCAAAGCGCATATCGAACGCGTCGATCTGGTTGGCCGAACTGTCGAGGATGAAGACGTGAGACCATATCGGCGGTCGCAGTTGGTCAATCTGTTCCAGATATGGCACAGCCAGCTTCAAGATGCCTTCCCGTTCCAGCTGCGACTTGCCGGCCAGCGCGTGGAGGGCGTGCCGGATGTGTGCCTGGTTGGTGGTTCGGATCATTAGTCAGGTCCCTCCCGTGTCCAACCACCGGACCCTACTGTCCGTGCGGCTCGATTTGGGGGACGGACGACGCTTCCACATCGTCCGTCCGACCAGACAAACCCACTCCAATCAAATCGTGGTCATGAATGCGCTGACGGTAGCTATACAGGCCGCGATGTCCTCGGCAAGAGTCATACCGTCCGCGCCCTGGTAGATGAAGGTGCAGACCTCCGGAAGCTCAGGATCGGGCAGGTGGGCGATCACCAAGGGGCCAATGTGCTCATCGACGGGTTCATGCACGCTGAAATGCGGGTCGGTGACGTAGAGAACGCTGCCGTCGCTGAGATCGATGACCACGACGGAGTACAGAACGTCGGTGTAGTGAAGGCGGGGAGCGTATCCGGCCTCCTGAAATGCGCTGATAATGGTGTCGGAGACACGGGACTTGTCATTGACGTTGTCTCGTTCGGACATGATCAGGCGTTGCCTTCCTTGCGAGGGTCGGATGCGTAGTAGGAGTAAAGGGCCGGCCCCGACGTCACACCGCAGATCATCCGCACCTCCATGCGGTCATGCAAGAAGGCGAAGCTGACGTTGAGGCCCCGCATGTACTCCTTGATGTCCGCAACTGTGACCGGGACCGTGAGGGAGTTGGTGATCGCTATCTTCGACGTAACGTGCGTCGTGGCGTAGCGGAATGTCGAAGGGAACATTTTCACTCCTTAGGGATAGGTGAATGGTTGGCTGAGTGCCCGGCGGCGGATTGCGCACCGCTACACCCTGTAAATCTCGGGCCGGGACCAAAGTGCAAGGCGTGCTTGACCTCTCTGTTCTTATGGGAAGGGTCATCGATCAAGACACGCATGTGCAGGTGGGTTGGTGCCCAGACAAGTTGCGTCGCGGAAGACTCCCGTAGTCCGCCCTGCACTTCGTTCTCGTGCCGTCCAGTCCTCCCAGCCCGCTAAGCCTGGGGAGTACGGAATCTCAGGTAACCCGGCCGTCGCCCATACACGCCCCGAATGCTGACGCGCGGTACTTCCCGGACCCTTGAAACGCTCTAGGACCTTATACACGTTTTATTTTTCGACGGTTGCTGTACACCTACCCCTGCCCTATTACCCATCGGGTTTCGAGCGCTAGGGGCGGCTATGCGTGCTCGCTTACTCCGGCTCAGGCTGAAATTTGGTTGCCTTACCTTCGTCGCTCGCGGCACGTTTCCACCGTCGGCAGTTCCGTTTGTCATCACGGAACAGACTTTCTCTGTTAAGCGTCAGTAGTAACGTCTCACGACGGACCACGGACTATGTCAAGTAACAGCGCCATGCGTCATATCCGCAGCACGTCAGCTTTTGCCTATCGAGCGCGCTAGGTACAAAGGTGGCCTAGCTACGTCTAGCCGATAGGGACGGATAGCCTGATCCGTCGTGGTCCCACTGATCACGGATTCATGCTTCGCATTTCCCAGAACTGCACAGTACGCACCGCATGACTACGAGGGCGACTTACTTAACCCCTACTCACGATGCGCCATGTCCTTTCGGACTCTGGAATACACGCATGGTTCCCGAAGGAACAGCGTTCCGAAATAACGCCATGGATGTGCCCGATATCGCTGGACACGGTTTGCCTTTGGTGCACCCAAAAGTACGGGCGCAAGTAGGCGTCATTCCGGCACGCTGTTGAGTTCTCAAAGTCCCGCCTTGGGTCAAGCCCTTGACGGCTAACGCTGACCAGGCTAGTGAAGCTGTGGTCAGTTGGTGCATAAGGCGAACCGCTTGCCGACCGTAAGGGCTCGGTGCCTTTCCGCCTGGCTCACCCTACCAGACCGACCCAAGCTGTGAAGCTGTGGTCAGTTGGTCGGTGACGCCCCCTTTCAGTTCGCGCCGTGGAGGCCGCTTGCTGATCGGTGGCCCGACTCTACCACACCGACACGAGCTGTGAGGCTGTGGTCAGTGCAGCAATTGAGTCACCCTTTCCGGCGCCTCCGTCGGGGAGTTCGCCCGCTCCGTGCGGGTTACTCGCCCCTTTGGTTCGCGCCTTCCTGGGTGTTCCTCCGCTCCGCCGTGGTGGCCGGTGCGGTGGAACGACGGCAACACTAGGGAGAGTGCCCCGTCGTGTCAACCCGTGGTCAGTTGCGCGATGTCGAGTGACGCCAAAACCCCTGCTCTCACACGGAAATCCGGGGTTGGGGATGGCGCCTCAAGTGGCCCGTAGTGCCGCCTGAAAGCACCCGTGCGGCGCCGTGAGTCGCAACGCCGCCCCTGCTGGCCATCGATGGCTATGCGCGCACCCAGGCCCTTTGGGGGGCCTTGGCGCTCCACGTCGCGTGGTTGCCGACTGATGCCCCACCGGCGGGTGGCCGGCCCCCCGAAACCTGACTGGCAGTCAGTTGATCACAGGCGAGGCTGCCATAGCTGTGCGTGAGGTGGGGGTGGGCGACTGATCCTGAGTGGTCTACCTCGGTACGCGATTGAACGACCATGCCGCTACGCCTACGGTGCGTGAAAGGTCGGCGCGCGAAAGATTTCGGGGGTAGGGGGGAAAGTGTCCCTCTACCTCTACCTATACCCATAGAGAGGGAGTGCGGCCCGTGCCGGTGCCCGGTGCCCCACTGGTCGCGCTGTGTGTGTAGTTGCTCCCCGTGATGTCTGATGGTCCGTTCGCTAGGGGTGATGCCTAGCTGACGATCTTTCAGGTACGGCAGTATCAGCGACTTTCCGTGACTGAGGGCACCCTTACCTGAAAGCCTGTCAGTTTCGCTGTGTGTAGTCACCTCTCGTGGCCATTCGTGAGCGCGCTAGCACGAAGCGTAGGAACTGAAGGGGCGTCAGCTTGACACGGGGGAGTGGTGCGGCTAGCCCGTTCCGTGAACTATCTCCAAACCCTGGTTTGGTGGCAGTCATACGCGATGTAAGCGGGCATTGCTGGCTTTCCGGCTAAGGCAACTGACGTTGCGTCACCTAGTGATGTGTGCCACTAAGGCTGACCTAAGGTTGCACAAAGTCACCCCCCACCCTTAAACGATCTTGCCGAGCGAGGCCCCCCTGACCTCTCCCGCAGCGGGCGGTTCTACGCAGCGAGGCAGTATCGGCACGCTCCGTCAGTAATGCGCAGGGTGACGTCCGCGCAAACGATTGCGGTAACAGAAAGCTGCCGACGGCCCGTCAGTTATCGCTGCCCTGTGATCGGGGTGGAAAGTCAAGAACTACTTTCTGCGACGACAAACTGAGGGGCAGTCAGGTCAACGGAAAGTCGCTGAAAGCGTTTTGGGGAGCCGTAGGCTGCGGTCATGGCGGATCAAGAAGTCGCCGACCAGCAGGCGGTCGAGGCCCTGGAGGAGCGGCGCCGGCAGAGCGCACAGGCCCACGCCGACTGGCTCGCGCGCAGACCGAGCTGGCACGACTGGGGCCCCCGGCAGGCCACCGACCCGCGGAAGCGGCGGGCCATGGAGGGTACGGGGAGGTACGCCGATGGGCGCCGTGACGTCTGAGATGCGGGCGGAGATCGAGGCCCAACAGGAGCAGCGGCTGCTGCCTTGCTCGGAAACCCCGTTCCGCTCGGTGCCGGCTTGGGCGCAGTACGCTCCGGCTATGAGTGACACCGCGGACTGGCCAACCACCACGACTGAAAAGATCCTCGCAGAAGTCGAAGGAGGCGCAGCTTGGAGGGCACGCCACGAGGAGATCGTGGGACGCCTGGCAGACTCGATCGACTCGGCTTGCGATGCCATCTACGAGCTGCTCTTGAGGGGCCACACGGATGCCGACCGGACAACGACCGCTGCCCTGATGGCCCCCCAGCTCGTCAGGAACGTCGTGGAGGCAAGGCTCGCTGATCAGGTGTCGCGGCTGTCGGCAGCAGCCCGCGGCGAGTTGTCGAAGCAGTAGACAGCACAAAGGCCCGGCCGCACACGGCCGGGCCTTCAGCATGTGCAGTTACTGCGGGGTGTACTTGGCGAAGAAGTGCTGGGCGGCCTCGCGCTGGAACGTGTCCAGCTTGTGCGTCGGCTGGCCGGCCAGTTGCAGGATGTCCCACACGAACGGCGGGACGTCGAACCTCCTGCTGGGCGGCGTTCGGTCGATGATCTTTTGGCCGAGCTGGAGCAGCTCCTTGGGGTACTCCATGCGCCGGTTGATGACGGCCTGGTCCCACCCGTGCTTGGGCGCTTCTTCCACCAGCCAGTCGATGAACGCCGCGGCGTCTAAGGGCCTTTCGTGTGCTTCAGACATAGCTATCGAGTACTCCTGTCGGGGATCGATCAGCGTGCACGGCTAGCCTTCGGGCAGAACACATCCCCTACGGTTGCTCAACGTGTTCTTCCGCCACTGCTTGATCCTCTTCATCCGTCCGCTCCGGCAGTCGATCGAGCAGTTCAGCCATGGCGGCACCGAGAACGTGTAGCCGGTCCCAACGGTGCTCGCAGTGCTGAACGACGGCCCAGTGCAACTTCCTCAGAGCCGCCGAGTGCTCTTTACCCCGGCACATGGCCGTGCGTCCCAGGTTGAGAAGTGCGGGGTGCAGACGGCGGTAGTCCCACTTTTGGACGTGCTGGTGCAGGCGTCCCCCTATGCGCACATCAAACTGCGTCATCTCCGTCCTGGTCGGCGTCGGCCACAGGTGTGTGATGACACCCCGCACGCCGTCGACCAGTTCCGCGTCGGCTCGGGCCGTGTCGTCTGCCAGGCAGGTGGCGAGCACGGACTGGGCGGCCACATGGCCGGCCAGCAGGTGTACTCCCACGTAGGAGGCCAGGTTGCCGCAGAGCCCCACCGCACAGCCCTTCCTATGCGCTAGTGCGGCCAGGGCGTCGTATCGCGGCTCTTCGAACGTGCCATGCGCGTGGTTATCACCAGCGAGGGCCATGGTCAGCAGCGTGGTACCGGTCCAGTACCCGTCTAAGAGCTGCCCTCCCGGCTGGCCTGGATGAAGCCGCGGCGAGAGCCTGCTTAGCTGGCCACTCGTCTGTTGGAGACGGAAGATGTCGACGCCCATTTTCTAGGCTCCCTGGTCGTCGGGTGCACGGATCTCGTCCACATCCCGCTCGCCCAGCAGAGCCGTCAGGTGCTGCCGCACGACCTCGTCCTCGGCGACGGCCCGCACCAGGCCGGGCGACAGGGGCTCGTCGGTCCCGTCCGCAGTCCCGGACTCGGCCGGCTGCGGGACGCCCCCGCAGATTTCTCGCCGGGCTCGGTCCAGAAGCTGCTCCATCTCCGCCTGAAGTTCGTCGCGCCGCCGGGCGAGACCGGCGATGCGGATGGCGGTCCGGTCGGCCTCCTCGCTGCCGTGGACGTAGCGCCCCTCCTCCCACGCGGCGGCGTAGCGCTCGCCCAGGACAGCGTTCTTCGTCGCGGTGGTTTCGGCCTTCGAGCGGCGCTCGGCTTCGGCGACCAGGTCGGGATCGAGGTCGGCGATGGCGTCATCGCCGCGGAGCCGGAACTGGGTGAGTTGCGCGGCGACAACGTCCAGGTGCTGAGCCACCGTCTGTGCGTATGGGGAGTCGCCTCCGGAGCGCTGGATGCGGCCCTCGTCGAGGTAGCTCGTGCCCGCCCGCAAGCCAGCCGCCTGACGACGTGCACGCGCCGCCAGCTCCTGGATCTCAGCATCTCCGCCGGGGCCAGGCACCTTGCGCACCGAGTCCGCGATGCCGTGGAGGGCCAAGGCTACCGTGCGGTCGTTCGTCCGCTCGGCCTTCGTGGCTTTGCCCGCGGCCTGCTGCCGCAGTCGATCGGCTTGCGCATCGAGCACGTGGGCGTACAGCAGCATGTCGGGGAAGTGGTCTTCAGTGACCTCCGGCAGGTCTGCGCCGGCGACCTGGATGCGGTCGATCGTTGTCCCCGCGATGCCGGTTGCGCGGTGGATCACGGCCCGGCCGGCCATCCCCTCCTCCTTGAAAGCCCTGAGGGCCCCGCGGATCAGCGGATCACGACGGTCGCTTACCGCGGCAGCGTCGTCTGCGTAGCGAAGGCACGCGTCATAGGCGGCGTCAGCGTCAGGGAAGTAGAGCGCGGGATCTCCGCTCCACTCCTGCAACGAAGTGTTGTCCATGCTCGGCGACGCTAGCAGAGGAGTAGCGCGCGCTACAGTAAAATGGTAGCGATCGCTACTATGTGCGGGCGGTGGAGTCAGGGGTCGGATGGCCGGCCCCGTCCAGTCGCCGCTCCCTCGGGTGTCTGGGACCGGTGGGAGCAGACCGCACGCCGTCTCCAGGAGTTCCGCGCCGTGCCGTCAAAGAGCCCCCGTCCTGGGGGCGGAGGCTCTTCGTGCGTGCCGGGGTATCAGACTGACTGCTGTTGCTTCTGGCGCTTCTCTCCGCGGATCTCCTTGAGCATCCGGATCGCCGGCATGGTCAGGCCCACGAAGAGGAACGCGATGGAGAGGCCGGCGAGTGCGGGGGAGACCTTTTCTTCGAGCTTGAGGTCCCAGGCCGAGCCCATGGTGTAGGCGATGAGGTAGCCGCCGCGGCTGATGGTGTAGGCGACGCCGAGGATGGCGGCGACGGTCGAGAAAGAGAATCCGAGGACGACGCCGGAAAGCGGCGGGTAGATGCCTCGTGCGGTCTTGGCGCACATGAAGGCCAGCTCGCAGCTGGTGATGAACGTGTAGCCAAGGTAGAGCAGCAGGTACACGCGCACCTGTGCGTTGTCGGCCTGGGCGGTGATGAACTCGACGCCGGGCTTGGTGGCGCTGATCCAGACCGGGACCATGGCGGCGAGGACGGCGACCGCGAGCACGATCCGCTGGTAGATGGCTCTGCGGAGATAGTCCGTGGAGTAGGCGATGTCCACCATGCAGATCTGGAGCGAGAGGCACCAGAGGACGGCGCAGATATGTGCCAGCAACTTGGCCAGGTTGTCGACGCCGGTGAGATCTTCGGTGGCTTCGGCGATGGCGGGGATGGCAAAGAAGACCCCTACGGTGCATACGCCGAAAGCAAAGGTGATCGCCCGGTTCGTGACGTTTGGTGCGCGGCGGGCTCGGTAGTAGCAAAGCGCGGTGACAATGGCCCCGAGCGCAGTTACGGAGCCGAATATCGCGCCGTCGAGCGGTGTAGCGGTGCTGTTCATTGAGCGGGCTTGCGACCTTCCAGAGAATCCGCGGCGTACCTCGCCGCTTGCTTCATAGTCCGCTTTCGGCGACGCGGAGCGGTATCGGATTCTGGACTCGGATCGGTTTCGATCTCTTCCAGCGGTACGGCCGGCGCGAGGCCGAGCTGCTCCCTGCGCTCCTGGAGGTGCTGGACCAGGGCGTCGAGGTCGTCGAGGGGCAAGCCATCGAGATGTCGGAGGACGTCGCGGGCTCGCGGGCTGTGCTGGATGACGGTGAGGGCCTGGATGTCGTCCCAGCCGGGCAGGAGGAACGGTGCCGGAGCGTCGAGGACCGTGGCGAGCTGTTCGACGGTGGTCAGGGTGGGGTTGGTGTCTTCGCCCTTGCGCAGGTTCGCCAGCGACTGCACAGAGCCGCCTCGCGCGTGGCCGGGCAGGCTTCTGATTGCTTCTGACAGGGCGCGGGTGGAGATCGGCTTGCCGTCGGGTCCTGGGCGGCGTTTGAGCAGGTGAGCCAGCTTGGCCGTGAAGGTCAGCATCGGACTCCTGGTCGACTGACGAGGATGTCAGTCCTCCTCGATACCTTCACAAGATCCCCCTGGCTCGCTCACTCGTGTTCCGCTGAACACTTTAGTTGACACTGCTGCCACGGCCCGTAGATGATCCGGGCGTGGTCGTATGGCGTGATCTATCGCCAGTGGCCTGTATGTCGGTTGTGTGCCCTCTCGTCGAACCGGGGGGAGGGGTCGTTCAGCGCCAGGGGGGAGTCATGGGAGAAAAACGTGAGGAACGTTCGCATTTTTTCCGTGACCTGGGGTTGGGGTTGGGGGAGTCTGCTGGCTGGTGCGGCTGGCCGGCAGGCCGAAGTTCGCGAGGAGAGGCGTGATGGACGGTGTCAGCATGGGGGCGGCGAAGGTCCCTCAGCTTGTGGAGAGCAAGGTCGTAGGTGACAAGGCGCCAAGGCAGCCTCAGGGAGGCGGCCGGAAGTCACGACCGGAGCCGATGGTCGAGTTGAGTCTGTGCTCCGTCGAGGCCGAGCTGGCGTACGTGTGTGGCAAGCTCCCGGCGGACGGGTACCGAATGAACACCGTCACGGGCGAAGTGACCGTACTCGTGCCTGAACGTGATCTTGAGGACATGCTCGGAATGAAACAGACGTTCGGAGATGCGCTCGATGCGGCATGACGCAGCGCTGTGAGCAGGGCCTTTGGTTGCCCCTTCCGGCTCGGTGGGCAACCGAGGGGTCCTGCTTCCGTTCTATGTGACACCTTGCCTGCCGTACTGGATTTGTGCAGGAGCACATTTGTTGGGTATCAACTGCACATCACTTGTACTGTTGTTTCCAGGACAGGCGCCCGTCGGAAGGTTGCTGAGTCAGCGAGCCCCAGAGTCGCCGTCTGGTCGGAGAGGTTGAGGACGATGGCACTGAGGAAGACCTGCAAAGCCGAACTGCCAGGCGGTGGCATCTGCGGCAAGCCTGTCGTCGGGCGCGTGAATGTCCTCAACATGAACCACAGCGTGGTGCGAAGCGTCTGGCGCTGTGGCCCTTGCGGTATCGCACTGGAGCAGGCGTTTTTGGCCCTGGCCCCGGACGGAGAAGAGGGCGAGCCTCTGCGTGCGACGCTCTACCGAGATGAGGTAGGGGTCCTGGCGAGCAGTGAAGATATCCGGGAGTGGCTGGAGCGAGTCTTCAAGAAGAGCCCGAAGCAGTTCTCCGTCAAGGAGAGGCAGCTCATCAAGGACATGCTCAAGGCGGAGGGGAAGGCTACGTCGGGAGCGCGCCGCGGCCGAGTCCCCAAGGACTTGATCAACGCGTGGAAGACCTTGCGCCCCCGTCTTGACGAGGCAGGGAACTGGCAGGAGACATCCGCGGCCGAGGCGCGAGCGGGGCTGCGTGATGTGCTCGTGGCTGCGCCGGAGAGGCTCTCGGCGGAGGAGCGGAGGATGATCATGGACCTGCCTAGCGCCGGAGCCTTGGACCCGAAGGCAATGCTGCTGTGGGGACGGCTGGAGTCCCAGCGCCAGCAGGTCGAGCAGCCCTCCTGAGCCACTGGACCGTCCGGGCCTCGCTCCACTGGAGTGGGGCCCGTTTTTCGTAGCTCAACAAGAGCACATCAGTTGCAGTGCAGGTGCACGAAAGTTATTGTGCTCTTGTTGCTACTGGTTGGTCGGCCGTGTGGGGCTGAGGACGGCTCGGGCTCACCGCCCGTCGATCTAGGGGCGGAGGGGTGCGTGGACACCACAGTGCCGGTGAAGAAGAAGGCGGCGCGGGCCGTAGCGGAGTGGCTGGGCTCGAAGGGGGAGGGCACCCGGAAGGAGTACCAGCGGGACATCGACCGGTACGTGGAGTACTGCGTGGGGCGCGGAGTCAACCCGCTGAAAGCCAAACCCGACAACGTCCGCGGATTCCTGGACGTGCTGCGGGTCGAGTACCGCCTCAAGGCACGTACCCGCCTCAGGGCCTACAAGGCGCTCAGCTCGTTCTACAGCTACGCCGCCGACTGGGACTTCCTGAAGAAGGGGCGCCCCAACCCGATGCGGTACGTCGATCCACCAAAAATCGACGACGACGAGCCCCGGCTGGGCATGACGATGGAGGAAGCCGTCGCCTTTCTGCGCGAGGCATTCTTCACCTCCACCCGGCTCTACGCCCTGGTGACCACACTCCTGCTGCTGGGCCTGCGGATCAGCGAGCTGCTCACGGCCGACATCGAGGACATAGGCATCGTCCACGGGCAGCGGGTCCTATGGGTGCAGCGCAAAGGCAAGCAGTCGAAGACGGCAATGCCCTTACCCGATATGGCATTTGCCGCTCTGGTCGTCTACATCGGTGATCGGCGCTCCGGCCCGATTTTCATCACCAGAACCGGCCGGCGGCTGAACCGCCACGGCGCCTACGACACCATCACGCGCCTCGCCCGCCGCGCTGGCGTACCGCACGTCCACCCGCACCTGATCCGGGCGACCACCACCACCCTGCTGCTCGGGCTGGGCCAGGCCCTGGAGCGCGTCCAGGTCGTCATGGGACACAGCGACCCGAAGACCACGATCGCCTACAACAAGGTTCTGGAGAGGCTGCTCTACAGCCCGATCCACGTACTTGAAATCGCCCTGAAGGGAAGGGTCGATGAATCTCCACTCCCCGCGCTATCGCGTGATTTCAACGCCGCGGTCCACCGCGATCCAGGCGAGCTGCGCCTGCTCCTGGACACAGCAGCTTGATGTACGCGGCGGCAGTCAGGTACAGGCGTACCTCGCCTATGCCGACCACCTGCGAGACGAGGCCGCCGCAGCTTCTCGGGGTAGACGAACTGACGACATAGACGACAGGAGAGCCGCATGACGTATGAACCCATGGCAATGGTCCGCGAGTTCCACGATGCTTTCGGCGTCGACCGCGAGACCGATGTGCCCTCGTCACAGCGGCCGGCGCTCGTCGAGCTGCGCCAGCGGCTCATCAAGGAGGAATGCCGGGAAGCTGCCGTGGAGCTGACTCGTCTGAGCCGACGCATCCAGTGGCCCCGATCAGGACGCTCGGCGCGGATCGCGCTGGCCAAGGAACTCGCCGACATCCTCTACGTCGTCTACGGCACCGCGGACGTCCTCAGCATCCCGCTGGAGGAGGTCTTCGAAGAAGTGCACCGCAGCAACATGAGCAAGCTGGGGCTCGACGGCCACCCCGTCCGGCGCCACGATGGCAAGGTGCTGAAAGGGCCGGGTTACCGTGAGGCTGATGTCGAAGCGATCGTTTTTCGGGATGAGGAGCGGAGGCGTGCTGCATGAAGCAGATTAAGCGGTTGGACCTATACACGAGCTACGCCGCGGCGGCGGATGACCTGCACGCATGGGCGAAGCGCGTCAAGGACTTGGGTATGACGCCTCGCTACGGCGTGCGTATCGGCAAGAAAGTTTTCGTGCGGAATCGGTGGCGGTACCCCATATACCTCTGCGATGAACAGCCGGATGAGATGCCCCGCCTCATTAAGCGCAGTGCCTAATTGACTAACCTTGCCAGCCCCTGTTCTCTGTGGAGCAGGGGCTCTTTGCTACCTGCCTCCGCTGGCGACTCCTTAAAATCGTGCTGTACACCTCAGCTCGTAAGGAGCCGTCATGGCGAAGAAGTATGCCAAGCCGAAGCCGCTCCCGCGGGCGGGAAAGAACTTCGAGAGCGCGAGTCCCTACACCAAGCGGGTCATTGACCGGCTTGGTGCTCAGTCCCGTAAGAACGCCAGCCCGAAGATGAAGGCCCGGCTGGACGCCTTTGAGGACAGCGGGGACGCATCGGCGCTGCTCACCTTCGCCACCTACCCGGACCACACGGTGAACCCGCGCCGGCCGCGCACGGTGGCTGCTGGGTACGACTACAAGACACACACGTTGCGACTCCAGTTCCGCAATGGCGAGGACGGCCGCGGCTCCCCCGGCGGGCCGGTGTACGAGTACTACCGCGTGTCCGAGAACCAGTGGAGGCATGTACGCAAGGCCACCTCGGAGGGCCGGTACATCAACTCCACCCTGAACGGCCACCCCTACCGCCGGATCGCCTAGGAGTCCCATGTCGCCCGAGATACTTGCCGCCTTCTTCGGTGGCGGTGGCATCGCGTCCCTGGCAACCTGGGCCACCGTGTGGCAGGCCCGCCGGTCGGCCGTTCAGCAGGAGCAGCGCGACCTCCGGCAGGAACAGGAAAACGCGCTCAACCAACTGCGGCGCTACGTGCGTGAGCTGGAGGAGCTGCTGCGCTTCTACCGCGAAAGCAGCATTGACTACTCCGTGCAGCTCCGCTCTCACGGTATCGAGCCGCAGACGACGGCGCGTATGCCATCTTCGCTGCTGAACCAGGAATAACAGCTTGGTCATGGCTCCAGCTAGCTTGCGGGGCATGACCAATTTCTTCTGTCGCATAGTCGGCGTGAATCGGGGGCAGAGGCCCTTCTTCACCACCTGGACCCAGGAAATGTCAGCGCCCTACCGGCGCAGCGACAGGACGTACGTCGTCCGCGTCGGCTTCCTCAAAGGTATTGCCGTCGGTCGGTACAACCGAATGCTGGCCGGCGAAGACGCCGCGATGCTGTCTGTCTTCCGGATGGAGGGCGCAGACGGTGGAGCCTGAGGAGGTCTACGAGATCATCACGGACACGGTGCGGCACATGGTCGCCGAGGCCGCAGTCGACATCGACGACGAGTGGCAGCTCCTCCAGATCCTGGGGGTGGAGCAGTGAAGCGAACCCGGAAGCGTCTACGGGAACTGCTCAACCGCCTGCGGGAACAGGTGCCTGGCCAGCGCCTCCAGGATCGCGTGGCCAGTCGCAGCGCGGCTTTGCCGACGCCGGATGTCGTCGAATGGGCCGACCAGGGCGTCACCCAGCTCTCCCGCGCCGTCAGCGAGCTGCGCAGGGCGGTGGACCAGGAGCAGCTCGACCAGGCCGTGGAGGGCCTGGTCGTGGTCGCTGCGACGGTAGAAGAGCTAACGCGTCGAGCTACCGGCCGGCGGTGACGCTGGAGATGTCCAGGCCGCGGTACAGGGCGTCAGCCAAGGCACCCTGATACATGCCGGTGTGAAGGCGGGGCCAGGGCACGAAACCGGTGGCCAGACACCCGACGGTGCCCCACGCGGCATACAGAGGTTGGGACATGGAGCGGGCCACGTACTCGGCGGCTGACTGGGACCGCGCCGCGGGGTCCTCCAGCATGGTGAGTGCCATGGCGCGTGCGATCAGGCGCCCGGTGCGCAGACTGACGACCAGGTAGAGGGGGGACGCCGCCAGGGCGGTGTAGACGCCGATCATCATGACGACACGAGCGCCGCTGCCTTCCTCGCCGCCGCCGGCGAGTGCGCCGATGAACCCGAAGGCGAACATGCCGAGGACGAGCACGTAGGAGAGCCGGGCCAGGGTCAGACGGGCGGGGGAGTAGGGGGAGTACTGCCGGGCCTGCTGCTCGGCGTCGCGACGTCTCCGGGCGACGGCCTCTGGGCCCTGCTCCTGTAAGTCCCGCCAGTAGTCGGCCTCCTTGGCGCCGATCTGCACCGCGGCTGACGCCCAGCTCGCTCTCTGAAGGTCGTCCATGGCCCCTCCCCGATCCCCTAGACACCCGAGTGTGTTCGGGCAGAATACCCCGCCGCATCCACACGGTCAGGTAATAACCGTCGCGCGCCAGTTGACCCGGTGCCGGCGGGCTGGCAGTAACTCTTTTTCTGGGCTCGCTCATAGCCTCAATTCCGGAAATCTGGAATTGAGGAGCGGGTCTTATGGGCATAGCCGTCGAAGAGCAGGACGAGTTGGCTGGCTATGTTCCTGAGACGTTCCAGAATGAGGTCAGCCAGGAAACCGTAGACCAGATCATCGACAAGATGCTGCTGGTGGTCGACGAGCTGTCCGGTCACCCGCTGAGGCACTACCAGGAGCCGCTGGCACGGCGAATCCTTGAGTCGATGATTCTCGGCGATGCCAAGACCATCACGTCCTGCATGGCCCGGCAGTCCGGCAAGACCGAGACCATTGTGAACACCATCGCGGCAGCGATGATCATGTTCCCGAAGCTCGCCCGAATCTTTCCCACCCTCATGGGCCGCTTCGCAGAGGGTGTATGGGTGGGAGCTTTCGCACCGGTCGACGACATGGCGGACAACCTGTATTCCCGGTTCGTCACCCGGCTCACGTCGGAGCGCGCCCAGGAAATCATGCAGGACCCCGAAGTCGACGACAAGGTCACAGGCAAGGGGCGCGAACTCAAGCTGGTCAAGTCCGGCTCCCTGGTGCGCAAACAGACGTGTCATCCGCGGGCACAGATCGAAGGCCGTACCTACCACGTCGTGTTGGTCGACGAGGCACAGGTCGCCGACGAGCGGGTCATCAACAAGTCGATCTCTCCGATGCTTTCCAGCACCCGAGGCACAATGGTGCTCACAGGAACACCCACGTATTCCAAGGGCATCTTCTACAAGATCATCCAGCAGAACAAGCGGATGGCCAACAAGCGGGGACAGCGGCAGAACCACTTCGAGGCCACCTGGAAAGACGTCGCCAAGGCTCATCCGGACTATGGCATCTACATCGAGGCCGAGAAGCTCAAGATCGGTGAGGACAGCGACGAATTCAAGCTGAGCTACAGGCTCATCTGGATGCTCGACCGCGGAATGCTCACCACCGGGGAAAAGTTCGAGGCGCTGTGCGACAGCTCCATGCAGGTGGTCAAGGCGTGGAATCACACCCCGGTCCTCGTGGGCATCGACCCAGCCCGGAAGCAGGACTCCACCATCGTCACCGTGACCTGGATCGACTGGGACCATCCCGATGAGTTCGGTACGTACGAGCACCGCGTCCTCAACTGGCTCGACTTGAGTGGGCTGGAGTGGGAGGAGCAGTACTACCGCATCGTCGACTGGCTCTCCGCGTACAACATCTGGGCCATCTGCATCGACGTCGGCGGTGTCGGCGACGTGGTCGCATCCCGCCTCAAGGTGCTCATGCCCCACGTCGAAATCGTGGAATGCAACTCCGACCTCGGCGCTCAGTCGAAGCGATGGAAGCACCTCATGGAGTTGATGCGGCAGGGCAAGATCGCCTGGCCGGGGCATTCGAAGGCTCGGCGCCTCAAGGTCTGGCAGCGGTTCCAGACGCAGATGGAAGACGCGGAGCTGCGCTTCCAGGGTCCAAACGTGATCGTCGAAGCACCCGACGAAACCGGCGCGCACGACGACTACGTGGACTCGCTCGCCCTGTCGGTATGGGCGTCGGCGGAGATGTCCATGCCGGAAATCCAGACGCAAGACAATTTCTTCTACCGATGAAGAAACGTTTCTGCGGATAATCCAAGAACCCGCAATCTTGGAGGACGCATGACCACACCGCCCGAGCCCACCGTCGAAGAACTCAAGCGTCGGATCGCCGAACTCACGGCAGAGAACACTCAACTGAAGACCGACAAGACCAAGCTGGCCGCGGAACGCGACAAGGCGCTGCTCGGATGGCGGCCGACCGACTTCTACGACCTCCAGGGCCGGGCGGCCGACGACCCGTTCCTCACCCGGAGCTGGCAGGCCCTGACGCCGGACACCCGGCCGCCGGCCTACCCCACGGTCTTCACCGGCACCTTCAACGGCACTCAGGCAGGCCCCACCCCGGCGATCACCTTCACCTGGAAGAAGCCCGCCGCCGGCGCCCCCGCTTCCTACGAGCTTCAGCGGCACGAGGGCGAGATCGACGTGAACCCGTCCGACCCCAGCCGGGTCTTCCTCTTCCAGCTCCCCGGCGACCTCACCACCTACAAGCTCGACCTCACCGGCCACAAGATCCGCGCAAGGCAGTACCGCTTCACCCTGACCGCCATCGACGCGAGCGGGCGCCGGTCGACGCCGGCCATCGCCGTCGTGGCGGCCTGAGCCGATGGGCTTCCCCTACGAGCACCCGCCGCGCGGCTGGGAGACCGAGCCCTGGTGGATACCCGGCTGGACGGCACAACGTCCCCTCGACCGCGACCAGGTCCCGCCAGACAGGCCCCGATTCCCTGAGCACATCGACCAGGTGAGGCTCGGGGCGACGTACCTGTGGGGGAGCGAGGCAGAGGTCTACCGGGCCAGCGTCCTGGTCCGCGCAGCAGCACCTCTGGTCGACACCGTCACCGGCACCCGCGTCCTGCCGCACACCACCCGTATCCCGATCCGCGGTGGCCAGCTCGCCCTCACCCTGCCCGCATCCACCGGACCGACCCTGGCGGCGCCCTTCTCCTACTCGGTGTGGGAGGTCATGCCGGGCGGCCGACGCTTCATGATCCGGGTGCCGGCCGGAGTGGGCGAGACGGTGCAGCAGCTGCACGCCCTGGAGGTCGACGAGCCCTACCAGCCCATCCCGGTACCGCGGCTGACCAGCCGCAACTACAACTGGATCTACCAGTAAGAGCCGCGAGGCCGGACCGTAAACTGCTGCGCATGAGGAGCATTCGTGTAGCAGCACCCGGCGACGGCCTGGCCGTCGCTCGCCTCATGTCGTACGTCGCGAACGACGAAGTGCGGCCTGACTCCCCGATGATTCGAGCGATCGAGAAGCGCGGGGGCGTCGTGCCGGTGCGCTACGGCCAGGTGGCTTGCCTGGTAGCTGAGGTCGAAGGGGAAGTCGTCGGGATGGTGCACACCGCTCCTCCGGTTGACTGGCTGGCGACCTTCCCCAAGAACCGCGCACGGGCCCTGGCGCAGCGCATCCTCCAAATCGAGCTGCTGGCGGTGGACCCCGAGCACCGCGGCCAAGGAGTGGGACAGGCGCTTCTTGAGTCCGCGGAGAACCGGCTGCTCGATCAGCGCGGACACTTGGTCTATGCGAAGGTCCGTGCCGGTGACTATCCGGTGATGCGTTGGTACCGGCGCCGTGGCTACACCATCGCCGCGCAGGGCCAATCAGTTCTCATAAATACGACGCAGGGCCTTACCGGAATCGAGGACTGCGGAGATGGCTACCAACTAGCCGCGAAAGCCGTGCAACCCGGCACCAAAATCGAGCGGTTCCAGGACCAGGGGAGCGAGCACCTTATCGCTGCCCGCAGTGCGTGACCTAACAGCGTTTATAGCTGCGGCTGGACCATGGGAGAAGTGCACTCTCATGAATGAGGTACCGATATGCCTTCCAGCCCGCTCGCCCCCGTCCCGCACAACCCGGAACGGGGCCGCCCCGAATACACTGCCAAGACCGGCTCCAACACTGCCCGCAAGGGCCGCCTCCGCTTCGAGGAGGGCGTCGGCACCGACACGGACGTACCGCGCGACTTCGGCGTTGGCGTCCTCTCCGGGTACGAGACCGCTCCCGGACGCCCGAATCACAACAAGGTCATCTGGAAGAAGCCGGCGGAGGAGACGCTGAAGGCTCGGGCGCATGTCGGGTCCGCTTCCTGGCCCGAGGCTCCTGAGTTCCTCCAGCCTTTCGCCGACGGCGCTGGCTCCGGCGCGGAGCTGAAATTCCAGATGGCTGTGAGGGATGGCGGTCACCAGTTCCGGCGCAACTACGCCAAGGTCACCGAGTAGCCGCGGCGCACAGAAATCCTCTCAGCTACCGTTCTCTGCGGAGCCGCTGAGAGGATTTCTGTGTAATTCGCAGTCGTGCTCCGAGGGTCGCCTCCTGCACGTAGCAGCATTGGAGGTGATGCCGGATGTCCGTCGCGTTCTACCCCCCGAGTATGCGCGCCGCCTCGTCAGACCTTGCCATATCCATCTCCCCTCTGGGGCTGGTTGAGCTGTCTGACGAGGAGTAGCTCCGCTTGAGTTTGAAATACACGGCCAGCGGTTGAGCCGGTATTCCACCAACTGGGCCTTCTACCTTGGCTACCACCACAGCTACCGTCGCGAAGCCGGTGAAACCCAGAACGCGATCAACTACACCGGCGCGCTCGCCCGGTACATCAACCACTTCGTGCTCGGCCGCGGCATCCACTTCGAGACGAAGAAGAAGTACGACCACATCATCCCAGCCCTGCTGCGTCGCGCATGGGAAGAGGACAACGACAAAAAGAGCCTCCTCTACGAGATCGGCGAGCACAGCGGCGTCACCGGGGACGCCTTCGTCAAGGTGGCGTACGAGAAGCCCTACCAGGACAAGGCCGGCCGCAACCACCCCGGTCGCGTACGCATCCTCCCGCTGTCGAGCGCCCACGTGTTCCCGGAGTTCCACCCCCATTCGCGCGACAAGCTCCAGCGCGTGAAAATCAAGTACAAGTTTTTCGGCACCAACACCGATGGAACGCGTCAGACCTACGTCTACACCGAGATCCTCACAGACGACCGGATCGCGGAGTACATCAACGACGACCTGGTGGACGAGCGCGACAATCCACTCGGGGTCATACCGGTCGTCCATATCAAGAACATCGCCGTGAGCGGTTCCCCATGGGGACTGAGCGACGTCAATGATGTCATCCCGCTGAACCGTGAGTACAACAACATCACGAACGACATCGCCGACATCATCGCGTACCACGCAGCCCCCGTCACTGTGGTGCAGGGGGCCAAAGCGACCAACCTTGAGAAGTCGCCCAAGAAGGTTTGGTCGGGCCTTCCCAAGGACTCCAAGGTGTACAACCTTGAGTCTGCCGTGAATCTCCAGGGGCCTTTGGAGTACCTGGCGATCCTCAAGAACTCCATGCACGAGCTGAGTGGCGTCCCCGAAACCGCTCTGGGTAAGACGCAGCCGGTCAGCAACACCAGCGGCGTTGCCCTCGCCATTCAGCACATGCCGCTGGTTCAGCGTGCCACCTTGAAGCAGATGCAGTACTCCATCGGGTTCAAGCGGATCAACGAGCTGGTTCTGCTGACACTGTACGTCCACGAGCCGAAGACGCTGATATACGACCCCGAATCCGAGGGCATCAAGAAGGACGACTCGCAGCCCGATGTCATCGACATCCAGGACCCCGAGGCATACCAGGCCGACGTGGTCTGGCCCAGCCCCCTGCCCGTCGACAACATCGTCAAGCTCAACGAAATCCAGCTCAAGATGGCCCTCGGCCTGGAGAGTAAGCGCTCTGCCCTCAACGAACTTGGCGAGGAGTTCGCCGACGAGAAGCTCGCTGAGATCGAGGAAGAGCAGAAGCAAGACGCTGTCGCCCAGGGAGCGCTGGACTTTATCAAGGCGAGCATCGACGCGGGTATTTTGAACGCCGTGGGAATGCCGCCGCAGGAATCCCATGCCGACAAGAAAACCACGCCGACGACAACCTCGGGGAAGGGCACCCCCGAATCGTCCGGCATGGCTCTGAAGCTCGGAATGGACACCAAGAAGATATTCGATCAGGTCGTCACGAAGGCGCACGGCACGAAATTGCCTCAGCGCTCCGTCGCCGCCGACACCACCGTAAGGACAGACAATGCCGACTGAAACTGAGACGCAGCAGCAGCCGACCGCTACGCCCCCTGCCGCGCCGCCGGCCGCTCCGGCTGAGACCCCTCCGACCGCCGCGCCGCCGACCACGGAGCAGCCGGCCACGACCACCAGCTCGAAGTCGACAGAGCAGGAAAGCCTCCTGCCGCGGCTGGAGTCCCAGCAGGAGGTGCTCGACCGCCTCCAGGCCGACCTGGACGCCCGCGAGGCTGAGCGGAAGGCCAAGGAGGAGGAAGAGGCAGAGGCCGCCGCCAAGGCCGCTGAGGAGAACGAGAAGCAGCGTCGTTCGACGCTCTCGGCCAAGGCCCTGCTTGCAGAGAAGGAGGCCGAATGGGAGGCGAAGCTGGCCGACCTTCAGCGTCAAATCGCTGAACGTGACGCGTTGGCGGCGAAGGAGAAGGAGTACGTCGAGCTTCAGCAGTACCAGGCGCAGGCCCTGGCCGCGGCGGCGGACGAGATAGCCCCCGAGCTGCACGACCTCGTCAAGGGCGGCAGCCGCGAGGAGATCGACGCCTCTGTAGCCGCGATGAAGCAGAAGTCCGCCGCGATCGTTGCCAGCCTCCAGGCCGCGCAGACGCAGGCCCGCGCCGCCATGCGTGGTACTGCCCCGACGGGTTATGGGATTGGGCCGGAGGGAGCGATGGGGGACGTGACCACGCTGACCCCTGAACAGATCGCTGACATGCCTATGTCCGAGTACGCGGCGTGGCGCATGAAGCAGGGACGGCCGGGCGCTCCGCGTCCACAGAACCGCGGCTTCATTAACTGATGTGAGGCCATGAGACCCCCGATTCACCATCGTGCAGTCGGGGGTTTTCTGTTGGGCAGTAACACTATTCCTGGTTGGTGAAGAGACTGGGGAGCAACGGCAAAAGTACGTACCGGCTTTCTGGTGCGTACGACCGCGGTCCCTGTCGTCACACCAGAAGGAATGCACATGCCCTCTGCTATCACCGGTACGGGGATGCTGTCCCCGACTCCGACCGCCTATCCAGGCACCAATACGCAGCTCACTCCGGCGATTCAGACCATCTGGTCGAAGGAGATCCTGTTCCAGTCCATGCCGATCCTCAGGTTCGAGCAGTTCGCGGTCTGACTTGGCCGCCTGCCGGAGTGATCTGGCAGTGATAATTCCGAGAATTGCTGGGATATCCTGCAAGACTCCAGCGCCACAGCGTAGCGGGAAACCGCAAGCGCGAAGGCTTGAAAAGCTGGAGGTAGGGACAATCAGCAGCCGAGCCCGCCTGGTGCAATCCGACGGGAAGGTTCAGAGACTATGTACGGGACACCCCACGCGGGTGAAGATATAGTCCGAACTGCGCGGAGACGCGTAGAGGCTGGCAGAAATGACCAGCCCGCCCTGGGATATTCCGGGGAGGTAACAGATTGCAAGAAGACTGAACTCGGGGTGGCCCCCGGACTTTCGATCAACTTCCTACGCTATAACAATCTGGAAGGTGCCAAGCAGCTCGTCGAAGGCGTCCGCATGGAAACTCAGGCGCTCTCGGCGTCTCAGTTCTCCATTACCGTCGCTGAACATGGGGCTGCCGTGGCCGTGTCGGAACTCCTGCTCAATGCGTCCTTCGACGACGTTATGGCGAGCGCCTCGCGGCTCCTCGGCCGCAACATGGCCATGTACCTGGATGGCCAGTGTCGATCAGTTCTCCTGGGCGCTACCAGCGTGCTGTACGGGTACGACAAGTTCGGCGCTAACGCCGTCTCGACTGATGGCAAGCCGGGTAACCCGATCACGCGCCTGAGCCCCTATGACAAGGGAGTGCCGGCGACCGGGCGGGACGCTCTGACCGAGCACTACCTAACGTCCGCGGTCATCAAAGACGGCGTGGAGACACTCGCGGCGAAGAACATTCCCCGCATTTCCGATACCTATGTGTGCTTCATACACCCACATCAGAGCCGCTGGCTTCGGGAAGACCCGAGTTGGATTGAAGCGACCAAATACGCGGCGCCAGGGAATTTCTCAATTGGGGAAATCGGTAGGATCGATGACGTGATCTTCGTGGAATCCACGCAGGTCCGCCCGATCGCGAACTCGACGAATAAGAAGGTCTACCAGGCGACCATGATCGGTGACAATGCGTACGGTCATGCGATCAGCCTTCCGGTGGAACTCCGCGACGGCGGTGTGCTCGATTTCGGTTTCTCTGCGAAGCGTCAGGACAGCTTCGCTCTGGCCGCCTGACGGAGCAATCCGTCAGTGAAAACCCCGAGAATTGCTGGGACATTCTGCAAGACTCCAGCGCCACAGCGTAGCGGGAAACCGCAAGCGCGAAGGCTTGAAAAGCTGGAGGTAGGGACAATCAGCAGCCGAGCCCGCCTGGCACAGGCCGACGGGAAGGTTCACAGACTAGGCACGGGGAGCCCCACGAGGGCTAAGGGATAGTCGGGTCTGCATGGAGACATGCAGAGGCTGGCAGAAATGACCAGCCCGCCCTGGGAAATCCGGGGAGGTAACAGAGCGCGTGAGCACGCACTTGCTTGGTACAGCATCTACGGAATGGGGATGATTACGGATCAGTCCGTGGTCACCCTGGAGACCAACTGAACGAAGACCCCCGGCGAGAGAATTCGCCGGGGGTCTCGTCTCTGCACCCAGAATCACGAAGTGTCGAATCGGGTACGCAGTCCTTCTGGGCTAACCGAGACCTCAATCTGGTTCCATTCGGGCCATCCGAGGTCGGCGTACCGGCGGCGCTCGCGTTGGCCGCGGAGCTTCATGAAGAGCAGGCCGTCGTGCAACCTCCCCTGGGCAGAGCCGCGGCCGTCACAGACGAGCCGGAGCAGGCCGTCACAGCCAAATGGTGTGTCGATCGGCGTGATGATCACTGTGCCTTCGTGGGCTTGGTGCAGCCACGCTTGTGGCACCTCCCGTACGGCCGCGGTGGAGATGATGCGGTCGTACGGGCCCCGATCCGCGTAGCCCTCTTCACCGTCTCCGGCCACGACGAGTGGGTGAAGGTCGAGTTGGTGCAGCTTGTCTCTCGCGGTTTGTGCGAGGCCCTCGTCGATCTCGATGCTGACTACGTTGCTCGCGCCGGCCCGGTGACACAGGAGGGCAGTGCTGTAGCCGGTGCCCGTACCGATCTCCAGCACCTGGCCCCCTGGCTGAGGCGCCAGGTAGTGGAGCATGTCGACGACGACGGCAGGGCAGGAGATCGAGGAGGTGAATATGTCTGCCTCGGTGACCTCGTCGCCAGGATGTACGCGACCGTCGGCGATCTGCGTGACGAGGAGCTGCTTCGAGCGGTAGACGGCCTGCAACCACTCCCGCGGCTGTTCAGCCCGATTCAGAACTGCGACTCTGTCCTCCTCCTCGATCCACACCTGAGCCGGCACGAAGTGTTCTCGTGGGACGTCGAGGAACGCTTCACGCAGCCATGGACAGTCGTTGAAGTGTCCGCGCGTGCGTTTGTCGATCCTCTTCGCACAGGCGTTACGTAGTGCCGATGCGTCCGGATCAGCTGTCGTCATCGTCTTGGGTGTCGTCGTCTTGATCGTCTTCGTTCTCGGGTGCCGGGTTCCCGGGGTCGCCGGGGGAGCTGAAGTCTCCGCCTACCTGCCCGTTGCCGTCTCGTCGGTGTCCCACGTCTGCCTCCTCAGCAGCTGAGTGGTGTCAGTGTGCTGAGCCGCAGGGCTTAATCACCAGCTCGCATCATGGCGAAAGGGTGACAGCGGCCGTCAGCTCGCGTACTCCGGCCGCGCGGGGGTGTTGCTGGGCCAGGTCGGTGACGATCTGGCGGATGGCGGGCCGGTCGCGGACTTCGCCGCGCGAGGCCCGTACGGCGTGCAGCAGGGCGTCGGCGGCCGGTTCGGGCTTGGCCATCTGCCACCACGCGCGCGCGAGGTCGGTGTGCATTCGGGCCTTGCGCTCGGGCGTGGGGAACTGACCCTCGCGCAGGTCCGTACCGGCTTCCAGGGCAGCGCCGGCGTCGCCCAGTGCCCAGTGGACGCCGACGGCGTACAGGGCGACGGCCGCCGGGGTCAGCGGGAACAGGCGCTCGGGCGGGGCCTGCTCGGGCAGGAGGCGGCCAGCACGCTGGGCTTCGCCGATCGCGGCCAGGGCCTGACCGCGGTCTCCTGCGCGGGCCGCGCTGTACGCCTGGGTGCAGAGCATCTGGGCGTACGCGGAGGTCTGAGGGCTGTTGGTGAGTCCGGTCGCTTCGACCTGGGCCGCGGCCTGGAGGATCAGGCGTTGGGCGGCGGCGGGCTGGTCCTGGTGACGCAGGACGATGCTCATCTCGCGCGCGGCGGCCGCGGCGGCGAGCGGAGAGCCGGACAGGTCCGCGTAAACGGTGGCGCGGTCGGCGGCCTGCCGGGACTGCTCGTAGCGGCCGATTTTCGTGAGGACTTGGGAGAGCAGGCTGTACGTGGTCGACAGGCGGGCCAGGGCCAGTTCCTGCCGGGAGCGGGCTGCCACGTGCGCGTCACCCAGCAGGCCGGGCAGCACCTCTAGGAGCCGGGCGTGCTGGCCGGCGTCGAACAGGCCGCGGGCGAGGCTCAGGCGCTGGTCGAGGGGGGCTGCGGAGCCGCTGGGATCGGGGACGCCCGCCAGCGCGGCATCGACGCCGATCAGGAACTGCGCGGGGGCCGCGAGTCCGGCGGCGGCGAGCAGGGTACGGCGGCGCATCGGGTCCTCCTCGACTCGTGGACCATCGAGCGCCACCCTAGTGGCCGGTGAGCCGCCGAGGGCGAGCGACGCCGTCAGAACATCCGTCGGGATACCCACCTCTTCGGCGGCGCGTCGCAGCAGACACAGGTCGGAGGGGCAGCGGCGGGCTTCGAGCCGGGAGACCGTGGAGGGCGAGCACCCCAGGCGCCCGCCAAGGTCCTCCTGGCGCCACCCCCGGGCGGTGCGTCCGATCTTGACGAGCCCGCCGGCGTGCCGGGCGGCGACGAGGGAGCGGACCTTGTCGGAGCACCACAGGGTGTCACCGGACATAGCGCCTCCCGTACGCCAGGGGCCGGGGCCCGTTCCACGGTAGTGACTTTCCGTGTGCGCGTCGATGCCGTGTGCAGCATCTGCAAACGGCGTGCACAGCGCGCAAGTTGACCTCCGGCCCGGCCCGCCCGGTGGTGTCGTGGTCGTACGGCCCACGGCGGGCCGGACAGTCGCAGCACGCGGGAGGACACGATGGTGACAGCGATCGAGACCAAGACGCAGGTCCGCGATCCGCGGGACTACGTGACGCGCGAGGTGTGGGACCGGGAGATCCAGCTGCTGATGCGGGATCACCCGGTGGACGAGGTGATGGCCAACCGGCTGTTCGGGGCCGCGGTCTCGTACCTGATCACCGCGATGGAGAAGTGGGGCCAGCACCTGGAGCTGTGCTGCGGCCGCCTCGTCGACCTGGCGGTCCACGTGTTCATCCTGGACACGAAGAACTACCGCGAGTTCTGCCACCGGCACTTCGGCGGCCGGTTCCTGGAACACATCCCGGAGATTGCGTTCAAGTACGACGGCAGTGTGGAGCGCACCGCCAAGGTGATCGCCGCCGCGGGCTTCGAGGTGGACTGGAAGCTGTGGGAGCGCGACTACGCGGCGTGCGGCCCGTGCCGCCCTGGGGAGGAGTGCCACTGACCGCCTGCACACCCTCGGCCCCGGGAGCGCTTGACGGTGTTCCTGGGGCCGAGGGCTGCTCGGGTGACTTCGCGGCAAACCGCCGCAGACGGCCGGGCGGGCCGGTACGGTGCCAGGTCCCGCCGTCCTCCCGAGGAGACGTATGCCCCGCGCGCCACAGACCCCGGCCGAATACTGGGACAAGTACAAGCCGCACCGGGGCGCCGGCCCGCAGCCTCGGCCCGAGACCGGCCGGTTCGAGTGGACCCAGTACCTTGGCCACGGCCCCGGGGCCGAACTCCTCGGCTCCCCCCACCGTGCCCTGGACCTCGGGGCGGCCGAGGGCAAGGAGGCCGCGCACCTTGCCGAGCGCGGCGTCCGGGTGACCGGCGTGGACCTCTCCGCCGTCCAGGTCACCCGCGCCCGCGCCTGGTGGCACGACATCGCGAACCTGGACTTCGTCCACGCCGAGGTGTGCGCCTACCTCTCCGACACCGAGGAGACATACGACGCGATCTACTCGGTGTGGGGCGCGGTCTGGTTCACCGACCCCGAGCAGCTCCTCCCACTCATCGCCGCCCGCCTGGCCCCGGGCGGCACGTTCGTGTTCTCCCAGGCCGAGCCGTCACCAGACGCCTACGGTCCGCAGGCCATGCGGGGCAAGTGGCTGGAAGGCCGCGAGCGCGAGCTGACCGTACCGCGGTGGCAGTACCCGCCCGAGACCTGGGCCGACCACCTCAAGCGAGCTGGCTTCGCCCACGTGAACGCGCGCGTCCTGCCAGCACCGAACGACGAACGGTTGGGCACGCTGCTGGTCGTCTCTCACCGTTAACTCGGCGGCAAGTCCTGTAGGAGTGCGGGGCTAATGCCAACGGTCCTCATCGCGAGGATCGGACTATGCCTTCTTTTTGAGGTGGGCGAGAACAGAATCGGGCGACTGATCATGTTGGTCCTTGTCCTGTTCCCAGAGGTGCATGACCGACGCTGCGGCTTCTGCGAAGTCCGTGGGCAACCCTGCCTCGCGCAGCGACTCGGCGACCTCTTTCATCTCGGGCCCCCAGCGCCAGGCACGCGCGGCGACGCTGGGCAGGTAGTCCCGGCCCGAGAGGATGTCGGTCGGCATGATCCGTGCCTCGGCGGTAAGAAGGTCGCCGACCCCGTGTTCCTCAGCGAGTGCGTGAGCGACTCCGGCCAAGGTGCGGGCCGCCTTCTGGAAGCTGGCGAAACTCATCTTCAGCGCCGAGGCACTGCCGAGTGGGCCGCTCGTGGTCTTCGTGTGAACGGCAGTTCTCTCGAACAGCGACTCGGCCAGGTCGATCGCCGGCTGCGGTCCGGCCAGGTAGAGGCGCGCTGTCCGGCCCTCACTGTTGGGCGGCGGGCCGATGATCGCACCGTCCAGCACCGTGCAGGTTGCGGGGAGAGCCTGGGCGATCTGCATCATGCGTTGCGGGCTGATCGCGTTGGCGTCCAGGTACACGCCGGAGTACGCGTGCTTCGCCGCCGCGGCGGCGACCTCGTCGGCGACTTGCGGAGGGCACACCGAGAGCACCATCTCGCTCGCGGCCAGAGCGTCACCGAGGGAAGACGCGAGGGTGAGGCCGGCTGCCTCGGCGCGTTGGCGTGAACGCTCGCTTCGGCCATGCGGTACCCAGAGCACCCGGTGGCCGGCTCCTACGGCTTGGGCCGCCAGGGCGCTGCCCATGGAACCGGGACTGAGCAGGGTGATGGTGAGCACTATTTGCCTCCGGAGGGGAGTTCGAGCCTCAGTCGCTCTTGGTGGGCGCTGACCGCCTCCTGGAGGCTGATAGCCACCGGTGACGTGGAGCTGGGGTGTCGGTCAAGAATTCTCGTGAAGTGCTCCAGGCGTTTCCGGACGCTGTCCGTACCTCGGCGGGCGCTGACCTGGAGCACGGCGTGCACCTGGGGAGCGGCCCCGTCGAGGTCGCCACGGCCAAGCCGTGCCACGGCCAGGTCCATGCGAGCGAGGGCCATCTCGCCGAGGCGCCGTTGGCCGGGGGGCACGGATTCGAACCTGTTCACGGCCTCGTCCGCAGCAGCTTCAGCGTCGCTCAGGTGTTCACTGCCGCCGAGCCAGAGGTGGGTCGTGCTCGTGTAGAACATTTGCTTTTCGATGGGGAACGCCATCATTCCGCCCGGCAGGTCATCAGCTGCTGTGAGCTGGTCCCGTAGGCGTTCGGCTTCGCGGAGCGAGGCGAGAGCATCGGCGGGCTGGTTGAGCTGGCCGTACGCGCGGGCTTTGATGCTGTGGAGGCGAATGAGGGAAGTGCCCTGTTCAGGGACGAATTCGGCGCCGCCCTCGGCCAGCCGGACCGCGTCCATGGGCCGCCCGTCCCAGTAGGCGATCAGCGCTTGCAGGCCCCGGACCCAGACCCGCAGACCGTTGTGCCGGGCCAGCTCGCCGCACATGAAGGCGGTACGCGCCTGCGTTTCTGCCGCCGGAAATTTGCCCAGGTCGAAGCTGGCATTCGCCAGTACACCGCACAGCACGCCGGCCGCAACGTACAAGTCGTGCGTCATGCCTGGTGGCTGCCGCCCCTCCAGCAGCTCGAAGGCTCGGTCTCGGAGCGCTCGAACTTCGTGGAAGACCGGCCATACGGGCCGGTTCGGGTAAGTCGTCACTATCCGGCGGATGTCGGCCTCCAACTGTTCCATCGTCGTGGGACCGCAGTTGCTGCTCTCCGCCCACGCCGCGAAGTCGGCTGATTCGCTCGCCGCTGCCATCACCACGTCCTCAGATAGGTCCCCATTCCCGCCGTTCGCCTGCGGTTCCCATTCTGGCGAGCTGGTGCCGATGGGAGCGGTCGGGGGGGTGCTCGGTGCAGGAGCGAAGAGGGTTTGAACCGAGGAAGGGCAGAACATCGCCTCCAAGATGCGGCGAGCCTCGTTGCGGGGAAGCCCCTTCATCTCGCCGTGAGCCCATCGCAGGAACTGCCGCTTCTCGATCGTCGCCGTTGCCAGCCCAGCAGGCCCTTCCGTGTCGGCGAGCTGCTGCGCTGTGGCCCGGTAGCGGTCACGGAACACCTCGTACTTCGTCCACTTGCGGTGCTGGATGAGCAACTGAAACAGGGTGATTGGACTCATCGGTGCCACGACTCCCTTTGGTCCTCGTCTGCGGTGCCACCCACGCTAAGGCGCTAACGCGGCGTGCGAACAGCGTTGTTGGCGCCAGTGCCCTAACAAGGGAAGAGAAGACATCAACAAGACATCACAAGGCAGTAGAAGACATCGTTAGGGCACTGGTTAAGACACATCTGCCCGTCCAAACTGCGGCCTCAGCGCCACCGGAAACTGTCGGCGCGTCGCTTCCTCCACCCACCCGCTGCCGTGGCTGACACCGTCAGATTCTGGAGACCAGCAGATGACCAGCGCCCACAGAGACCAGCAACCGTCCAGCCTCCTGCCGCTTACGGTGGCCGAGCGGGGCCTGTACACCCCCTGCACCAGGCTGCTCGTACGGCCGCTGTCCGGGGATGGCAAGGGACTGTCCCTGGACGAGCTCAGGGTGTGTGGCCGGGCGAGCGCGGAGGATGTCTGCCCGTACGTGCACGAGTACGGCGACGCGGCAGAACTGGTCACCTCGGAGCTGGTCACCAACGCCCTGACGCACGGGGCCAGAGGCGACGAGCCGGTGTACGTTGAGTTCCCCTCGTCTCCGTGGTCGTGGAAAATCCGGGTGCTGGACCCGTCCCCGGAGCCGCCCCGGGAAGTCGTTGCGTACGACGACGACACGAGCGGGCGTGGCCTGTTCCTCGTGCACTTCTTCGCTGGCCAGTACGACGGTCACCTGGACGTGGAGATCACCGGTGCTGGCAAGGCCGTCACCTGCACGCTCCCCATCCCCGCACCCAACCGCGTCGCCGATGAGGTGAGCGCGTGATGCTCGGCTTCACCTGGGGGCGCCCCTCAAGGGCTTCTCGCCGGGCTCGGCCCGCGGCCGAGGACCCGAACCGTACGGCGCCGCCGCCTGAGGCCCCGCCGGTGCAGGTCAGCGGGCGTGGCGTCAGCGTCGAGTGGGGCGAGCCGCTGGAGCTGCCCGATGGGGAGCGTCTGCTGACGTGGTGGGTGGGGTACGCGCAGTCGGCCTGCGGGTGGCCGGAGAGCTACCTGGACCGTGACGACGGCAAGGCGCAGCACGTGACGCACGCCGTGGACTGGCTGTACCAGTCGCTGCGTCGGCTCGACGTGTCCGGCGAGCATCCGCTGCACCTGGAGCTGGAGCACTTACGGCAGGCCCGTACCCGGCAGCAGTACGCCGAGCACCTGTCCGGCCGGCGCTCGTCCCTGACCATCAGCGTCGCCACCGGCGACGAGTACCACGTGTTCACGGTGCGGTGCCGCGCCGTCGCCCTCCCGGCCTCCGTCCCGAGCGCTGACACGCCCGAGGCTGTGCTCGTCGGAGGTGCGGTGTGAGGGGGCCGGAGGCGATTCGGCGCGGGCTGTGCTGGCTGGCCTGCAAACCGTCGAGCCCGCGTCCGCTGGTGTGGGCCGGAGTCGCCCGGTCCTGGGGCCAGACCGTGTCGCTGTACTCGTGCGAGCCGTGCCTGCGGCTGTGCATCCAGCGCGCCCTGGCGGGTGTCAGCGACGAACTGTGCTGGCTGTGGTGCGGCCGGCGCGACGTGCCCACCGATCCGGTCGGCGTGTTCGAGGTCGCGGTGCGGACCTGGCGCACCGTGCCCGGCCGGCCGCCGGTTCTGGTCTCGTGCTGGGAGTACCGGGCCACCCTGTACGGCTGCGCGATGTGCACCACCCCGTTCCAGCGTTTCGTCCGCAAGGGCCCGGTGGTGGAGCAACCGCCCGACGCCCTGGGTCCTCACCGCCCCCTCATCTCCCTCTCCGCCCTCGCGGCTGACGCCGCCTGACCTCTTGGAGATCCCTGTGGCTCCCCCCGCCACCTCTCTTCCCGCATCGCTGACCGTCTGTTCGGCTCTGGTCGTGAGCCGCACGCCGGACGGCACCCGGACCGCCCTGCTGGTGCGCACGCGGGACATGCCGAAGGGCCTGTACCGGCTGCCCGTCGGCCAGCCGAACCGCCACGGCATCGTCGATCATTTCGACCTGCGCGACGCCGTACGGTCCGGGACCGGACTGGGCGTCATCGTCGGCCGGGTGCTGGTCAGGGACCAGGTCTCGGGTGCCACCGGCGTCGTCCATCACTACGCGCGGCTGTGCTCGATCGACGGCGAGAACCAGACGGTCCGCCTCGGCGGCGCCCTGGCCGACTACCTGTGGGCCACCGAGGACGACTTGGTCCTGTGCGGGCCCGATCTGTCCCCGGTCGTCAAGGCGGCCCTGCGGGCCCTGAGCGAGGGCACCCGCGCCGAGCTTGCCGACGGCCAGCCTGCCGGCGCCTGCACGGGGGTGTGACGGTGTCCGACCTCCTCACCCTCCCCCAAGCGTGCAAGGCCGATGCCGCACCGCCACGCTACGTCGCCCGGCCCGCCGAGCGGGAAGCCGACGCGCAGAACATGATCCACCTCATCCAGGCCCACCGCGCATGGCGGGACCAGCACGGCGCCGCCGTGAACGAGCCGCCGGTGCCCGCAGTGCTGGGCCTGGTCGGCGAGATCGACCAGTTGGGGCACCCGATGTCGTGGGTGCTGTACGCGGGGGACCGGCTGCGGGCGTGCTATTTGCTGGCGGTCGACTGCGACCAGCGCAGGGTGCAGGCCGCCGACATCCACGTCAACCCCGACGCATCCCGGACGGGCGTCGGCCAGCCCGCGGCGAGGCTCGGCCTCACCCCCAGCACCCCGGTGATCGAGGTGCTGCTTACCTACTGGCTGGTGCACTACGCATTCGACGGCGGCGCGCGCGAAGCAGTCGTCACGATCGGCGACCGCAGCGAACCCTTTCCCCCCGCGCGCATCGCCTGGATGGACCAGACGGTGGACACCCGGATACCCGACGACGCGCACCTGGCCCGCTGCTGGGACCGGCAGCCCCGCCCGCGCGCCTCGCCAGAGTTTCCCCCGCCGGGCTGAGACCGCAGTCCCGGGGGAAGGCGCGGGCCCCGTGACCCGCGCCGGGTACGGCCGGCCGGGACCGGCCGTACCCACCGCCTTCCCTGCCATCGTGCCGCTCCCGCCCTTTCTCCTGCGGGGTGGAACGGCGCGGCGGGGAAGGCGCCGTGCGGCTGCTCTTCTCCGAGCGGAGTTCCGTGAGCAGCCGGGCCGACCGAGGGGGCGGCCTGTCGGCTCGCCGGGCGTTGGGCCTCACCCGGCGAGCCGCCACGGTGCCCCCGCACGCCATGCCCGTACAAGCCCTCCCGGCGGGGCGCTGGTTACCGAGTTGTCCAGCGCCCCGCCGGGAGATGCGGTGCCACGGCACCGCAACCGCGCGGCTCCTCCAGGGGCTGGTCCCCCTTGGAAGTCGGAGCCAGCCCGCACTCCAGCGGCCAGCAAAAGGGGCGGGTGCGCGGGGCCGCCGGGCCCGTCCCGTGGAGCCCGGCGGCCACACAATCCACTCCGGCCGTGGAGACAGCGGGTCCTGCGGCCGGAGTGCACGACCGATCCACGTCCGAAGTCCAACGCAGGCAGAGAGATGCTCACCAACACCACCGCCTCACCCCGTCTTCCTGGACACCGCGTGCACCAGGAGCCACGAGAGAAATCCGTCGTCCCGTACATCGCGCTGCGCGTCGGTGAAAGCCCGGTCGCCAAGCAATTGGACCTGGAACTGCGCGGCGGCCCCGGCACGTGGGGGCTGGCCTACGCCGATGAGGTCCCCGACGACCGCGACAGCCACGATGTCCTGTGGCAGCGCTATCACGAGACCCGCGACTGTGCGGGCAGGGTGACCGGCGCCCCGGTGGCCGGACGAGTGCACCCCGGCCGGCTCCGGGAGACGGTGAGCCGCCTTACCTGCCCGGTTTGCAACCACCCCGCCGACAAGACCGACGACGGTTACCTCTTCCTGGTGCCGCGCGCCAAGAGCCGCATCGAAGCACCGCTGACCACGTGGCCCCCGGTGTGCCGGGAACACGCCACCGTCCACGCCCGCGACCGCCCCGACCTGCGGGACGGGTACACCGCGATTCGGTCGGCCGACCCCACTCTGCACGGCGTGCGTGGACGCCAGTACCGCCGCGCCGGCACCGCCTTCGAGGTCGCCAGGCGCGATGCCCGCATGCCCTACGGGCACGCCCAACAGCGCTGGATCGTCGCTTATCGGCTCGTCCGCAGGCTGACACACCCGACCGTCGCGATCGAGGCCGCCGACGCCGCCCGGTGACCCGCGCCGCACGGCAGCGGCCTCACCGCCCTTCCGACCACAGCCTCCAAGGAGTGCTTCGTGCCCCTTCGCACCCGGTATGACCAGTTGACGGCCACTGAGGCCCGGTGTCTGACCTACCTCGCCGACGGTCTGAGCACGACCGACACGGCCGACAAGATGGGCACCAAGCCCCAAACGGTCCAAAGTCACCTGCGGCGCATTCGCATCAAGTTGGGGGACGGTCCGCGCGCGTTCGTGCTGCATCGCGCCTACGTCAAACGCCAACTCCCGCTTCCTTTGGCCGCCAAGGCGCCGGTCCGCTTCACCCACGAAGACCTGCGGATATGGAACCTGGTCGCCACCGGCAAGGTCCCTGCGGGGGCAGCCGGGACCACCACCCGGACCGCCATCAAAGCGCTCATGCAGAAGGCGGGAGCCGAGACCGAAACGCACCTGATCCAGCTCGGCCACACCTACCGGCTGCTGACCGGGCCCGAAGAGACCTGAGCCACCGGACACGTATCCAGCCCTGACCAGGCCGAGAGGCCCATGAGCAACACGCCAACCGCGCGGGCCCCGCCAGCCATCCCGCTCACACCGGCCACCGTCGACCCTCCCGTCCCGTAGAGAGAACCGGTTGACCAACCACTTCCTGCCACCGGCGCCAGCGGCCCACCGGTCGCTGCCCCGCCAGCCCGGCACCTACTACTGCGGGGACACCCACATACGCATCGACGGAACCACGGCATTCACCGTGCCCGTGCGCCTGTCCGTCCCCCCGCCTGGCCAAAAAGACCGCGTGCCGGCCCCCGGCACCTCCCCGCTGCCACCGGAGCACACCCCATGACCACGCCCGAGACCCCCGAGACCCCGATCTGCGAAGTACGGCAGGAAGCCGGCCGCGAGCACGACGCGCTCGGCGCCCGGATCGCGGCCCTCGCCGAAACCGCCGCTCCCGTTGTGGAAGCCGTCACCGGCCTTCCGCTGCCCGTCCGGCCGTTGCTCCGCCTCGTGACTGTCGAGGCCCTGATCGCCACCCGCCGGGAGCACACCGACGCGATGATGCACCGCCTGCGCGGTGAGGGCTACGGCCAGCAGTTGGTCGACGAGGCGGAGTTCGCCAGGGCGCGCGAGCGCTTCGACAACGGCGAGCGGGGCCTCGCCGCGAACTGGAAGAACATCCAGGCGATCAGCTACGAGGACGCCCGGATGCGCCCGCAGATCCTCATCATCGCGCGCTCCGTCGTCCACCATGGCCACGACGACGACCAGCTCCTGCGCACGATCGCCCACGAGCTGACCCACCTCGCCCAACACCGGGCCACCGGCGGACGTGCGCTCGATTTCGTCATGTCGCCCTACGGCTACGGCATGCGAATGCCCGGTACCAAGGAACTCGCCCACTGCGCGGCGCGGTTCCTGATCGAAGGCCACGCATCCTGGGCCGACCACCAGGTGACCACCCAACTCATCGGCCAGCCTCTGGGCTGGCACACCGACCCCACCACCGACGAGCAGCGCGCGACCAAGCGGCTCTACGACGACGGCTGCGCGTTCGTCGCAACCGCCATCGACCAGGTCGGCCTGGAGTCCTTCAACGCCACATGGCGCCATCTGCGCACCTCCTGCCCGGTCGAGACCGAGGTGGACGATGTCACCGGCTGGCTGCGCCGCAACTACATCCCCACCCCGACCATGGCCGCCAGCCCACCCCGTGAGTAACCGAGCCCGGTGACCTGCGCCCCGCCCCCACACCGGGCGCAGGCCGCCGACCGCACGGACTGCCCCACTCACCGGTGCCCGGCGGCCACGCCTCCCCGCACACCGCCGGGCACCTCCACCCCGGGAAGCACCTCATGGACACCACCCCCACCCCAGCCGGACGCCCCCTCGCCGTCTGGAAGGGACTAACCGTCTCGTACGTCACTCCCTGGGCCGGCGAACGCAACATCTCCCGCGACCACCTGCTCCTCGACAATGGCGGGCTGCGTTACAGCGACGAACACTCGGAAGACCGAGATCCGCGAGGCGGGCTGTGGGAACGCTGGGACGGCACCTACGGTGACGGCGCCCCCCAGTTCGGTCCGTTCAACTCCGAGCGCCAGCACACCGCGATGGAGCACCTGCTGTGCCAGGTGTGCGCCCGTCCCGCCGACCGAACCACCAAGGGCTACCTGTTCCTGGAGCCGGGGCGTGCGACCGTCAGCAAACTGGAAGGCAGCCGCACCGTGCAGCCGCCGCTGTGCCTGCCCTGCGCCCTCATCGCCCGCGCACAATGCCCCCGGCTGCGGAACTACGTTGCGCTGCGGGCACGCAAGCCCAGCGTGTGGGGACTGTACGGCACCGCATACGTCTCATGCCCCCGCCTCGCCCAGCGCCCCACCAGCTCACTCGCAGTGGACCGGGAGTGCTCGGTCGCGTACGGGACGCCGGAGCTGCCGTACGTGCTCGGCAACCAGCTCGTCCGGGAATATCGCCGTGTCACCATTGTCAACCTCGACGAGGAAGCAGCCCGACATACGGCCTAACCGTAGTCCTTACGAAAGGCCAGAAAGCTGGCTTCCCTAACGCCTCCGAAGAATCCCTTGTCAGTATCTGTGGCAAGGGATTCTTTTATTTGAGGAGTACGTATGCCGACTGCCGAGACGAGCCCGCGGGACACGACCGGCCGCGTGCAGCAGCAGCTCGTAAAGGACCGAGAAGTCGCCGAAAAGGAGGCTGCCAAGTCACAGCTCCGCGATGCGCAGGTAGCCGAGGCGGCTCGTGCCGAGCCGGTGGACCTCGCAGCTCCCCAGGTCGTAGAGGTCGAAGAGTCGCCCGTCGTCGTCAGCGAGAAGCTGTACGAAATGCGGGTCACCGAGGATCTCGAAGACGTCACCATCGGCTACGGAAACGTATACAACTTCGAGGCAGGTCGTACCTACAAGAACGTGCCCGGCCTGGTCTACAACCACCTCCGCGAAAAGGGCTACGTGTGGGGCGCCTGACATCGGTTGCAGCTGGCCGCCCGTATCAGCTCACGTCTCCCGAGGGGATCGGTGTCGGGTACGGGCGGCTGGAGCCAGGAAGCGTGGTCGATGTCCTTTCCGTGGCGTCGGCTGGTGTGACCTTCGCTCTTCCCGCCGGCCGTACTTCTCCGCCGCCGCGGCTCATCCGCTACCCCGAGCCCTTCTTCGAGGAGCACTTTGCGCCGTACACGCCGCCAGTGATCACGCCGCCCGACCCGGAGCCCGAGCCCAAGCCGCAACCGCCGGAGGAACTGCCCAGCCCGGATGAGATCGCACAGGAGGTGCAGTGACGGTGCCGTCCTACGTCCCCATCCAGACCAGCGCAGACCTGACGCGCGCCATGGTGGCCTCGCCGGACCTGCCGGCCACAGTGACGGACAGCCTGCACACAGCCTGGGCTGCTCGACCGGATCGTGCCTCGATGATGGGCCGTCTGCCGAAAGGTTTCCTCCAGGAGCTGGTGACTTCAGCCTCCACCCCAGAGGGTCTGGCAGCGCTGCGCACCGAGATTGAGGCGGTACCGGACCGTACGATCACCCGGCACGTGCATCTGCTGACCCGCGATCCCGGCCGAACGGTCACGCTGGCGACGTTGCCGCAGAGCGAGGTCAGCGCTGACGGCTACCTGCCACAGCTCATGGACCTGGGCGAGGCCGTGGTCGACGACCAGAACCGGGCGACCGTCTCGAACCTGTCGGAGGTCACTTTCGGGCCACTGCTGCCGGGCCCCGGCACTGCGGTCATCACCGTCACCCATGTCGCCGTCACGCTCACAGCATCGGACGGCACCGGCCGGGTCGTCAGCGTCATCGAGCTGGCCGACCGGCACGACATGCGAGCAGGGGAGTCGGTATCCATCCGTGCCGGAGCCCTGAGCTGCGGGGTGGGCTGATGGTTGACCAGACACACATGCTCGCCCGCGTCCGCTCCCTGCTCGGCGATTTCGGCACGGAGTTCCGCGACGTGCTGACCGGTACAGGCGACCTGTCCGAGTACGACCTCTCCCAGACGCGCGTCACGGTCACCAAGGCCCTGCTCGTCCAGGAAGGCCAGAGCCGCGAGCTGATCGCCGGCACGGACTACACCCTGCTCTCCCGAGAAGGCCGACTGCTCTTCCGAGAGCGCCTGGGCCCGCTGCCGCTGGGCGCCGTCGTGATCGTGGAAGGCCGCTCCGGCGGCATGGTCGACGACCAAGAGCTGGCCATCCACCTCCAGGACGCCGTGCTCCAGCACTGCTCGGACCGAGTCATCACAGTCCGCTACCGGTCCGCGGAGGGCTTCTACCGGTACGAGGACGAGCCGGTGACCCTGGCGACGCTGCCGGAGATCGAGGAACTGCCCCTCGCCATCCTGGCAGCCGTCAACTTTCTGTGGGCGGTAGCAACGGACGCCTCCATGGAACCCAACATTCATACGGCAGAGGGCACCCACATCGACCGCGGGCAGATATACGCCCAGGTCATGGCGCAGATCGAAAATCTTGAGGCGCGGTATCGGGACCTGTGTCAGCAGCTCAACGTGGGCCTGTACCGCATCGAAATGGCGACACTGCGCCGCGTCTCTCCGTACAACAACCGCCTCGTGCCCATCTTCACGCCGCGCGAGTACGACGACTCTGCCTACCCAACGCGCCAGCTCCCGCCCATCGACCGCCGCAACGAAGACCCCTCTGGCATCGCATCGCCCATCATCAGCGGGTTGACCGGATGAGGGCCGACTGGAAGCACGGGCGTTTCAGCACCGCCTATCACGCGGCCCGTATCGATGCTGGGCTGCGTGCCTGGCAGCACCGCAAGGGAGACGTCGTCACGTGGTTCCGGGCCGCGCCGGCGCAGTCCCACGCCCATGACGTATATGACGAGGGCGCAGCTGCTGGCGGCCGGGCCTACCATCCACCGATCACGGTGCCAGTGCTGGACGTCTCTCGCGACCAGGGCGCCGTCGAGCGCACCGCGCAGGGCCTGTACCAGGTGGCTCCGCTGTACGTGACGGCCGCGGCGCGCCAGCTCGCCCGCGTCGGCATCTCCCAGCCGGACATCGACACCCACCAGTACCTGCGGGACTGGATCGGCTACGACGGCCGCCTGCACCGCATCGACGAACTCCAGGCCCTGGGTCGGCTCCGCCGGCACGACTTCGTGGTCTCGCTGAAGCTCACGGAAATCAAGCCCGACGAAATCACCGCGGACACACAGCTCGACGAATACCGGCGCTTCGGCCTGCGCCACATACGCCAGCCACGGTGAGCTAACACCCTGCGCAATACCGGTGTGAATCTTGACCTGACGGAATTCCTGAGAGGTCGAATCCATGCCGTGGCTGCTGAATGAAGACGCCGCACTGCGGAAAAAGCTCCAGGGCCTCACCGTGAAAGATGGAGCCCTGGAGCTTCCCGTCGGCGTGCGCTTCTCCTACCCGGAAAGCGAACTGGCCGACCAGACATTCCCCCTCATCATCCTGGAACGCACGCGAGCCGTCCGTGACCCACGCCGGGAGGCCCGGGGCGTGGTGCAACTCGGGTACGCACCAGAAGGCCGCGCGTCTTGGCCTGGCATGGAAGACGGAACGGCCTCTCCGTACTACACGGACAACCCGATTCCGTACCGCATCGAGTACCAGGTCAACGTCCTGTGCCGGAAGCAGGCCCACCTCACCGACCTGGTGGCCCGGCTCAGCGCCGTCGACTTCCTGCCAGTGCGCTTCGGATACCTAGAGGTCCCGGAGGACGGCACGGTCCGCAGCCTCGAACTGGAAGGGCCCGAATTCCACACCGGGTGGGACGAGAATCAGAAGCGGCTCGTGACCGCGGTCTACCTCGTCAGCGTCACCTCCGAAGTGCTCGGGACGGTGTCCACGCCCACGCCGGTCAAGAAGGTCATCACCGACCTGCATGACACCCAACCCCAGTGGCCCGCATAAGGAGAAGCATGGCGACCACCACCTACAAGCGCCCAGGCATATTCGTCGACGAGACCCTCAACCCGATCGTGGTGAACGAGCCGCCGGCCGGGGAGTTCGTCGCGGCCTTCGTGGGGGCACACGATTTCGGGCCGTCCAAGCCGACTCTGATCCGGAGCTGGGCCGAATTCGTTTCCCTCTACGCCGGATTCAGCGGCGGCATGCTGCCCTTCGCGGTACACCAGTTTTTCAGCAACGGTGGCCGGGCCTGTTACATCGTGCGAGCCGTCGCGGCTGACGCGAAGACCGCGTCGCTTGTGCTGAAGGACCGCCAGGCCGGCACAGGCGAAAACTCTGGCGCTAAGGACGTGCTGCGACTCGTCGCCACTGCGGCGGGCACCTTCGCCAACACCATCGCCATCAGCGTGACCGACGCCGGCACCGGACCGGGACGTTTCAACCTGACGGTTAAGGCGGGCGGAGACACTGCTGGCGGCGCAGTCGAGCGCTACACCGACGTCAGCCTCGACCCCACCGACGCCCGCAATGCGGTCGCGCTCGTCAACGCGCCCCAATCCGGCTCCAAGTTCGTCACCCTCACCTACCTTGGCCCCACCACCTGGAAGATCGACAATACCCCCGCAGTGACGGTCGACCAGATGCTGGCCGGGGGCACCAACGGCGTTGCGGCCCCCGACCTTTCGGCGGCTGCCCAGTCGCTGGAATCCACCAACGTCGTCCTGAACATCAACCTTCCCGGAGTGTCCGATACCGCAGTCCTCAATCCGGTCATCGACTGGTGTGAGCGCTACGGCTATGCCTTCCTCGTCGTCGACAGCCCGCAGATCACCGAGGGCACGCCGACTGAAGTTGCGGTGTCGAAGCTCAAGGAAATGAGCCCGCTGGTCAACGGAGGAACCACGCCGGCGCCCCTGCGCGCTTCTTCCTACGCTGCCGTCTACGGCCCGTGGATTCAGACCGCCGATCCCGCAGTGGCGGCTGTTGGTGCGACGCGGCTCCTGCCGCCGGGTGGTGCCCTGCTGGGTCAGTTCGCAAGGTTCGACGTCGACCACGGCCCGCACCGTACGCCTGCCGGGCAGGACGCCGTTCTCCGAGGGGTGTACAGCGCGCAGTATCGATTCACCGACGCCCAGCTCGACGAGCTGAATGTGGCAGGCATCAACGTCATCAGATTCGTACCGAACGCAGGCTATTGCCCGATGGGCGGGCGGACCGTCAAGGCCGGTTACCCGGACCGGTACATCGCCGTACGCCGCTTCCTCATCCACGTGCGCAAGCTGCTGGTCGAGTCGACCAACTACGCCGTTTTCCAGCCCAACACCCCGGACCTGTGGGCGTCGCTGACTGCGGTTGTCACTCAGCGGCTTACCGAGATGACGCAGGCGGGACAGCTCAAGGGCGGCAGCCCTGAGACGGCTTTCCGGGTGGTGTGCAACGAGACCAACAACTCTGCGCAGAGCGTCGCCAACGGCGAAGTCCACCTCGACATCGGCCTTGCGTTGATGCGTCCGGCTGAGTTCATCGCCATCCACATCGGTCAGTGGGAGGGCGGCAGCTCGTCCTCTGAGGCCCTTCAGTAAAGGAGTTGGGGCATGGCAGGTAAGACTAGGGCGACGGTTGAGCAGAAGTCCAGCCTCGCCTCGATAGCAACAGATCCTCTTCGCTCGTTCAAGTTTCACGTCCAGATATCCGGCCCGCAGGGGCTTCAGGGTGCCTATCCGAAGCTCGGCTTCATGGCGGTTTCCGGGTTGAGCATGACCACGGATGTTATCGCGTACCGGACCGGTGGAATGAATGTCTCGACCCAGAAGCTCCCGGGGCAGAGTGACTTCAGTCCCATCACGCTGTCCAAGGGGCTGTGCCCAGGAGATCAGCAGCTTCTTGACTGGATGGGTCAGCTCTTCAATGTGATGCAGGGCGTCGGTAAGACTTACGACACCAATACCGATTTCCGGGCCACGGTCGACATCATGCTGATTGAGCATCCGGTCACCAAGTCCACGGCCAAGGTTCAGGCGGTGTGGCGGCTGTACAACGCTTGGCCCACCTCCGTTGCCTTCGGTGATTTGGACGCCGGCCAGAACATGTACGCCGTCCATCAGATGACCCTCGCGCACGAGGGATTCGATTTCAAGGTCGCCCCGAACGCTAAGTCCAGCGTCACACTCTAAGGAAACGCTATGACCACCGAAAACCTCGCCTACGACTGGACTTACGACCAGGCCGCCGCTCCGGCCATCGACCCTGCCTCCGACACCGCAGCAGCCAACCGTGCAATGCAGCAGGTTCTGGCGGACAGTACGGGGCCGGCACCGAAGCCGCCTTTCCCCGGCAGTACGGCAGTTGTGCTCCCGGTGGACCTGGACATCGACGGGCAGTCCGTGACCAGCGCCCGCGTACGGGAGCTGACCGGCGCCGACGAAGAAGCCCTCGCCGCAGTGCCACGCGCCTCGCTGGAGTTCTTCGACACCATCCTGCGCCGCGGAGTCACCGAGCTGGGCTCTGCCGCCCCTACCGAGCAGCAGCTCCAGGACATGCTCGTCGGCGACCGCGACAGCCTGCTCCTGGCCGTGCGCTGCGCAACCTTCGGGCCCAGCCTGGAGCTGCACGGCGTGAGTTGTCCCGGCTGTGACGAGCGCATGGACGTCACTATCGACCTGTCCACGGTCGAGTGCCGCGGCCTGCCGGAGGGCGAGCACACCGTGCGGCTGCGGGACGGTCGAATCGTGCACCTACGGTTTCCGACTGGCGCGGATCAGAAGTACATCCTCGCGGAGAAGAACGCCAGTCCGGCGCGCGTGAATTCCAGGCTTCTGGAGCGCTGCATGCGCTATATCAGCACCACTGAGCAGGCCCCGGCGGCGCTGGTGGAGGACGGCGCTGCCCTCGCCCAGAGCCTGGGGATTGCCGATCGCCGCACGCTGCTGATGTACCTCGCCGACCATGCTCCCGGCCCGCAGCTTGCCGACCTGTCAGTGGAGCACGACGGATGCGGGGAGGAGGTTCCGCTGCCGCTCTCGGTGGCGGACATCTTTCTCGATCTCTGATATCGAAGCGACGCTCCTCGACACGGAATCGCTCGTGTTCGCCTATCGCTGGCCACCGAGCGAAATCAAGGCCCTGACCGTCCGGGAGCGGCAGTACTGGCGCGACCTCGCGCTCTGGAACAAGGAACGAAAGGAGGCACTGAATGGCGTCCAGTGAACGCAGCGAACCGAACATCGCTGGACGCCTGCTTGGCGTATCCAGGCTGGAGCACGAGGTCGATGACCTGGAGCGCCAGATCAGAGTGCTCGGCCAGAACGTGAGCCGGTTGAACCGGGCCTTCGGTGCACTGCCGACCGGGCTGGGTTCAGGCATGGGGGTCGCCGGGGCTTTTCCCGCGGCCAACCGGCCGACACCGGCCGGGACGGCACAAGCCACCTCCAATCCCAGCGGCACTGGCACTGCCGTTCAGCAGGCGGCAGCCATCATGCGGCAGCGCATGGAGGCGCGGCGAGCCCAGCAGAACGAAGCGGTCACTCGCGCCGCGGAGCAGCGTCGCCAGCAGGAGGAGGAGCGACGCCGGCAACGGGACCAGGCCCAGCGTGACCGCCAGGAGGCCAATGCCCGTCACGCTGCCGCCGCCGAGGCTCAGCAGCAGGCAATGCGTGAGGCGCAGGAACGGGCACGGCAGGATCGGGAGCGCGCAGATGCCAGTGCCCGCGCCCGGATCACCGCTCGGCTGGGCGGAGCCGGCGGGGTTCCGCCGCGGCCTACGGTTCCGCCGACCGTAGGAGCGGGCCAGCCCGGCCGCGGCGGCCGAGTCATTGACGGGGAGCGGCTGGCGTTTGGAGCGGGGCAGCTCGCCAGTCGAGCGGTTTCGTGGGGCGCTGGAAAGGTCCGGTCGCGCGTCGACCACATGACGGACCAGGCGTACGAGATGGATCGCTACGCCGCGTTCGCCTACAGCTCCTGGGCTGACCCGAAGGCTGGCTACTGGTCGCAGAAGAATCGTTTCCGCAACGACGCGATGCAGTCCTCTACCGCGCTCTCGACGGAGGACCTGAACACCGGTCTGTTCGAGGTCGACCGGCGACTCGGTATGGGCCGCAGCGAGGCTGAGCGAAGGCTGCTGCACCAGCAGGCATCGGGGTACGCGCTGCTCGATCCGACGATGGGTGTCGCTGATTCCGCGCGGATGATGACGGCGATGTACACGCCGCAGGCGTCCATGCTCTACCAGGCGATGGGCCTCGGCCCGACCATCGGTGCCGGCGGCAAGCGGATATCACAGGGCCAGCTCAACCAGAACCTTCTGGACCGGGTTTTCCAGCGCGGCTACCGGCTGAAAAATGTGCTGGCTGCCTCCGAGCAGGGCGGGTCGCTGCGAACCACGCTGGAGGGGCAGGCCCGGCAGCTCGGCATGGGCCAGGACTGGGTGGAAAACCGGCTGACCCAGATCCAATCCCAGGCCCGGTGGCGCGAGCAGACCGGCGGTTCGGTCGACGAGTACGAGCGGCTGCTGCGCGATGCCGGCGGCACGGGGGAGAAAGCGGAGCAGGCCCGCGAGAGGCTGCAAAAGGGCGGCCTCGACGTCGACAACCTCCTCAATCAGAAGAAGCGCCGGGAGGGCGAGGAGCGCCGTCACGACAGCCAGATGATGGATGCCTTCGCCCCGGCAATGCAGGCCGCCACCGATGTCGTCATTGATTTCAAAGAGGCGCTGAACGCCATTTTGGAGCTGCCCGGCGTCAAGCACGTTGTCGGCGGCTACCAGGGAGTGGATGCAGGTACCGGGGGACGACTGACGGGTGCGCTGAAGGGCGCGGGGGTCGGTGCGCTGACCGGCCTGGCGGCAGGCAGCGTTATCCCCGGCATTGGCAATGGCGTTGGCGCCTTGGCCGGCGGCATCATCGGCGGTATCGGCGGCCTGATCGGCGGAGGCGCGGCTGGTGGTGGCTCGATCGGTGGGGGAGCGGCCGGAGGTTCGGGCGGCTCGAAGACGCGGGCGAACTTGCATCAGGGCAGTGCCAACTCCGCTATCAAGGCGGCGCTGTCCCAGATCGGTGTCGACTACTCGTGGGGCGGCGGCGGGCCGGAAGGCCCATCCCGTGGCTTTGCGCAGGGCGCGAGAACGGTTGGCTTCGACTGCTCCAGCCTGATGCAGTACGCCTTCAGCAAGGTCGGGGTCCGGCTGGGGCGTACGACTTACGAGCAGCTGAAGGCGGGAAAGGGCGTAGCGTACAAGGACCGCCGTCCTGGGGACTTGATGTTCCCCAACAGCGGGCATGTGGTGATGTACCTCGGCAACGGCAAAATTGTCCACGCGCCGCGCACCGGGCAGAAAATCCGTGTCGACTCGGAAGACCATTTCGGGAAGTACATGGCGGTCCGCCGAGTGGTCGCCGGCGGAGGGGACACTTTCTCGTCGGACGAGCCGGGATCGACCTCCTCGGAGGCGGGCGCAGGAAACGACAACTCCGCGGCGACCGGAGCCAGTACGACCGGCACCATCACCAATGCGTACGGCTCCGTGAACGAGGTGGAGGCGCTGGCTGCCGCTCTTTCCGCAGGAGGCCGGGGAGCGGCCGGGGCAGGCGGAGGCAGCAAGAAGAGCGGCGAGGATGGCAGGGATGACCCAGCCGGTGCTGATGTGGACACCGGCGGATATTCCTGGGGCGCTATCAACGGCCGTTACACGAAGGTGCCGGCGCCGCCCGGCTGGGTCAAGGCCGCGATTCAGCGTGGCATGGCGGCGAAGGGCGTCTCGGGTGCTGCCTGGGCGCGGGGCCTGACCACCATCGCCTACCGGGAATCGGGCTACCGTCGCGACGCTCGAAACGACTGGGACTCCAATGCCAAGAACGGCGATCCGTCGGTGGGCCTGTTCCAGGTGATCGGCTCGACGTTTAAGGCGTACCGGGCGAAGTCGCTGCCCAATGACCAAACGGACCCGGCAGCATCGGCGGCTGCCGCTATCGGCTGGATCAAGGCCCGCTACGGAAGCATCGGCAAGGTCCAGCAGGCTGACCCCAATAAGCCCAGCAAGGGCTATGAGATCGGCGCTTGGGACCTGCCGGAGGATGAGATCACGCAGGTCCACAAGGGCGAGATGATCGTGCCCAAGCGGACCGCGCAGACGATCCGCAACGCCCTGATGCAGGAATCCATCCCGGTCAAGTCCACGACGGCCGCAGCCCTGGAAGGCCCGAAACGTGCTTCGGCGGCCGGCGGCGGTGGGGGAGTGACGGTTCAGTTCGGGCAGGGTGCCATCAGCATTACTGTTCAGGGCGCGATGAGCAGCAGCGCTGCCATGCAGGCGGGCCGCCAGATCGTGGACGCTATCGCTGCGGACAAGCGGCTCAAAGAAATCGGAGCGGGGGTCTAAGGTGTTTTCGCGTCTTCACAAGGAGCTGGACGCTAGCCAGCACACTAACGGCCAGATCGACCCAAGGCAGCTTCCGGCCGGCGGCGTCGGCTGGTGGGGCGGCGGGATCGGTAGCGGCCAGGACGACCACCTCACTTTTCTCCAGGGCTACATCGTCAGCGACACCCGAGGATTGCCGAAGAAGGAGAAGCCGTACTACTTCAAATTCCATTACAACCCCTCCACCGTGAGTATGTCGCACGGACTGGATCAGGCGACCATGCAGCCGGCGCAGTGGCAGCGCGCCGAGGCCGACACGGGTACCGCTCTGCTGCCGATCAACAGCTCGTGCAGCTTCAGCCTGTTCTTCGACCGTACTTACGACATCCTGGCGCGAAAGAGCACGCCGCAGTCCAAGTACGGCGTGATGTACGACGTGAACGCCCTGTACAACCTGGTCGGCATCAACTCCACCTCTCGTACGGGCGGATCGACTGGAACCAGTACCGACCCGAACAGTGAGCCGTCCCCTGACGCAGCGGAGATTCCCGAGACGGTGACCGGGCCCATGCAGATGAGACCTTGCACCGTGTTTTTCGGCGGCCAGGACAGGGCCCTCTTCTATTACGGATTCATCAGCAGCGTCGAGACGCAATGGGTGCACTGGACGCAGGACATGACTACTCAACGCGTCTCGGTCAGCATTACGATGACAGGACTTCCCCAGCCGAAATAGGAGACGCATGATCAGCAGTGGCTCACGCTACGCCGACCACTCGGTGGAAATTGTCACCGACTCTGCGGGAGCCACGCGCCGGGTCCTGATTCCCGCAGCGCCGAAAACACTGCGCGTGCGCGCTGTTACCTATAGGTGGCAGGAGGGGGATCGCGTGGATACGGTCGCCACCGACTTCTACCGTGACCCCACTCAGTGGTGGCGCATCGCCGAAGTCAACCCAGAGATTCTGGACTGGACCGAGATAGCGCCCGGCACCGTCATCAGGATTCCCCATGCCGATTAAGCAATTCGCGCCGCACGCCCGCCTCGTCTACCCCGCCGTGCCCACGAGCCGCCACTACATCACCCACGTCGCCATACACCAGGCCGAAGCGGCACACGAAGTCGCCGAGGTCGCTGTGGCGTTCAGCGTGCCGCGTACGGACAGCGTTCGGTCTTGGGCCATGTCCTATGGTCTTCTGCTGCCTGAGCAAACACCGGTCCACCTGCGTTACGGCTCAGGGCCACACCAGGAAGCCGACTTCTACGGCTACGTGCACTCCTACCGCGTCACCACGAGCCAGGACGACGCCCGCCTCCAGCGGAACACCGAGGTCACCCTCACCTACACCCTGACGGGCGCGACCAGCAGCAGTATGCAGTCCCAGCGCAGCGCCGCCTGGAACCTGTCGAGCATCTCCGGCATTGCCCGCAGCATCTGCCGCAGCCACCGAATGGCCTGCGTCACCGAGCGCACGCCGACGAGACTGACCAAGATGCAGGCCAGCCAGTCCGATTTCGCTTTCCTGCGGGACGTGGCCGCGGAGTACGGGCTGCGACTGGTCGCCGACGGCACCACCGTTTACCTCACCTCCCCGCTGACGACGCTGCGACGAAGCCACGCCATCCCCTCCGCGCACATGACGAAGCTCCCGGGCCTGCACGACACGATCTACGAATTCGATGCTCTGAACGGGGCACTGGAGCCCGAGGGCGGGCGCCGCACCCGCGTGGAGGGCTACGCCTACAACCGCAGCACCCGGCACCTGGCGCGTACGGTCGCAGCCCGCACCTCGACCGCGGCGCACCGCACCTACGCCACCGCTCTACCTGCCGGCTCCCGCAGCGAGGCCGACGAGCGCGTAGGAGCCGCGGCAGCCAGCTCGGCCCTCTGGGTGGCGGCCACCGCCAGCGTGCGCGGCGACGCCCGGCTCAAGGTCGGCCACGAAATCTGGCTCCAGGGCTCAGGGCTCGGGCCCCACACGGTCGGCACCTGGATGATCCGTACGGCCAGCCACCACATGACCCTGCACCCCACTCAGCCCGCACAGAGCACCTACGTCACCGACCTGACCTTGGGCCGCAACCGGCCAGAGGGCCTGGACGCGCACCGCCTGTCTCTGCCCCAGCCTGCCGGCACCACGCTGTCCGCGCAGCGCTGGTGCGCCCAGCACATCGGAGGCCCTGCATGACCGGCACCTACCAGGCCGTGGTGGCGGGCACCACCGACCCGCAGCGCCGCGGCCGAGTCCGGCTCCAGGTGCCACAGGTCTCCGGAGGCGCCATGACCCTATGGGCCGAACCCGCGGTGCGCGGTCGCGTCCCGGCCGTGGGCGAAACGGTGTGGGTGACCTACGAGGGCGGGGACGAGTCCCGGCCGGTCTATCTCGTCGCTGACCCGGCGGTCGTCGAGCGGGACTACGAGCCGATCGAGCCGCTGGTTTCCGCGCAGCGCGGCGCGCCCCAGTGGGTGACGACACGTACATTCGTGCTCTGGGACGAAGCGGCGTGGCCGTCGATCGAGCTGGTGGTGCCGCAGTCCGGGGCTTTGTTCGTGTCGGTCTCGGGCAGGGTGTTTCCGGGGCGTACGCAGACGTCGGTTAGTGCGCTGTCCTGGGGCATTTACGACCTGGACACCCGCACCTATCTGTACGCGGATGCTGGACGCGTCAGCCTGCAACGGCAGGGCAGCAGGCCCGGGGCGCTGGGTGCGGGCACCGTGGCAGCCACGCGCCGGCACTTGGTACAGGGGCTGCCGCCGGGCCACCGCGTCAGTGTTCGGCCCGCCTACGCCTACAACGGCATCGACACCGCCGACCTGGAACGGCTGTTCACCGGCGGCCAGTTGGTGGTCGAACCGGTGCCCGCCTCCTCGATCCGTCCGCTGGCCACCACCCAGTCGCGTCAGCCCAAGTACCTCACGTCAAGTTTCACAGCATTCCCCGAGGACGACATGGCGGGCATCCGCGCCGTTGTACCGGCCTCCGGCAAGATGTGGATCACGATCTCCGGGAAGCTCTCGCCGCCGTCTGCGGCAGCCGGGAACGACATGTGGTACTCGTGGCTCCTGACCGGCAGCAGCAGCTGGAAGGACACCTGGATTCACCGGTACAAGCAGATCGACGTCTCCAACTTTTTGGCGGTCGGCTCGGCCAGCCGACGCACCCTGGTCACTGGCCTGACGCCAGGTGAGGTCGTGCGGGTCACCCCGGTCTACGGAACGGACAGCAGCACCAACGTCACCAGTTTCACCGCGCAGGACGGTCAGCTTGTCGTCGAGCCGGTGGTGGAGGGTGAGGACAGTCAGGTCCAGCACACCCTGCTGTCCTCCACCGTGCCCCGGTACGCGGCCACCAGCACCTGGACGGATTTCGCACCCTCGGACTGGGCGCCCATCACCACGAAAGTGCCAGCCACCGGCAGTCTGCTGGTCAGCGTCGGCGCCACGATGTGGAACGAATCCACGGACACGAGCGAAATGCGGCTGGGCTGGTCGGTCAGCGGAGACTACGCCTGGAGCGGCGACGGCCTCCAGCAGGCCCTGACCATCACCGGCCGCAGCTGGGCGACAGCCGCCACCAAACGATGCCTGCTCGCCGGACTGACACCGGGCTCCACCGTGACCATCACCCCGCGCTACTGGTGTGATGCCAACGGCACAGGCTCGGCCGGTCAGCAGCTCGCCGTCATCGAAGGGGGCCAGCTCGCGGTCGAGCCGGTCCGGCCAGGTAACCCCGCGCGTCCCGGCCCTACTGCGCAGCCCACCGCACACATCCGCAGCGCCGCCTCGCCGGCCGTACGCGACGCCCAGAACCCGAGTGACGGTGACCTCTACATCCTGGACGACCAGGAGATCGCACAGGTGCGGATCAACGGCAGGTGGATGACGGTGGCTGAGCGCCGCCCCTACATCGTCGTCCAGGCCGACAAATTCGCCTTGTCGCCGACATCAGATGTTGTCCCCTGGGAGTCGATTCTGGCGCAGACGGACACCGGGCTTTTCGCGCGTCAAGACCCTGTGGGCATTTACACCACCCGGGACGGGCTGTACGAGGTGAGTGTGAGCTGCCGCTGGGGGGACGCACTGACGAAGAATCGCATCTGGCTCAACGCGGGTGGTACCGAATTCAGGGTCTGGTCCCTGGAATCGGCGTCCTCGAACGCCCAAGGAGCAAGCGGTACCGTCATGATGTCCCTGAAAGCCGGATCACGCATCGTCCTGGCCATGCGCGCCGGCCAGACAGGCACTGCCACCCAGATCCGCATGGCCGTCGAATACAAGGGCCCCACGCTGGACGGGAAGTACGACAATGTCTGAGCAGCTCGCCATTCCCTTCGCCCTGGACGCCTCCGGACGGATCGCCACCGTCACCGACCCTGACCGGCAAACGCAGCAGCGGGTCCGCGCCGTGGTGGCCACCGCCCCGTCCGAGCGCGTCATGCAGCCCGAATTCGGCACCGACCTGAGGCCCTTCCTGTTCGCGCCGAACGACCCGGTCACGCGGGAAGCGCTGCGCCATGCGGTCCAGGACGCGGTCGCCCGGTGGGAGCCGGGAGCCGTGGTCACCATGGTGGAGCCGGTCATCGAGGACGAGGCCGAGGGCATCGCCGACGTGCTGGTGGACATCGGCCGCAGCAACGCACACCCGGAGGCCGCCGCGGCACACCTACAGGAAATCGTCGTACGCCCCGGCGGGCGTGTCGACATCTACTAATACAACGCCCCTGCGCTGACACAAAATAGGCATGATCCGAATGCCGACCAGCAGCAGGGAGTTTTCGTGGCGGACAGCACCAGCACAGCCATACCTGCTGTCATCGACTACACCGCACGGGATTTCACCAGCCTGCGCAAGGCAATGCTCGACCATGCGGCGCAGGTCTTCCCGCAGTGGACCGGCCGCAACACCTCTGATTTCGGTGTAGCGCTGATCGAGGAAATTGCTTACCTCGGAGACATCCTCTCCTACTACCTCGACACAGCCAGCCGCGAGGCATTCCTGCCGACGGCCACCCGACGAGAGTCGGTGATGGACCTGGCGCGAATGCTCGGCTACACCCCCGACGTGGCGACGGCTGCCGCCGGCACCGTGGTCCTGGCCACCGAGGCAAGCCAGGCCACGCCCGTCATCGTCCCAGCGGGCACCAAGATCACCACTGCTTTCATCGAGGCCCTCGACCGGCCCCTGGTCTACGAGACCACCGCCACTGTCACCCTGGCCGCGGCCGGCGGCTCCGCCAGCATCCCCGTCCTGGAAGGGCGGCGCGCCGGTACCACCCCGCTGCTGATCGCCCGCAACACCCCCCAGGAGCAGGAGATCCTCACCGAGGCTCTCGGCGCCTCCACCGGACGGCCCGAGCAGCGCCTGGTCCTGGCCGAGAGCCCGGCCCTGCACGAGAGCATCCGGCTGTACGTCTCCACGGCCCAGGACGCGGTGCCCTGGCGCCAGGTCGACAGCCTGCTGGACTGGGGGCCAAACGACCAGGTCTACGAGGTGCACACCGCGGCCGACGGCCGCACCACCCTGGTCCTGGGCGACGGCCTGGCTGGCGCCGTCCCCGCAGCAGGCCAAGCCTTGCACGCCGCATACCGCACCGGCGGCGGCACCGTCGGCAACATCAGCGCCGGACAGCTCGTCGACATCGCCGACGCCCTGCCGGGCGTGTACATCGTCACCAGCAGCGCCATGACCGGCGGCCGGGACGCCGAGGCCCTGGAGTCCATCCGCACCAACGCTACGAAGGCCCACCGCGCGCAGGACCGGGGCGTCTCCAGACGTGACTACGCCGACCTGGCTCTGGCCGTGCCCGGCATCGCCAAGGCGGTCGCGCTGGCCACGCAGACCACCTCCGTCAGTGTTCGCGTCGTCGGCGCCGCCAACGCGACCCCGGCCGCAGAGCTGCTGGACCGAGTGGAGCGCTATCTCCAGCAGCGGGCCACGGTCGGCGTACGCGTCACCGTCGCCCCCGGCGACCTGGTCCGCGTCAACATGGGCTCGGAATCAGCTCCGATCATCTTGGGCCTGTACCCCAATCACCGCGCTGCCGACATCGCGCGTGCGGGCCGGCGCGTGCTCCAGGAACTGCTCTCGGACGCGCGCAGTGGCTTCGGGCAGAAGGTCCCCATTTCCTACGTCTACCGAATACTCGACTCTCTGCCCGGCGTCGAATACGTGAAGATCCCGCTGTTCGCCAGAGCGGACAGCGTGCAAAGCGGCGCCCAGGACATCCTGTGCCGGGACTGGGAAATTCCCGTACCCGGTGACATCTACCTCGTCACCGACGGAGGCTACTAAATGCCCTCTCACTTCCCGAAGGCCGTTCGCCGGTGGCCCCAGCACGCCAACCAGCGCGACTACGTGATGGCGGAGCACGTCAACGAGATCCAAGACGAAATCGCCGGTATCAGCGCCACGCTCGGCGTCATGCCCACCGAATACCTGGACGCCAGCGGAAAGACTGTCTCCTACACCACCGTCGACTCCCGCCTGGACATCATCCAGCGGGAGCAGGAGCGCCTGAGGTACTACCAGGACGGCCTGCTCGATGCCGCGAAGACGGGCTGGAATTTGCCGATCTGCTCTCTGCGCAGCTCCGGCACCAGCATTCCGCAGACCGTCAACCAGTCCCAGCCCAACCATCCTGTCAACGACTGGCACCCCGTTCTGTTCGACAAGCCCGTCATCGATCCGCTGAACCTGGCGCCGAAGCCCACGCTTTCCTTGGTGTGCCCTCAGACCGGCTGGTGGGTGATCTCGTGCCGCACCATGATGTGGGTGCCCGGTCGCGGTCCGAAGACCCAGTCGACCGACCATAAAATGGACACCCGACTGCACATTCCCAACGTCTCCACGGATGCGGGCACCGACGGAGACTCCGCACCGCTGGGCACCTATGGCTTTCACCGCAACAACCCCTCCTACAGCGGCGCCTGGTACCAGGGCGAGAAACTTGCGGTGGAGGTCCGGCACATGGGCAACAAGCCGGTCACCAACGCTCCGGTCACCGACCCCATCGGCCCGCAGACCGTTTTCACGTGGATCGGTCTGACCTACATCCGGGCCCTGCCCAAGGACATGGTCACCCGGCCCGACTGGGATGCCGATCCCCTGACCCCCTGACCGGAGAGACCTGATGGCTCAGTACGGGCTCGATTTCTACGCCCAGTCCCGATACGGCGTCGATGTCCGCGTCGAATACAGCGTCGAGCCCGTCACCGCGGAATCCGTCGCACCCCGCCAGATCCAGATCACCTGGTCCCCATCCCGCGAGGACTCCTGGACCCGGCTGCGTCTGGTGCGCAACCGGTTCGGCGTGCCCGGCGACGCCAACGACGGCGACGTGCTCTTCGAGAGCGCGCACGAGGGCCTGGTCGCCACCTACCTCGACACCGACCTGCTGCCCGGCCGCCCGTACTACTACGCGGTGTTCGTCTCCGTGCCCTACCCGGCCTGGTCGGTGGCAGCGTCCTACCAGGTCGGTGACTGCGTCACCTACGGCGGCGCCACCTACCTGTGCCAGCGCCCCGACACCGGCAGCACACCCGGCCCGGCCTCCGAGGTCTGGCGCGCGAGCACCAGCACCCTGGAGTGGGTCCGGGCCGGAACAGCAGGCGGCCTGTCCGTCGGCGACCACCGCTACGCCCAGCGCCTGTACTCTCTCCTGCCAGCTGCCTACCGCACCGCACCCCGCGAGATCACCACCGACAACGCCGGCACCAACCAGAGCCTGACCAAGTTCCTGACTGTCCTCGGCCTGCCCCTGGACACCCTCAAGTCGCAGATCAACCTGCTGACACGGCTGCACAACCAGTCCACCACCGCCAGTACGCACACCGAGCGCGCCGCCGCCATGCTCGGCCTTGAACAGCCCCTGTCCTCCCGGCCGCAACTCCGCCGCGCTCGGGTCGCCCACGCCAGCCGCACCGACCGCGCCAAGGGCACCGAAGCCGGCCTGCAACAGCTCATTCGCGACCTGACCGGCTGGGACTGCGACATTCGCACCAGCACCAACCTGCTGCCGGACCAGGACCAGTCGGGCCCGTGGCACCCGGCACTGACGCCGTGGTCGGCCGGCGTGCGCTACGCGGCGGGGGAGTACGTCACCTACGGCGCCCGCACCTACCGCGCACGGTCCTCGGCCCGCCGCATCGCCGCCCCCTCACTGCTGCCGCCCTCAGCCGTCCAGTCCCAGGGCAGCGTCCTCGCCGAGACCGACAAGCTCGGCACACGCGTCCTCGGAAAGGATTTCAAGAACGGCGACTCTGTCAGCCTCAAGCTCATCGTCGACACGGCTGCCACCTACGACATCGCCGTCCTGTACACCACCGCACCGAACTACGGCACCTGGACCATCAGCCTCGACGGCGAAACGCTGCGCACCGTCGACGGCTACGCCCGCACCCAGTCGACCGCTACGGCCACCCTCGGCCGCCGCCAGCTGGGCCAGGGCGACCACATCGTCAGTTTCCGTAGCGTCGGCGCCAATGTCGCTTCCCGCGGCTGGCAGCTCGGTATCAACTCCTTCAGCCTCACCCCAACCGACCAGCGCCTGTCCTCGGTACCTCCGGCCGGGCATCCGGACAGCTCAACGTTCTGGGAGGAGGTCAGCGCGCCGCCGCGCGACTGGGGTCTGGAGACTACCCCCGCCACGCTCGATCCCTCCACCTGGTGGCTGCGAGCCGACGACACCGCGGCCCGGACACCTCCCGGCACCCTCGGCAGTCAGAGCGCCGTCACACCGGTCGACGGACCGCACAGCCAGTACGCCCAGGCCGCGCTCGCGGTCACCGCGCCACGCGCCGCCTCCTACACCCTTGCCTCCATCGCGCCGGCCCAGACCCGGCCGTGGGACGCTGCCACCGTCTACCGCGTCGGCCACCTGGTCACCCACCAGGGCAGCACCTGGGAGGCCCTGGCCACCTCCTCCGGGCAGACCCCGGGCCAGGCCAAGGATTTTTGGGCTCCCTCCCTGACCACTGCCGGCCAAGTGGTGCCCGACCCGGCGCTCGTCGCCTCCGGCGGCGTCCCCATCCCGCGTACCTACGCCTGGTCACCGGAACGCACCTACCAGCCCGGCGAGATCGTGTCCTACGGGCGCTCCCGCTTCGAGGCGATCACCACCACACAAGGCAACCGGCCGCCCAACGACCGACGAGACGCCGGAAGTTGGTCCTACGCCGGGCCGGATATAGAGCTGATCACTGCCTCGGCGCACGCCCGCTACGCCGACGGCACCAAAGTCAACAACGCGACCTGCGAGATTGCTTGGTACGACCAGGCCAGCCGCCCCCTGCCGCAGCTCACCGCCACGGCCGCCACCGCGGCAGTCGTCGTGCGTGACCGATTCGACGTGGGCCTCAGCACTTTGGCAGGCGCGGCCGTCGGTACATCCACCCAGCAATGGATCATCAGTGGCGGACAGTGGTCGGTCTCCGCCGGCGCACTGTACGCCACACCCACTCCTGCCGCCAACGGCACCTACCTGACCACTGCAATAACCACCGCGCCTCCCGGCCCCTTCAGCCTCTCAGCCACCGTCTTGTCCCGGCCCGCAGATCCAGGCGCCCTCCAAGGGCTCTGCTTCCACCAGAAAGCACCGCCCGGCGACTTCACCCTGGCCGCACGCGACGGGCTCTACCGCATCCGCACGACCAGCGGCTACCAAGCCGACCTGCTGGCCGCCTACCCAACCCTGGCCGACGGCGACCGGCTGACCGTCACCTGCGACGGCGCACGCACCCTCGTCATCAAGAAGGCCACAGCCGACGGCCTGACCACCACCGACCTTGCGCGCTACACCTACCCTGCCGACCCGGTAGGCGGCTACGTGGGCCTCGCAGAGATCAAGAGGTGACCATGACCAGCATCGTGATCAACGACGAGGCGCTGCTCCAGCCCCACGCCGCAGCCCGACTCGCCTCACACCCGCCCGCTTTAGAAGGCGCGCTCGCCGTACCCGTCAGCGGCTCGGCTCGTGTCGTCTCCGGCGGCCCCGGCGCCGCCTACGCCGATTTCGGGATCACGCCGTACAACACCACCGCCGACAGCACCCGCACGGCACGCATGGACCCGGCTGCTCTCCACGTCCTTTCCGCGGGCACCAGCGACGCCAACGCCGGCTGGCGCCGCAGTGAGATCACCACGACGGTCCCTACCGCGGCCCGCTATGCCGAGGTGCGCCTTCGCCTGCCCTTACTGGCCCAGGGCGCCCAGGTCCAGGCAGGCTCGGTGATGGTCACCCGGCACGCCTCTGTCAATCTGCTGCCGCGCAACGCCGCCTATCACCTGACCTCCTGCTCCTACGCCGGCCAGGCATGCCGAACCGCCCTGTCCGCCGACCGCTCCCTCGTCGGCGCCCGCAGCCTGAAATGCGAGCCGACCGGCACCGACACGTGGGCCGGCCCGCAGCCCACCGCAGCGGCTCTGGCGCGCTTGGAGACCACGAGCAACCCGCTCATCGTCACGGGCTCCGTCACCAACGCCGCGGCGCGGCCGGGCGAGCTGCTGGCGCACTTCTACGACACGGACCAGAAGCTGCTCGCCACGATGACAGCTGCCACTTTCACCACGGACGGGGCCTGGGCCTGGTCGTCGTACCAAGGCATCGTCTCCCCGCCCGCCGGCGCCATCTACGCAGCCGTCACCCCACGTCTTCAGACCACCGACGTCTTCTATTGCGACGCTTTCGGCCTGCGCTACCAGGCCCTGCGACCCACCCGACCCGCACAGCCGTACCAGGCAGCCAGGCACCTGACCCTCGACCTGCGGGCCACCCGCGTCAACCTCGCCCGCAACCCCAGCTTCACCAAGGACGCAGCGGGCTGGCTCACCTATGTACCCGGCACGCCTGACACCGCCGTCTCGGTCGGTTCCTCGGTCGGCCGCACCCGGCCAGGCGCCGCCGTCTTCTCCGCCAACGCAACCGCACCGGAAGCGCCTCCGGTCGGCACGCGCATCGGAATCGGCACCACCACCGGAACGCAGGAGACGGCCACCGCGCTGGAGATCGTCCGCCCCGGCCGACCGCACACCCTGTCGGTGTACGTCCGCGACGAGCCCACGAGCCTGCCCACGCGCCTGTACGTAGAAGTCACCAGCGACATCCCTGGCCAGGGCCTCGCCCGCACCCTGCTGCGCAGCGACACCACCACCGAGGTTCGGCAGACCCATCCCGAGCACACCGACGGCCCTTGGACGCGGCTTCACGTCACCTGGACTCCGCCGACCGGAGGCCACCGCTGGACGACTGCCTGGATCGGCCCGGAGCCCGAGTCCTGGCGTCAGGGGAGCAGCAGCTCCTTCGCAGTTGACGACCTGCTCCTGGAGGAGGGCCCGCTGCGGGAGTACTTCGACGGCGCAGGCCCCGGAGGCAGCCAGCACCCCGACTACCTGTGGGAAGAATGGCGCACGGACGAACACGCCCGCTCGCACTACTACCGAGAACGCCGCACGCTTCAGCGCCGTCTCGCCGAAATGCTGGCCGACCATATTCCGCTCGGAACGCCGTACGACCTGCGGTACGCAGCGCCACCCGGAAACACGGAAATCGGGGGAGAGCGTTGATTGTTGTGCGTCTGAGAGGCGACTAAAGTGTAAGCATCCACGAATACCACACTCAGGAGAATCATGGCGCAGCGCACCGTGCTCGTTGCAGGCACCGGAAGTATCAAGAGGGATGCGGTCTACGAGAACCTGGCTGACTGGCTCGGATACAAAAAGGAGGACGACGATGAGTACCAGCCGACCAGCCGGGCGACGCCGACAGAGTTCGTTTTCCTTGCGCATCCGGAGCTGACGACGAGAACGGTGCAGTACGTCTTCGACTGGACCGGTGCTGCGGAGATTGAATACGTCAGCTTCTACAGCGAAGCCGATGCCGATCACAAGAGCGTCGGGATCGTCAACAAGTACGCGCGCGCCAAATACCCTTGCGCCGACATCGACGACATGCATGCGCAGGCAAGTCCCTTCCTCTCACGCTGCGATGGGGAAACGATCCTTCTGGTGCTCACGGACCCGTCGGAGACTGAAGGCACGGACGCCGGGGTCGACCAGCTCATCGTCGATGTCGCCAAGCACGGCGTGACGGTGCTGGACCTGGGATGCGCTCTTCACGAATACCCGGTGCAAGCAGCCATGGACCGCCTCACCGAGGAAAACTCGGAGGAGGAGTGTGATGAAGAGCCGGCCGAGGTGGAAGGCGCGCCGCAGCCCGAGTCTCTCGACATTCAAGAAGACATCGCGGCGGCCCACCATGCTCAGTCGGCAACCAATGAGCCTTCCGCTCCGCTCCCCCTGGAACATCAGGTAGCCCGACTGGCGCGCACACTGGCTGAGTACATCAGCCTGACAGGGCCGACCTTCGGCGCTGACGAGGAACAGAGTGCCCTTGCCCTGCACGACATACAGGACACCTTGGCCTCCATCGAGAAGGACCTGGCCGCAGACACTCCTGATTCGAAGGAAGAACTCGCCGCGGTACCGGAGAAGCGAGCCGCCAAGGGAAGCGTCGTCAAGCGAGGTTGGTACGACGACGAGGAGAAGGAGTGGAAGCCTGTGAAGGGGCGTCCGCGCAGGAACGTACAGATAGCGGATATCACCTGGAACGATACCGAAGGTAAGTGGGAGCCCGCCGTCTGAGGCAAATGGAAGGCCCCACACCAGCAGTGGGAGAGGAATGCTGGTGCGGGGCCTGATGGGATTGCCGGTTGGAGCCAGGCCGAGCCATCCCGAACAGTATAGGCAGGCGCATATCGCGAAGGCAATACCCGAAATTCCCTCGTGAAGGAACAACTAAAACAGGGCAGTTGGTGTGGGCTCCGTCACGATTGCGGACGGAATGAAAACGGATCGCGGAATGTTTCTCTGGCCGTTACCCAACGCCTGGGTCACCGTTCCGGCAGGTCAGCCGTTTATCACGGCTGCGAAGCTGCCGTCTACTGCTCTATCGCTGAAGAACAACTCGCTATGAATAGTTGCTCCTGAGCTTGCGAAGGATGGGGCGAAGCCCCCGTCACCCACCGCCGTGCCGCAGGGGACGAAACTCTGTCGTCCGGCATCTTTCCGTCCACGGACGTGCCCGCCATCGCTGCGCCTTCGGCTTGCGAGCAAGTGAATACCAACAAAGCGAATGAGTTGGTGACGTCTTGGCGGGTGGGCCGGCGGGTGTTTACGTTTCCAAGGTCAGTTCCACTGCACCGGGAGAGACGGAAACCCATGACCTGGCAGCCACGGAGACTCGAACCCAAGCCGCGGCGCAAGCAGCGCACCAACACTGAGGACGAACTCAACCCTTTGCGGGCGGTGCAGGAACAACTGTGGGAGCAGCCGGAACCTGAGCCTGTCAAGAAGGAGAAGCCGGTAGAGGAATGGAAGGCCAACGACCTCGTCAACTACTGGTCGAGGTGCATCTCCCGAGCCCGCTGGGCTGACCACCTCATCGGCCACACCAATCGAGGCGGCCTCGGCAAGACCTTCCGCGAGGCCCTCGACGCCGGGCACAGCCCGGCCGCCCTCAAGGCCAGCATCGACACCTTCTTCGGCACTCCCCGCTACCACGCAGCAACAAGGCCCTGGACGCTGTACCGCTCGGTCATCAACGAGCTGCTGCCCAAGGCCCCCACGCAGAGCCCTGACCCGTGGGGCGGCGCCCAGCAGACCGAAGTGCCCCGCGAGATCACCGACAACTGGGCCGGGTACACGAAGAAGCCGGCCGACCCGTGGGCCGCGGCAGCGAATCGATGAGGACAGCCAATTCCGCATACCGCTGGCGCCGAATGGGGTTGCCCGGCCGCACTTGGGGAGTTGGGCTCCCTCAGCTCGAAGACCCGCTCGACGAGCTGGTCTCCTTCGTCCTGGACTGGGACTGCCGGTACGTGTCCCAGGCAACGCCCCTCGACGGTTTCCCTGCGGACAGGTCCCGCATTGGCCGCGGCGTGATGCTCTCCGGCGATCCCGGCCGCGGTAAGACCACGGAGGCGTGCGCAGCTCTGGTCAGCGTCTGCACCCGGTACAAGGTCGACGGGCATTTCATCCGCTTCAGCGACTACATCGAGGCGAAGACGCGGCACATCTCCACCTCGTCCAAGGTGGACAAGGGGCTCGGCGGCGAGCTGGCCCTGGCCGCGGTCGAGCGATTCGAGGAGCTGGAAGCCCGGCTGTACTCCGTGCCCCTGCTCGTCCTGGACGACGTCGGCAAGGAGCACCGAACGGCCAGCGGATACGCGACCGGGCAGTTCACCACGCTGCTGCGCCACCGCTACGACGCCATGCTGCCGACCATCGTCACCACCAATCTCCGCGGCGGGGAATGGGCGGCCGTCTACGACGAGTCAGCCGCCTCCTTCGCGATGGAGGCATTCGACATCGTCTACGTCCGCGGGCCCGATTACCGCGCCGTCGCCTGAACTCCTCGCCACTGCTTACCACATCGGATGGACACCCTTGGCGCACGTCGAGCACAAGCTCATATCCAAGATCATCACGAGTGGCGACCTGCGCAGCGCCATCGCCGCCGGCATCAAGCCTCGCCACTTCCACGACCCAGACCGCCGCAGCGTCTACGCCTCCCTCCTCGCCTACCAGCAGGAGTACGGATGCGCCCCCACAGCCGACGTCCTGCGCAAGGACTACCCCACTTTCAAGCTCCTCGATGTTGAAGAGCCGCTCGCCTACTTCATTGACTCCATCCGCGAGACGAAGAAACGTGCCCTCACAGAAAAGGGCCTGACCCTCGCCGCGGAAACGTGGGAAGAAGGCGACACCGAGGAAGCGCTGCGCCTGGTCCGCGAGATGCTCCAGACCATCGCGGACGACGTGCCGTCCGGCGTCGACTACGACCTGGCCCAGACCGGCGACGAGCGCCTGGAGCGCTACCAGCAGTACGCGGAACTCGACGGCGAACTCCGCGGCCTGCCCACCGGTTTCGACTCGCTGGACAAGGCGACCGGAGGGCTCCAGCCTGGGCAGCTTATTGTTCTCACGGGCCTCGCTAAATCCGGAAAGACGCAGCTCGCACTCACAGTGGCCCAGCACATCAACTCGCTGGGCTACACCGTCCTCGTCTTCTCCTTCGAAATGGTCGCCTCCGAGCTGAGCGAACGCGTCGACGCCATCGCGGCGAAGGTGTCTCTGACCAAGCTCCGGTCCGGCGAGCTGGACAAGCTCGAATTCAAACGGCTGGAGAAGGCCATCCGCAAGATGGAGGAGGCCGCGACGCCCTTCGTCATCTCCGAGGACGTCAAGGCCACCACCACGCTCGGCTCTATCCAGGCGAAGATCGACGAAGTCAAGCCCGACGTCGTCCTCATCGACGGCATCTACTTCCTCCGTGACGAAATCACGGGCGAGAAGATGACGAACGCGGCGCTCACCAACATCAGCCGAGGCAGCAAGCAACTCGCGCGGGCCTGCGCCATTCCCGTGATCGTCACCACGCAGTCCCTCCGGTCGAAGTTGGGGGCGGGCGGTCTGGCCGCCGGCAGTGTCGGCTACACCTCCGCCTTCGAGCAGGACTGCGATGGGCTGTTCGGCGTGGAAGCCACCGACGTACCAAAGGAGTCCAAACTCAAGATCATGGCCTCCCGGAACTGCCCCACCGATGAATTCCTCCTTGTATGGGATTACGAGACGTCGACCTTCCAGGAGGCCAAGGTCGACTTCGGCTACGGGCAGGGGGATGATGATGCCGCGGACGACGAGTGGTTCGACCGCCGGGCGGCGTGACGATCTCATCCCCGGAGACGTACTGTCCGCCCTGGCCGACCTCGACGTAGAGATCCTTGGTGACGACGGAGATAACGTCCGCATCCGCTGCCCCGCCCACCTGTCGCGTACAGGCAAGGTTGACCGCCGGCCTTCCTGCTACGTGCACACCGGAAGCGGCCAGTTCATCTGCTTCTCCTGCGAGTGGGCAGGCTCCTTCGCACGCTTCGTGGCATTCATGCAGAGCACCGATTCGGCACACGCGAACGCCTGGATCGCCTCGAAGGGCACCATCGGCCGCGCCCTTCGGCTGCTCAAGGGTGACGGCCGTCACCGCGAAGTTGAGCCGGGCGAGCCGGTGTCCGAGGCGCAGATGGTCCTGTTCACCACTCCGCCTGAAGCCGCTCGACGCAAGCGCGGCCTGACGCTCGAAGCCTGCGAGAAATTCGGGGTCCGATGGGACTTGACCCGCCGCTGCTGGATACTGCCCATCCGCACCGCGGAGGGCCAGTTGCTCGGGTGGCAGGAGAAGTCGAAGCGGCACTTCCGCAACTACCCCGATGGCGTCTCGAAGGGGGAGACACTCTTCGGTGCCCACATCGACTTCGACGGCCCTCTGGTGCTGGTGGAATCCCCTCTGGACGCCGTGCGGCTCTACTCCGCAGGAATCGAGGGTGGTAGAGCGACCTTCGGTGCTCACGTGTCGCGCGAGCAGATGAGCCTGGCTCTCGGTACGGCGGACACCATCGTCCTCGCCCAGGACAACGACGCGGCCGGCCGGTCCGCCCGCGCCAAGCTCTACTACGCCTACCGCTGCAAAGGCAGCGTGCTCAAGTATTGGCATTACTTGGACACGGGGGCGAAAGACCCAGGCGAGATGACCGACGAAGAGATCCGGGCCTGCTATGAAGCCTCATACACGCCCCTCCGCCGACGCCTCAAGCAATCCGCGGCATACCGAGTAACACAAGTCCAGAGCTAGGGGCGAGCCTTAGCGGGTGTTCACCGGCAAACTGCACCCGTATCAAGAGGTCGACTTCTCGCGAATAGTCGAGAGAGGCTCCATGCTGTGCGCCTACACCATGGGGCTCGGCAAGACCGTGCTGTCTATAGCCGTCATGGAGGAGTGGCTCGCTCAGGACGATGTCGAGACCTGCATGATCGTGGTACCCGCGTCTCTGAAGTGGCAGTGGGCCGAGGCGCTGGCCCGCTTCACCGACGTGCCCACCAAGCGGCGTCCGGTGGGGCGGGCTTTCGTCGTGGTCCCGGACGACTCCGCCTGTGTCGTGGTCGACGGCTCGAAGGCCCAGAAAGAGCGGCAGTACGAGCAGATCCTGGCGCAGCAGCCGGAGTACGTGATTCTCAGCTACGAGGCCGTCATCCACGACTGGCAGCGCGTACGGAAGATTCGGCCGGACGCAGTGGTTCTGGACGAGGCGAGTTTCATCAAGAGCTTCCGGGCACAGCGGTCGAAGAAGCTGAAGCGGCTCACGGCCAGCTACCGGCTCGGCCTGTCTGGCACCGTCATCGACAACGGCCAGCCCGAGGAACTGTTCTCCATCTTTGAATGGGTGGATCCCGAGGTGCTCGGCCGCTGGGACCTCTTCGACGCGGCCTTCATTCAACGCTCCCGCACCGGAATCCCACTGGCGTACAAGAACCTGCCGCTGCTGCACAAGAAGCTGCGGACGGCGATGATCCGCCGGACCTACCGAGATCCTGACGTGGCGCCTTTCATGCCGGCGGTCCGGGAGAAGGAGTTGCCGGTGCGGCTTGATGGCCAGACGCGGGCGGCCTACGCCCACATCGCCCGCGACCTCCTGGACGAGCTGGACAAGCTGGGTGGCGCTGGGCAGAGCCTGGACCTGGCCGCGTTGTACGCCGGGCGAGCAGACACCGGAACCGCTGTCCAGGGCCGGGTCATGGCTCGCCTCAGCGCCCTTCAGATGCTCTTGAACTACCCATCGCTGCTACTGGATTCGGCGGACGCCTACATGGCCGGGGAGGGCGGAAGCCAGTACGCCGCGCAGCTCATGGAGGCTGGCGTGCTCCAAGGACTGGGTTCCCCGAAGTTCGATGCCGTCACTCATTACCTCCGACGGCGCCTGCTGGCCGACGCGGACCTGAAGATCGTGCTCTTCGCCTTTCACAAGGGCGTGCTGCCGCGGCTGGCTCAGGCCCTGGAGCAGTGGGGGTCGGTGCAGTTCACCGGCGACATGAATGCCAGGCAGAAGGCAGAGTCCAAGGCCCTCTTCGCCCACGATCCAGCGGTACGGCTCTTCCTCGCCAGTGATGCCGGCGGGTATGGCTTGGACCTGCCGCAGGCCCGGTTGCTGATCAACTTCGATCAGCGGGACTCCGCCGGCGCCATGGACCAGCGCAACAGCAGACACGTGCGGGCCAGCTCCGAGTTCGCGGAGGTAGAGGTCGTTCACGTGCTGGCCGAGGACACGATCGAGGAGCGGCGAATGGAGCGGCTGACCGTGAAGCGGCGTACGACCGGCGCCATCCTCGATGGCCGCGGCGCTGATAAGGACGGGCGCGTGGTCAGCGATGCGGAATCGCTGCGTGTCCATCTGGAGCGCTTCCTCAGCGCTGACACGGCGAAGTTGGCGTCACATCTGGCGGCCTAAGCGCTCGGCAACAGTTGATACACGCAGGCGGTTTGCAAGCTGCAAGATGCACTTTGACCTGCATGTTCTCCGGTTAGTCGGTTTGGGTCTGACGGGCTCTGACACGCAAGCGTGCAACTTATGTGCTCCTATTGTGCAGGTGCACAGTTCATGTAATGTGCTCCTGCCGCTGGTCAAGCGGAACGGCATTCAGCAAGCCAGAGGAGACCCATGCAGTTCAGCGACGCCCCCGTTACCCGCACCGCCGCCACGTCCGAAACCGACCTGGAACGCCTGGCTGCCGCGTACACGTACATCCGCAACCGCGTCGAGCCTCAGACGGCGGAGCTGAACCAGCTGAAGAAGAAGTTGAGCGCCATGACGCAGCAGCTCGGCGTCCGCGACGAAAACGGCTCCTACACCGTCGCCCTCCAGCGCTCCTACGACGTGGGCGACAAGCGGGTCTCCGGACTGAAGTGGCAGCGCTCAGTGACGAGGATCGCTGACGAGGAGGCCGCAGAGCGCATCGCCAAGAAGAAGAAGTGCACCGGCCGCCTCTTCCCCCGCCAGCCCGTCTTCGACCCGCAGGAGGTCTACGTCCTCTTCCAGGAAGGGCGCCTCACCGAAGAGGAAGTCGACGAGATATTCCCCGAGAAGGAGACCTTCTCCTTCGTCCTCGTGAAGGAGCAGTAGGAGATGCGCGACTGGGAGCGAGAATTCGCTGTCATCGCGGGCGGCCAGAAACAGAACGCCCCCGCCTACTACCCCGGGTCCAACCGACGCATCCGAAGCGTCAACCCGGCCACCATGCGCCTGGTCACACCCGAACCCGAGCCGGAAGTCACCTGGGATGCCAAGCCACGCATCTACCGACTCGGCGGTGAACTGAAGGAATTCTTCTCCATCGGGCACCTTGCTCTCGCGCTCAACCGCCGCCCGGTCACCATCCGCAAGTGGGAGCGCCTCGGCATCATCCCCGCCCCCACCTTCGTTGTCCGCGGCAAGTCGCCCCGAGGCGACCGGCGACTCTACACCCGCGCCCAGGTCGAAGGAATGATCCGCATCGCCACGGAAGAAAACATCCTCCACCACGAGGGCGAAGGTATCCACATTTCCACCACTAACTTCTCTACGCGCGTTGTCGCACTCTTTAAGGACCTGTCCGAAACGACTGAGGGAGATCGCGCTGCATGACCGTTGCCGTTAAGCGCCTGACCGAGCGATACAACATGGGCAGCTATGAGCACATCGAAGTAACCGCCGAAGTCGAATACGACCCCGAGGCCACGGACATCGTCGAAGTCGAAGACCAGCTCGACGTAATGCTCGCCCGCGAACGCCTCCTCGCCCGGCAGCACACCACCGAGGAGAACAGCCTCGCCCACGTCCACCCGGCCCTGACCAAGCCGCACACCAAGAGGAGCTAACCATGGCGCGCAGAGCGACGTTCGCCGATGACGATCTCGACGAGACCATTTCGGAGGAACGGCCCCGCCGCTCCAGGCATGCAGACGATGACGACCGGCCGCGGAAGCGTCCCCGCCGGCCCACCTTCGATGAGGACGATGAGGACGTGGAGGAGCGCCCCAAGCCGCGGCGCTCCCGTACTTCTGAGGACGACGAGTCCGAGCGTCCCAAGCGACGTCCGCGCGGCCGGCGGAGTGCTGATGACGAAGACGAGGGCCGGCCGACTGCCCGGAAGAACGCAGCACGGCAGGCCGCAGCTGGCGGCTGGGACAGCTTCGACGCACTGGGCAGCGGCGACAAGGGCGATTTCGAGGCCAAGAACGCCCTGCGGCTGAAGATCACAAATGATCCGACGCTGATCAAGCTGCTCGACTCGGCGCCCTTCGACAGCATGGGCGTGCACTGGGTGCAGGAGATCAAGTCAGGCAAGCGGAGTTTCCGGTGTCCCGGCGAGAACTGCTCCCTGTGCGACGACCTGGACCACTACGCCCGCAAGCTGGCCTACTTCAACGTGGCCGCCTTCGACGAGGACACCGAGCAGTGGGAAAACCGCGTCTGGGAAGTTGGCGTCAAGCTCGGCCGTAAGCTCAAGGCCCTGAATGAGGACAAGAAGCGCGGGCCCATCGACAAGCCTACGCTGTACTTCTCCATCTCCAAGACTGGCAAGGGTACCTCCACCGAGTACCACCTCGACGCTGTCAAGGCGCGCGACCTCGATGAGGACTGGGGTGTCGACGAGATCGACGAGAAGACCTACAAGGCTCTGAACGAGAATCGATTCACTGAGCAGTGGGAGCGCATCAGCAAGCCCGAGGAACTGCGCCGTGTCGTGAAGCGGCTGCTGGACGACTCTGAAGACGACGAGGACGACGACTACTAAGCCCCTTTCGCGTCCCTACCCGACCGGCCCGCCTCTGTGTCCCCCAGCAGGGAGGCGGGCCTTTCAGTGCCGAGAGCGGTTAATGAGTCACGTCATCCTCACCAAAGAAGACCTCACCGAAGCAGTCGAGTACTTCAAGCGCCAGGATGCCTACGCCTTCGATGTGGAGACCGTCGGAGAGCACCGCGGCGTCCCCAGTCAGAACCAGGTCACGTGGCTGTCCATGGCCACCTACGGAGCGACCGTCGTCATCCCGATGGGACATCCCAACGGCGACACGCTGATCTCCAAGGCCACCCGGAAGAAGAACAAGCAGACCGGGAAGTTCGATGCCATCCCCGCAGTTTGGGATGAGCCGCCGGCCCAGCTCCGGCCGAGTCAAGTCTTCGAGGCCCTGGAGCCACTTCTCTTCCAGGAGCGCTACCGAAAAATCGCGCAGGGGGCGGTATTCGACCTCGTCAGCGTCGCCAAGTACTACGACGAGCAGCCTCCCGTGCCTCGGTACGGCTGCACCCTCGTAGCGTCCTGGCTCCTGGACGAGAACCGGCTCAACGGTCTCAAACCCCGGGTGATCGAGGAGTACGGCCACAAGTACGACACGGAGAACGTCGGCAAACGCGTAGAAATCCACCCGTTCTCTAAGATCGCCCGCTACGCGTACCTCGACGCCCGCTACACCTGGCTGCTGTGGCAGAAGATGGTCCCGCTGCTCCAGGCCGAGGGCCTCTCCCGCGCCATGAGCATGGAGCTTCAAGTCCTTCAGGCCCTGCTCGACATGGCGCTCACCGGCGCACCGGTCGACATCGAGGCCCTGCGACGGCTGGACGTGGACCTGGCCCGCCAGCTCGAAGGGATCGTCGAGAGGGTCTACAAGGCCGCGGGCAAGGTCTTCAACATCAACTCCTCGCAGCAGAAGGCCGACATCCTCTTCGGTATGAAGTCGGCCGGCGGGCAGGGTATCAAGCCCCGCAAGCTGACCAAGGGCGGTAAGAAGAAGCGCCGCGACGGCGAGAAACCCACCCTCTACGACTACTCCACCGACGCCGAAGAGCTAAAGCGGCACAGCGACAATCCGGTCTGCGCCACGCTCCTCGAATACCAGGAAGTCAACAAGCTCCACGGCACGTATGTGCAGGGCTACCTGGGCAACGAAAAAGAAGGAAAGCCGTCGATCATCTTCGACGGAAGCATTTTCCCCACCTTCAAACAGTACGGGACCGTGACCGGCCGCTTCAGTGCCTCAGAGCCGAACCTCCAGAACGTCCCCAGACCCGGTACCGAGCTGGGCAAGGCCGTCCGCGGCCTGTTCATTGCCCCTCCGGGGAAGGCCCCGGTTCTCACAGACGCTGGGGCACGGGAGCTGGGCTGGAAGTTGCTGGTAGCGGATTACGGGCAGATTGAGCTGCGCGTCATCGCTCACTTCCTTGGCTATGGAGCTTGGTACGACGGCTTCCATGCAGGCATAGATGCGCACACCGCCACCGCCTCCGCCGTCTTCGGCGTAAGCCCCGAGAAAGTGACGACCGACCAGCGCAACCGATCCAAGACCCTCGCCTTCGCCGTACTGTTCGGGGCGGAAGCCGAAACGGTAGCCAAATCGATGGGAGCCTCTGTGGCAGAGGCGGAAGACTTCCTCGCCCTCCAGGCGCGCACCATGCCTGAGGTCGGGAAATTCAAGGCGTGGCTCATCAGAGACGCGCTGAGTCACGAGGTCCCACACATCCGCACGCTCATCGGACGCAAGCGCCGACTGCCGGACCTGGCCAGCTCGGTGCGATGGATTCGTGCTCGTGCAGAGCGGCAGCTCCTCAACTCATTGGTCCAGGGATCGGCCGCCGACATCAACAAACTCGCGCTCATTCGCATGGGGCACTTGTGCCGGCAAAACAGAGAATGGTTGCGCCTGAGCCTCACAGTGCACGATGAGCTGGTGGTCCACTGTCGAGAGGACAAAACCGAAGAAGGGGCCGCGCTGCTCCAGCAGGCAATGATCGGAACGGAAATTCAGAAGCTGATCAAAGTGCCCCTCACCGCGGACGTCAAGGTGTGCGACCGATGGTCGGAGGCAAAGTGATGACTAACTATCAGGAGACTCAAGATGAGTAATTTCTGGGCACGAGCCGTAGGAGCACCCACACCGCCGGCACAGGCAACCCCATCGAGCGCACCGCAGCCCGCACCTCCCTCAGCGGCTCCGACAAAGGCACAGTCGGCCGCGTCCGTATCCCGCTGTCCCAACTGTGCGAGCGGCAATTACATGGCTCCGCCGACCGCCCCCGCGGCGCTCCGCTGTTACGACTGTGGCTACCCGAAGCTCCACTCCACCTCCGGCATGGTCGCCTCATCCTCCGACGGCGATCCCAAGCCCGCCCGGGGACAGGTGGCAGGAAGCGCTTCCCTTAGCAGCATCGTCGGCCGCGTCGGATAACCAAGGACCCCCACATGACTCTCATAGACAGCAGCGGCGACCTCGCCGACCCCTACCAGGCATACATCGCCAAGAGCCGCTACGCCCGCTGGCGGGACGACGTAGGCCGGCGCGAGACCTGGACCGAGACCGTCGACCGCTACTTCGCCTTCATGACCGACCACCTCAAGACCAAGCACGGCTACATCCCGGACAAAGCGCTCGCCTACTCGCTGCGCCAGGCCGTACTCAACCACGAGGTGCTGCCGTCGATGCGCGCCATGATGACGGCCGGAGGAGCACTCGACCTGTCCGCCATCGCGGGATACAACTGCGCGTACACACCGCTGGACGACCTCCGAGCCTTCTCCGAAGTCCTCTTCATCCTGCTCAATGGCACCGGCGTGGGCTTCTCCGTCGAACGCCGCTACGTCGACCAGCTCCCGCCCGTCGCCCACCCCCAGCTCGACCTCGGCACAGTGCTGTGGGTGGGCGACAGCAAGCTCGGCTGGGCTGAGGCTTTTGCCGCCCTGCTGGACATGGTGTGGATTCAGGGCCGCGTCCCCACGGTCAACTACGACCGCATCCGACCCGCCGGCTCCAGGCTGAAGACGTTCGGCGGCCGTGCGTCAGGGCCGGAGCCGCTGAAGGATCTGTTCGAGTTCACCGTGGAGCTGCTGCGTGTCGCCCAGGGCCGGAAGTTGCGGCCGATCGAAGCTCATGATCTGGCGTGCAAGGTGGCGTCGGTGGTGGTGGTTGGTGGTGTGCGCCGGTCGGCGATGATCAGCCTCTCCGACCTGGACGACCAGGAGATGGCCCAGGCAAAAGCGGGGGAGTGGTGGATCGCCCACCCCTACCGGGCCCTTGCCAACAACTCCGCCGTCTACCACGACACCGTCACTCGGGAGCAGTTCGACGCCGAGTGGCAGACGCTGCGGGAATCGGGCAGCGGTGAGCGCGGGATCTTCCACCGAGACGCGGCCCGCAGGATCGCCGCGCGCTGGGGCCGGCGGGACGCCGACACCGAGTACGGCACCAACCCGTGCAGCGAGATCATCCTGCGCCCTCGGTCCTTCTGCAACCTGTCCACCGTCGTCGTACGCCCGCAGGACGACCTGCTCGACCTGAAGCGCAAGATCAGCCTGGCGGCGATCCTCGGCACCTGGCAGGCAACTCTGACCGACTTCCCCTTCCTGCGTGAGGAATGGTCACGCAACGCGGAAGAGGAGCGCCTCCTGGGCGCCTCTATGACCGGGATTTTCGGAAACCCGCTCCTGGTGGACGGCCACGGTCGCCAGCTGAAGAACGACGTGCTGGAACAACTGCGCCACGAAGCCCGCGTCGCCAACGAGCTGGAGGCGGAGCTGCTTGGCATTCCGGCCTCGGCTGCCATCACCGCGGTCAAGCCTGAGGGCACGACGTCTCAAATGACCGGTGTGTCGTCCGGCCTGCATCCGCCGCACAGCCCCTACTGGGTGCGGACCGTGCGCAGCGATGTGAAGGACCCCATCTCGGACTTCCTCATCGACTCCGGCGTTCCCTACGAGAAGGACGTACTCAACGATACGAATTGGGTCTTCTCGTTCCCCCAGCGGGCCGCTGCCGGCGCTCTGACGCGAGACGACCTGAGCGCTGTTGAGCACCTGGAACTGTGGCTCGACTACCAGCGCCATTACTGCGAGCACAAGCCGTCCGTGACGGTGTCCGTCCGAGAAACGGAGTGGGACGGGGTACGAGAATGGGTGTGGCAGCACATCGACGAGATGTCAGGAGTATCGTTTCTTCCCTTCTCTAACCATACGTATCAGCAGGCGCCTTACCAGGAGTGCCAGGAAGACGCTTACCGTGAGCTGAAGAGCAAGATGCCGCGTTTGTTCTGGTCGGAGCTGGTGCATTACGAGACCTCGGACCAGACCATCGGGTCGCAGGAATTGGCCTGCGCAGCAGACGGATGTGATCTGAAGTAGGAGGAACTTATGGCAAGCGAAGCCGAAGCGGCGGTAGCCGCAGCCCTGAAGAGCGTGTCCTCGGGACTGGAAGACCGGATGGAACACTTCTCTGCTGACTACGACCCGGAAGGCGACGAGGCAAACTACCCCTGGGCGCTGGGCGAGCTGGCAGATGAGCTGCGCCTCGCAGCGGACGACATCACCGCTTAGCAACTCCAGTTGGTAAGTAAGCCCCCGAACCTGGCTCGGGGGCTTCTCCATGCCACAGCTCTTTACCTTTTCGTGACGGAGGGTACCAACATTAGCTTGAGACATTAAGCGGCAGTCGCGCATAGTCTCCTCGCATCGAAATCGCAGGTAAACCCACTTGCCTGGCAATGATGAGGGGAGGACATTCATGGCCCTGACCGATGAAGCGGTCGCTCTCATGGCCAAGATAAACAAGCAGTACGGAGCAGGAAGCCTCGTTGTAGCCAGCTCCCTTAAGAACTCCGGGCAGCTCCCTACAGGAATTCTGTCCCTTGACCTGATCCTCGGCGGCGGGTTCCCTCGCAATCAGTGGAGCGAGGTCATCGGGATGGAAGGCAGTGGAAAGACAACTGTCTGCCACAAGCTCATATCCCACAATCAGGCGGCTAACCCGGACTTCACTGCGCTGTGGATCGCGGCCGAGGCGTACGACAGAGACCAGGCCGCCATGATCGGAGCCAACCCCGACCAGGTCATCGTCCACGCCACCAACCGGATGGAAGAGGCTTTCCAGGTCGCCATCGATGCGGCCGAGGCCCGTGCCGTCGACCTCATCGTCCTGGACTCCTACCCCGCCCTGGTGCCAGACGGCGAAGCCGAAAAGGACATGGACGAGGCATCCATGACGCTCGGCGCCCGGCTCATGGGAAAGTTCTTCCGGAAGGTCGGCAAGGAAACCGGCCGCGCCACAACGGACGACACTCGCCCCGTCACCGGAATCATCATCAATCAGTGGCGCGAGAAGATCGGCGGCTTCTCCCCGCAGGGCACCCCCAAGACCACACCCGGCGGTCTCGCGAAGAACTTCGCCTACTACTCACGCGTCGAAGTCTCACGAGCTGACTGGATAGACGAAGCGCGCCCCGGAAAGGGAAAGGCCCGCATCGGCCAGGTCATGCGCTTCCGCACCATCAAGAACAAACAGATCGCCGGGCAGAAGGTCTCGGAGACCGACTACTACTTCGAAGACGCCAAGACCACCGCGCTCCGCGCCGGCGACTTCGACATCGGCAAAGACCTCTATCTGTGGGCGCTCTTCTACGACATCCTCACCCGCCGCGGCAGCTACTTCGATTTCGGTTCCCACACCTGGAAGGGCAAGGACCCGGTCCTCGCCGCCATCCGAGAAGACCTCGACCTCCAGGAAGAACTCAAACAAGCTGTACTCACGGCCGCAGACCCACGTACCCACCAAGCCCTGGAGGCAGCATGATCCTGACCATCCTGTGGTTTCTCGACGCCCTGCTCGCCATCAACGCCATCGCGTGTTTCGTCTCAGCCTGGATGGCCCGGAGCGACTGCCGGCACATGCAGGAGATTTTCGACGAGCTGGTGAAGCGTCGAGACAGCCCGGAGAAGCCATGACCGTCAGCGGCACCAAGCGCAGCCAGCGCCAGGAGCAGCGACTAGCTACCCGGTACGACGGCCGGTGCAACCCCGGCTCGGGCAACGGCTGGATCTTCAAGAACGACGTTCGCTCCGATCGGTTCTCTTTCGAAGCAAAAACCACGACGAAGAAGTCCTACCCCCTGAAGCTTGACGAGCTGCTGGCCGCGGAGAAGCACGCACTGATCTCCGGTCGGGAGATGGTCTTCGTCACCGAAATCGGCGGACGCAACTGGATGACAGTCAGCCAGGACACTTTCGACTTCCTTGTGGAAGAGAGCGGCGATAGCTAGTGGCTCTCTTCTCCCGCAAGGCAGCGCCTGACTGGAGCGCGGGAGACGATCCAGAAGCAGAAGCGAAGTGCCGGAAGTTCCCTACGCCTCATACCAACAAGAACGATCCGTGGTTCCACGATATGAACCACGCGCGCGACATCTGCAACGGCACTAATGACGGTGTCGTCTGCCCGATGCGTTCCTTGTGCCTGACGCAAGCCATGGTCAACTGCGAACGCAACGGCGTCTGGGGCGGCCTCGGACAGCACGAACTCGGATTCATGCGCAAGAAGTACCGACACCACCCCGAGAAGTGGCAACGCGTCCACAGCCTCCTCCTCGCCATCGCTGATGCAAAGGAGAAAGCCCGTGACTGATGCTCAAGAAGCCTTCTGGTCACGGGTCCACAAGACCGACACCTGCTGGAAATGGACCGGAGGTACTCGCGGTAATGGCTACGGCACCTACTGGGTGGACGGGAAGCGCTACTACGCCCACCGCTACAGTTACTACCTCACCTATGGGGTCATGCCAGCCGGAGTCATTTTGCACCACTGCGACAACCCCATATGCATCCGCCCCGACCATCTCTCCGACGGCACTCAGGCGGACAACGTACTCGACATGTGGGCCAAGGGCCGCGGCAGCGCACCACCACTCCACGTCGGAGAGGCCCATCACCAGACCCGACTGACCGCAGCCGACATCCTCCGCATCCGTACGCGATACACCGCCGGCGCATCCCAGCAAGCTCTGGCCGACCAGTACGGACTCGCGCGCTCCACCGTCGGAAAGATCGTACGAGGTCAGTCCTGGCGGCACGTACATGCACAGACAAAGGCAGCAGCATGAAGGCCCCACGCCCTCGCCGGACGGTCAAGAAGCCTCCCCCTAGCCTCGATGACCTGTTCGCATCTCGCCGCAGCGAAGAATCGTTTCTCGCCGCAGCAAAGACGCACGTCGTCAATAAGAATGCAGCCGACACTAGTCGGCGTCAGGACATCATCCATCCATCCGAGGTCGCCAAGGCCGACTGGTGCCCCCGTGCCACGTATTTGCGAATCTCCACTGGCATCTACCACAAGGAGAAGTTCGGCTTCCAATCGCTCAACATCTTTGACCACGGCCACGAAGTCCACCGCAAGTGGCAGAACCGAGCCTGGGAGATGGACTGGCTCGAAGGTAATTTCAAGTGTCTGAACTGCGGAGAAGTGCGTTGGGCGAAGAGCCCCGACATCTGCGACGTCTGTAGGTCGAGCGCTCTGGAGTACGCCGAAGTCCCGCTCCGCGCCACCACCACCCACCAGATATCCGGCCACGCCGACGGCCTTCTAGCCCCCATCAGCAAGATCCTCGAAGTCAAGACAGTGGGGGAGGGGACCTACCGCTTCGAGCACCCAAAGCTCCTGACGGCGCACAGCCGCAAGGACGCCGACGGTGCCCCCTACGTAGACGTCAAGAAACTGTGGGCCAACACCACGGTCCCGTTCCCCTCACACCTGCGTCAGGTCCAGATCTACATCTGGCTCGCCAATCAGATCCCCGGCGTAGAGGTCGACGGCGCGGAGTTCATCTACGAGTCCAAGATGCACCAGGCCGTCAAAAGCTTCACGGTCAAGACGAACTTCGACCTCGTCGCTGATCGCATACACACCTGCCGCGAAATCAAGCTCCGGCTCGTAAAGAAGGACCGCCCGCCGGCCTGCCCCAAGGGCGGCTGCAAGGACTGCACGGCCTACGAGGAGAGAGATGGCGCAGCCACCCGACGACGCGGCGCCGACGCTGGCACGGCAGACCGCACGGCGCCTGCGTCTGAAAGGTCTGAGACTTCCGCAACGCCCCGGCGAGGAAACCCCGGAGCTGCCGGCGGACCTGACCGACCTGAGCGACGACGAGCTGATGACCCTCTTCGTGCAGATGACGACCTGGGCCGAGTTCGCCGGAACACGGCTCGCTCAGGCGGCAGTCGACGAAAAGCAGGCTGAGACCGACCTCGACCGCCTGCGAGCCATCGCCGCGGTGAAGGCCCGCACCGAGAAGTCCGTCACCGCACAGAAGGCCGCCGCGGCTGCCGACCCCGACGTCCTGGCCGCGGTCGACACCTACAACGCGACCTACGCGAGCCGGAAGTTGCTCGACGCCCTCTATACCGGCCTGACAGCGAAAGCCGCGGTCGTCTCCCGCGAACTGACGCGCCGCGTCGGCCGCCACGACAGAGAGAGCCGGGCCCAACGCTGGAATACCTGAGAGGAAAACATGCGCACCGAACAGATGTGGCTCCACAAGAGCCTCACCAAGCTCGCGGTACTTACCAATGTCCACACCGGTATCTACCAGGCGACCGTTTACAACCTGACGACTGGTCGGCGTACCTCTGTGCACATCCGTCCGGCGAGCCTGCTCAAAAATTACCGACCCATATCGAACTGAGAGGTACACCATGACGATTCGCTTTCGGCTGAGCAGCCACACCAAGGTGCACCATCTCATGGTCGACACACAGCGCACAGGAGAGCTGAAGTCCGGAGGCGTCGGATTTTCTCTCATGCTGGACGCAACCGACCTGGCAGCCCTGCGCAAGGCTGTAGGTCCGGCCGATACCGTCATCGAGCTACAGCGTCAGCTCGACAACGCGCTGGGCGTCAAGGCGGAGCTGACGAAGGAGGTCGAGAGTCTGACCGGTGAGATGGCTAAGCTCAAGCAGAAGCTGGCGGATGAGACTGAAGCGCACAAGGTTTGCGATGCCATGGCGGACCAGGCGAATCGAGATGCGAGCAAAGAACATGTTCGCCAGTCCAAGGAAGTCGCCGAACTCAAGGAAAAGGTCAACAGTCTTCAGCAGGCCAAGAACATTCTCGACGATCGTTGTAAGCGGCTGTCCGAGCAGAACCGGCGCCTGTCCACTCCCGCGCCTATCCCTTTTGGCCTGCTGACCAACCGGACGGCCTCCTGCGGCTCCACGATCCTTCATCGGAAGTATGAGAAGACGCTCGCGGAGTTGAAGATTGCACGTGCTGATGCGGAGAGCAGTAAGACTGCCTATCAGGAGCTGCTGACCAAGTGGCTGGCGGGGAACAAGTGATGACCCAGAGCGCCACCGTCTGCGCCTGCGGCTACGAAATCGGCGAAGACGAAGAGCGTGAATACATCGACGACGAAGTCCTGTGCTCAGTATGCCGAATTGAGCCCTTCGCTGCTTAGGAGACCCGTGAGCAAGCTGACCAAGCAGATGATTGTCCCTGGCCAGGTCTGGGCCGACAAGGACAGGCGCCGGCAGGGACGCACCGTCCTTGTTGACAAGGTCGACGACTACTACGTACACGTCACTACGCTGACCAATAGCCTCCGAACCCAGTCCCAGGTGGACGCAGGCCGCCACCAGTTGGACAAGCGCAACTTGACGTCCAAGGTCTTGCGCAGCCGCTTTGGCTCCGACTGCTACCGCCTGCTGAGCCAGGACAAGGTCGCGGTGCTCCAGTTCCCGTATGCCTGCGCTAACGGCCAGCCGCATAAGTGGCTGCCTGTGCAGACGTTCCTCTCCAGCCTGCCGCACGCTGAGGTCGTCCTGGTCTGCCAGCGGCTCGACTGCCTGGCACATACCATCCGACGCAGCCGCTACGTCACGGACGCGGTCCTCCCCGGCGAGCTGGCCGCATGAGGCAGGTCGACGAGGACGCGGCTGAGGTCTTTCGAGTGGTCCGCATCGTCACGTACAGGAACGGCGGTCGACGCCGATTCTGCTACGGCCCCTACCCCACCATGCCCTCCGCGAAGGGAGCCCGGTCCGTGCTGCAACGAGATCGTCCCCGCTCCTGGGAGGGCGCGGCCTCCTACGACTACGAGATACAGCGTGCGACCACTCAGTGGGAGACCGTGTGACGTATGCGTTCGTCGGGATCGACCAGTCCTACAGCGGTTTCGGCTTCGCGGTCTACTGCCATCCGAGCGAGATATATCAGACCAAGACCGGCAAGTGGGAAGCCGCGAAATTCGCGTCCCAGAGTGATCGGCTCACCAAGATCTTCCGCGACGTTCAGATGATGCTTTCCAGCGTCCATTGCGCTTTCGGAGGAATAGAAGCCGTGGCGATGGAAGGCTACTCCCACGGATCGAAGTTCCAGCGCGAAACCCTCGGAGAACTCGGGGGAGCAGTCAAGCTAGCCATCACCGAGATAGCCGGCGTCTACTCCTGGCGCCACCCCATCATCGTCCCTCCGCCCACCCTCAAGAAGTACGTCACCGGAAAGGGCACGGCCACCAAGCAGGAGATGCTCGACACCGTAGCCCGCCGCTACGGAGCCACCTTCTACGACGACAACTTGGCCGACGCCTACGCTCTGGCCCGCGTCGCCTGCTCCGTGTACACCGGCAAGGGAAGCAAGGATGAGCTAGCCGCCCTGGAGAAACTCAAGAGCCCGACCAGGCTCAAAACAGTGGCATGAACAGAAGGCCCTCGCGCCAGCGGGGGCCTTCGCTATTACCACAATGAGAAAACGCCTACCTACCCTCGATAGCGAATAACAAGCGGCTGCCGAGGGCGCAGGAGGCCACCTTGAGCGAGCACATCATTTCGTCCGGCCAGTTCCCCACCATGGGCAAGTCGATGGCTCTGGCGAGCACCTACGTCCAGCCACAGGGCGGCACGCCCGTCAAGAAGAAGGGCAACGCCAAGGGGGGCAGTGCCTATCCCGAGCACGCCACCGGCATTAAGGCCCGCAAGCTCGACCGCGTCGGCATCGGCGCCATTCGTGCCGACCGCCACGTCTCCAATGTGCCCATCGCTAGCGCTACCGGTCGCAACGTCAAGATCATGCCGACCAAGTTCTGCACGGATGGTAAGTAATGCTCCCCGCCATTCTCGGCGCCGCCCGCGCTGTGCTGCCCACCCTCGCCCGGTCCGCAGCGCCAGCAGCCGCAGGTGCCAACACATCACGCGTGCTGAGCGCTGCCCAATTCGGCGCCGCGGCGGCCAGCTCGTCCTCCGACGAGACGCAGCCCGCGCCGCAGGAGGAATCCAACCCCGTCTACAACCGCTAGGAGCACCCAATGTCGCAGATTGCCTTCGGCTCCGGCGTCCTCAACGGCAGTCAGTTCGGAAAGGTGAGCCGGGAGGTTGCCGGAATGCAGTCCGGCACTCAGCCCATGGAACGCACTTCCGCCGTCGGCAACATCGTCGGCGGCCTGACCGGCGCCGACAGCACCTACGCCTCCGGCGTCCTCGCCCGCATCGCCGACATCCAGACCGAGGCCCGCACCCGCGGCATGACCCCCGAGCAGGTCGTCCAGCGACGCCAGCGCGACCAGACCGGCTCCAACACCGTCACCCGCTACGCCGGGTCCAACCCCGTCCGCAACACACAGGTGGGCTGATGAGCGACATCCTCTACTCCACGCCCTACCAGCTCCCCGGCGCCGGCAGCTCCGTCGTCGGCGGAGGCGGCAGCACCACCATCACTGGCGCCCGCGACATCTCGATTGCCCGCGGCCGACTCTCCGCGCCACGCCTGGGCGAGGCCGAATACCCCGACGGCCTTCTCGGTACCGTCACGTCCCGCCGCTCCGACCGGCTCGCCAACAACAGCACGCGCACCGCCGAACGCAACAATGCCCGCCCCTACACCCGAGGCGTCCACAAAGGCTCTCGTCTCGCCCCTGACGATTACCACTGGCCCTCCGGTTTCGGGCCGATGACCGGCATTGAGCACCAGATGCGCGGACAGCGATGGACCGCCCAGGGAAGCCCGGAAGGCAACCACCTGGCCCACGAAGGCAAGTACTCCGCCACCCCCGACCCTGAGCAGACCGCCGAGCGCCTCCAGGCCCTGCGCGCCCTGCTCCCCACCTGGAGGTAGCCGTGGAGTACGCACCCCGCCCCTGGTCCACCGCCCGCGAGCAACAGGTCGACGACATGCTCGCCGCGATGTGCGAACCCGTTCCCGAAGGCCCCTGGCGAGCCCCGCAGCCCCAATTCGGCATCCACGGTCAGCGCAAGATCAGCCCCACCCTCGACGATGCCCTGGCCGTCGATTCCGTCTACCCACCGCCCCGCAAGGACCCCCATGCCGGATAAGGACGCCCAGAAGCAACCGCTCAGCCTCTTCGACCGCCGGCGCTCCGGCCGAGGCGACAACGTCAAGTTCACCGTCGACAGCGACAGATTGCTCGCCCAGTCGCGGCTCGCCAACGTCTTCAACGACCGCTCGCTGCTGGGCTCGAAGAAACGTCTCACCCCACCGATACCGCGCACCAAGAAGCCGGAGGCCCCCTGATGGCATACGTCCCCCGCGGCCCGCTCACCGATGAACTCGCGTACGGCCTGAGCGACGCCACGGTCCGAAAGGCCAACCCCAACCGCGGCGGCCATGTAGAGCGCCTCACCGAAGACAGCCGCGACCGCACCCTCGAACCCCGGCTTTTCGGAGGCCAGGGACTCAGCGACGCCGGCGCCGCAGCACACCTCACCCCCTACCCGGAGCGCTCCCACCGCTACGCCTGACACCACGAAAGAGAGACCTATGGGCACACGCTGGATACCCGGCGCCGAGCGCCTCGGAGACGGCAGCATCGGCGGAGACATGGACACCCCCGGACTGCCGCCCCGCGTCGTCTGGCACAGCACCGAAAGCGGCTCCGGCGACGACGCCTTCCGTAACGTCGGCGACTACCTCATCAACATCGGTGCCGAGCCTCACATCCTCTACGACCCCGTCACCGATCGCATCGGCCAGTACGGACCACTCGACGAATCCGCGCGAGCCCTACGCAACGACGGCTCCAGTCGCACCAACCGAACCGGGCGCGTCTGTATCCAGATTGAGGTACTGGCCAGGGCAGCCAATCCCTTTACCAGTTACTGGCGACCGGGACCGAACTTCCGCGCCCTCATGGCAGCCATCCGGAGCTGGGGCGTCCCCGACACCTTCCCCATGGGTGCTCCGCCGGCCTACCCCGGAGGCTCCCGACGTACGCGCTCCGTCTGGCTCTACGAAGGCGGCCATTACTGCCACGCAAATGTTCCCGGTAACGATCACGGCGACCCTGGCTGCATTTCTGCGGCCCGACTCTTTGCTGCGGCCGGCGGGGGAGGGAGCAAGCCCACCGGCCGGACGTGGATTGTGCGCGCTGGGCAGACCATGGCAGGCATCGCCGCGGCCGTCGGCATCTCCCTGGCCTCGCTGATCGGCGCCAACCCTCAGGTTCATAACCCCAACGTGATCAAGCCCGGCCAGGAGCTGCACCTGCCAGATGGTGCCAAGCCGCAGCCAGACCCGCCCACCACACCCAGTAAGCCGCCGGGCGGCGGAGGCGGGGGAGGAGGCATCGGCCATTACCGGGTCGTCATCGGCGGGTACAGCTACGGGCCCGGCGCCTACGGCAGCCACGTTACCCGCGTCGGCCAGGCCCTCGTCCGCCGCGGTTTCGGCAGCTATTACTCCGTTGGACCTGGCCCTCGCTGGACCGATGCCGATACCCGCGCGTACGCCGCTTTCCAGCGCTCCCTTGGGCACACCGGTGTCGCTGCCGACGGCATTCCCGGTCCGGCCACGTTGCGCGTCCTCCTTGGCTCCGGCAGCAGCTCCAGCTCGTATCCGGGCCGCGCAGCAGTCCGCTACGGAGCCAGTGGCCCCCAGGTGCTGGCCGTCGACAAGGCTCTGCTCCGCAAGGGCTATGGACGCTACCTCTCTTACGGCCCTTCGAGCTTTTATGGAAAGACAACCCGAGCCGGGGTCAAGGCATTTCAGAAGAACCAGGGATGGTACGGCACCGACGCTGACGGAAACGTCGGGCCGATCACATGGCGGAGGCTAATGCAGTGAACGATTACATCAAGAAGAATCCGATCCTCACCCGAACTCTGGTGGTGGGCCTCCTGACTGCCCTGGTGCACTTTGTGCCGGGCCTGGCAGGCGTAGAGGCGAACGAGGCTGTCATCGGCGGTCTCAATACGCTGCTCGTCCTCATCGTCGGCCTGGAATCCCGCACCAAGGTCACGGCCAACCAGCACGTGGTCGTCGATGCACGCGACAGCCAGCAGTAACACTCACGATTACGGCTACGGAACAATGCAGGCAGCAAGCGTATTGTTCCGTAGCCGGTTCGCGAAGGGAAAAACATGACCCACACTGAGCACAACTTCACCGCACTGGAGATATGCGCCGGAGCCGGAGGGCAGGCACTCGGACTGCACCAGGCAGGCTTCCGCCACCACGCACTGATCGAGATCGACAAGCACGCGTGCGAGGCGCAGCGCTAACGCCTGCCCCTGCGCACGCGTGCTTACCACGCGTGCGAGACACTGAAGCTCAACGTCACGGAGAAGAATGGCTGGGACGACTGCCGGATCATCACAGCTGACCTGACGAAGCTCGACCCAGCAGAGCTGGCCCTGGAACCCGGCACGCTCGACCTGCTGGCCGGTGGAGTGCCGTGCCCGCCCTTCTCAGCCGCGGGCAAGCAGCTGGGCCCGGATGACGAGCGCGATCTCTTCCCCACAATGCTCGACCTGGTGAGCTACCTGAAGCCCAAGGCCGTCATGATCGAGAATGTACGCGGCCTGCTCGAACCGCCGCGGAAGTTCCAGCGCTACCGCGACGATGTGATCAAGACCCGCCTCCTTGCCGAGGGCTACGTCATCTGCGATTGGCGAGTCGTCAAGGCGTGCGATTACGGAGTACCTCAGCTCAGGCCGCGCTCGATCCTCATAGCCATGCAGCCGCAGTTCGCTGCCCATTTCACCTGGCCGACGCCCGAGCGGGGCGAGCAGGTGACGGTGGCGAAGGCGCTCGCGCCAACGATGAGGAAGCGCTTCGGCGACTCATCGGCTGGCAAGAAGGCGTACGCGCGCTGGCACAAAGCCGCCAGCACAGGCATAGCCCCCACCCTCGTGGGCGGGTCCAAGAAGCATGGAGGCGCCGACCTCGGCCCCACCCGGGCACGGGCCGCCTGGCGCAAACTCGGAATCGACGCCCGCAGCGTCGCCGATGACCCCGAGGCCACGAAGAACTCGGCCCGTGACCTCTACAGCACGGACAAGGACGGCCAGCCGATCGGCCCGAGACTGACCGTCGCTCAAGCCGCGATCATCCAAGGCTTCCCCGCCCACTGGCGTTTCGCTGGCCGTAAGACAACGGCCTACCGACAGGTCGGTAACGCCTTCCCGCCGCCGGTCGCCCGAGCTGTCGGCAAGCACATCATCGCTGCTCTGGAGAAGGGGAACTAGTTCCGCTGTACTGAGCGGCTAACAGTGCCCCGGCTAACTCCAGGCCGGGGCACTTCCTTACCCTCAAATTAACTTCGGAGGGAGAGCCGAAGCGCCCTGTCCCCAACGAATGGGAACTGTATGCGCAAGCTCGCCCTCGCCCTGATCCCCGCCGTCCTCGTCACCGCTGCCACCACCGAGCAGGCCGCGGCACGAGGAACCAGCTCCACGCGATACCACATGGTCACGACGACGAAGACCACGCTGGCCGCCCGGACCTACACCATCCGCTCTGGCGACACCCTCAGCAGCATCGCCCAGGACCAGCTCGGTGACGCCTCCAAGTGGCAGGCTCTCTACCGCGACAACCGCGCCACCATCGGCCCCAACCCCAGCCTGATCTATCCAGGTCAGAAGCTGCGGCTCGCCGTCGGCACGGCTCCGAAGCCCAAGCCCACCCCGCACGAACGTGGCAATTCCACCACCACGTGGGACCGCCTCGCCCAGTGCGAATCCGGCGGCAATTGGCACATCAACACCAGCAACGGCTTCTACGGCGGCCTCCAGTTCACCCTCACGACCTGGCGGGCCTTCGGCGGCACGGGAATGCCGCACAACGCCAGCAAGGCCGAGCAGATCCGAATCGCCGAAAAGGCGCTTCACGGTCAGGGACCGGGCGCCTGGCCCGTCTGCTCCTACAAGGCAGGTATGCGTTAGTAGACTCACACCACTGACGGCCGTGGGCTTTCAGCAGAGAAGCCAGGTGACCTGGGGCAGACCGGGAGCCTGGCTTCTCGCATTCACGCTAACAGCCTTCTCGCGGCAGCACTTAATTTGGGGTCACCATAAAGAAAGACACCAGGAGACCCCGTGGCAGAAGAATTCATCCGGCTGCTGATGTGCAAGGACTGCAAGTCCATCGAGGAGCTACCTGACCACGAGGGAACTCCGCACGAGGACCACCTCCTGGGAAACCTGGTACGCCGCCACCGTTTCCCGGACGGCAACCCGCATACGGCCCACCCCCTGGTACGCATAGCCAAGAAGAACTGGGGTAACGCCGAACACCGGCAGGCCATCCTCACCAAGCTCAACGAGGCCGTCGCCAACGGCGGCTCCGACGGCCTGGGAGCCGAGTTCTACGGACTCAAGGACACCTTCCGCGAAGACGCCTTGTCCTGCTGGAAGAAGCACAACCGCACCCTCGACTGCGGGGACTTCCGAAGCAAGCGCGTCATGCTCACCCCCGGCACCGCCACCGAACGCAAGGCCGCCGGCCTCCCCAAGTACCGCTCCGCCAAGGACCGCTACCTCTGCGATTTCTGCCCGGTCATGAACCGCGTCCGTGCTGACCACTACGACAAGACCGCCGCCAAGGAGAGCTGATGCCGAAGCCCAGCATCGGACGCATAGTCCACTACCGGTCTTACGGAACTCCCGGTGGGGAGCACCGACCAGCATGTCGCTTCGCCATCATCACTGAGACCCACGACGACGAACGTGCCAGCCTTGTCGTCTTCAACCCCAACGGTCTCTACTTCGACCGCGGCTGCCCCTACGACGAGGCCGGCCAGCTCGGAGGCACCTGGCACTGGCCCGAGCGCATCAAGGAGAGCTGATGCCCACAGCGAAGAAGACCGCGGCCAAGAAGCCGAGCGCGGGGGAGACCGCAGCCAAGGGCGGTAAGTGGACCGGCGGCACGACCAAAAAGGGCTACGGCTCCGTACGCGATCCCAAGACCGGCAAGGTGACCTACGCCCACCGCCTGGCCGCGGAGAAGAAGCTGGGCCGCAAGCTGCGCTCGGACGAAACCGTTGACCACAAGAACGGCGACTACACCGACAACCGGCCCAGCAACCTGCGTGTCGTATCCCGAGCCGAAAACACCCGCCTCCGCCACCAGCGAGACAAGAAGAAGGGCAATAAGTGAGTGCCGCGGAACACATTTTAGGGTTCTGGGTTGGCATAGCCATCTACGAGACGTACCTGCTCATCAGCCCTCACTTCGGTGACACCTTCACAGAGCGTTGGGCAGCCTGGAAGGAGAGGCATAGCCGCACGGGAGTGATCATCTTCTACGCTGCGTGTCTCGGGCTTCCCACAGCCTTACTACTTCGTGCTTTGACCACTTGATCCCACGGCGCTACTAACAGTTCTTCTCGGGCCACTCATAGCTTCAGTCCTATGAGTGGCCCCAACGCTTTCTACGAACGACTCACTGAGTCCCTCGCCGACATCGCCGACCCGGAGCAGGGTGGCAGCGGGTACTTCTCCGAGCCATCTGACACGCTCGACCCGAACCTTTTTGACGGCACGCACATCAGGGCAGACGTACGCGACTGGATTCTCCGCACCCTGAGCGACTTCTTCATGGTCACCCCAGGATTCAACCAGTGGGCCGAAGTCTGGCTCGCCGGGTCCGGCATCACCTACCAATGGGCAGCCGACCGAGGCAACGGAGACCTTGACGTACTCATCGGTGTCGACTTCCCCCAGTTCGCTCACTACAACGACCAGTACGCCGGACTCACCTCCGAAGAGGTAGCCAAGCTCGTCAACGAGTCACTGCGCAGCGCGCTATGGCCCACCACGGCCACCGTCCAGATCGGGACAGGCACCTACGAGGTCACCTTCTACTGGAACTCGGCGCACGGCGTGAAGGACATCAAGGCCATCAACCCCTACGCGGCGTACTCCCTCACCCGCGACGAGTGGACCATCGAGCCGCCCAAGTTGCCCACCGATCCCCGCTCCAGTTACCCCGACGAGTACGCCGAAGCAGCAACACGCGACGAGCAGCAGGCCAAGCGCCTGCTCGACCGGTACCGCAACCTCTCCAGCAGCCTCTCCGCCCTCGCCAAGGGCAGCCCCGGCTGGATGAACGCCGCGGCCGAACTGCGCCAGGTCATCGCCGAGGCCACCACCCTCTACGACGGCATCCACCTCGGCCGGCGCCAGGCATTCAGCCCCCAAGGCAGCGGCTACGCCGATTTCAACAACTACCGGTGGCAGGCCGCCAAGGAACGAGGCACTGCCCAGACACTGCGCCAGCTCAAGGAAGTCGGGGTCACAGCGCAACAGTCCACCGATGTTGCCCTGTACGGACAGGTCATCGACGACGCCCAGACCGCCCTGCTCAAGGCCGCACTGTGGGGCCGGCGTTGAACATCGCGATCACCATCGACGGAGTCCTGCGCAACCGCGAGACCGGTGGCGCCATCAACGCCGGCAAGGCGCTCTACCAGGCTCTTGCCCTCGACCACGCGCTGTACCTCCTCACCGAGGACCGCGACCCGCCTGCCACTCAGCAGTGGCTCGCCTTCAACGGCTTCACAGCGCACATGCGGATCGTCAGCCCACCGCAGACCTCAAGAGCTGTAAAGCCGGCCGACGTGCGCCTGGAGTGCCTCGGACATCTCACCGGCACCGGCATGAAGGTGGACCTGGTCGTCGAGCCTGACCCTGCCGTCAGCGTCAAGCTGCTGGCCCGCGGCTACCCCGTAGCAACGCTCACGCTGCCGCACTTCGCCAAGCCGGAATGGCGCCCGGACTACCAACAGGGCCTGCGCCCCTGGTCCGAACTGGTCGCAGAGACCGAAGCCCAGGCCCACGCTCACGCCACTGATCCCCGCCGCACCGCCGAGCCTCTCTAGGACAGCCATGCACATCTACCAGGCGGGTACCGAATTCCCCGTCTACCGTCGCCTGCTCACCGCTGAAGGGTGGCTTGACCAGAGCCTGAGCTACTGGGGCCTACGCAAGCGGACCAAGTTCACCAAGCCCTTTCGTATCGACGAGCACTTCGACGCCGGCGCACACGTACTGCTTGACTCCGGCACCTACGCCCTCAACAACAGCCCAGGATCGGGGCCGGAGGACGAGGAACTGCCGGGCATCGCCGACCACTACTACGACCAGGTCGTAGACCCGAACCTGCACCGGATCGACTTCTTCGTGGAGTTCGACGCACTACGCCTCGACCCCACCTACCAGATGAAGCGCCTGCCCTGGCTTGAAGAACGGCGCCACAAAGCCGTCATCGTCTGGCACCCCGGACAGGATCTGGACGCCATCTGCGAAGCCTGGCCCAACGTCGCCGTCCCCAAGGACGCCATCGACGACCACCTCACGCAGCGCCTGGTGCGCCTTGCCAAGGCCGGCGTCCGACTCTTCGGCCTCGGTATCACCAAGCCCGAGCTGATGCAGAAGGTCCCCTTCCACGCCGTCACCAGTACGAGCTGGCTCTCCCCGTCCCAGTTCGGGGACACCATCTGGTACTCCGGCGGACAGCTACGCCGGTACCCGAAGAAGATGAAGGACCGTGCGCGGGCACGACATCGGCAGGAGTTCATCGACGCTGGGTACGACATCGCCCTCGTCGACCAGGACGACAGCACCGAGGTTCTCCGGCTGTCCCTCCACGCCTGGCGCGCCTTCATGCAGCAGCTCAACGGCAGGGGAGTAACTACTACCCCCGAAACGGCAACTGAGGAAAACCCGGATCGGGCCCCAGAGCCAGTTGATACCCGTGCTGTTGAGGAGCGGCACGACGGAGTTACTACGCTCGCCGCTTGGTACCAGCCGGCGCCTCCGGTCATCCGAACCAAAGAGCAGCTCGCCGACGCCGAAGCAACGGTTCTGGAGCTGCAACTCGGCCGCGTCTTCAAACGAGCCCGCGCTGAAGAGTCTTACGGCGACACCGAGCTGGACCCTGTCCTGTCTGAGGAAATCGACAGGTGGAGCAAGCTCGCGGCCAGCAAGCGCAAGACCGACGAGGCATCCGTCAGCATCTCCATCAAGGCCAGCCAGAAGGGCGCCGCGGAGACCGGACTCATCTCACGGCTCTTCGGAAGCAATGACGCCCAACCCCAGCGTGCTCTTCCCGCGCCCGCTGCCGAAGCCACTGACCAGACCATCGTCGACGCTGACGTAATTGAGGACTGAAATGACTACTAACTACTCAGGTGCTGGCGACCACTGGAACCACGGTCACGACGACGAGCTGATAGAGAAGCCCTGCCCGAGATGCCGCGGACGCTGGCCCCAGGTTGATGCCTGCGTCGAGTGTGAAGGCGACGGCACCGTCCTGGTATGAGAAATGAGGGGAGAGCCCAGAGGGCGGACTGGGCTCTCCCAGGGGCTACCGACGCTTCCGGTGCTTCCCTTCACCGAGGAACCGTTCGGCGAGCCAGACGGCTCCGAGGCCGACAATCGCCGTGGCGGCGCACACGAGTGCAACCCACACCTGAGACATGCTTCCTCCTGTTTTCGGGCATGAAAAAACCCGTCCCAGACTGGGACGGGTGGCCGGCCTTCTGCCGACGACCTACTTCGGGCACCCTTCGTGTTCCGCGGTGCAGGCGTGTACCCCGAGCGCGGTGACCCCTCCCGGCGTCCTGGCCAATACAGCCATGCCAGCGGCCAGCGCCGAAAGTACTCCTGTCGCGCGGGTCTTTCCCTTCGTCGGATACTGGAAAGCGTCGGCCTTGTACGCGATCACATACGCGGCCCTCTCCGCCATGGGAGCCAGCTCCGCGTCCGACTTTCCTTGCTGCTCGGTTATGAAAAGCGGGATCAGACCGAGCAACCCCAGCGCGACGTTCTCCCAGAAGTAGTCGCGTTCTACGTCCTCGTCGTAGACGCTCGTGGTGTAACCCACCGGCCCGTGATCTTTCGCCGCTGCTTCGGACACTGTCTCTCCTCCTGTTTTCGGGCGTGAAAAAGGGCCCCGCATCGGGGGCCCTAACTGTTTCTTTGTGCGCTCCATAGGCTCGCCTCAGATTCCGAAATCCGGGGCCGAGGAGGGCGAATGGAAGACCAGGGTATGCCAGAGGTAGTGTCGCTGTCTGCGGTGCGCGAGGGCATCTCGCCAGAAGAGCAAGAGTGCTGGGACGGGTTTTGGTCGGTGCTGGGCCGGGCGGCCTACCGCGTCTGGCAAGAAGCAGGCAACCCGGCCGTTGGAAATCAGGAGACTAGTTCGAACGGGTCCGCTTGAGCCTGCGCGTCCCACTTCGCGATTATCTCGATTCGGGCTCGATCGCCTCGGCCCGTCGCCTTATACACCTTGATGTGATCGATGACCGTCTTGAGTGCATTGCGCTTCTCGTGATTGGTTAGTTTGGGCCATAGGTCCCTCAGGTCGAGGAGAGCCGCGCTGTTCGGTATGCGGTTGCTGGAAATAGACTCGCGGAGAAGGTCGGCCCGGGACTCTAGGGTGTCTCTGTCGGCTTCGAACTCTTCTTTCTTGTCGGAGTAGGTTTCCGCGTCGATCAAACCTTCCAGCCAGCCGTCGGCGAGCTTACTCAGCTTCGTTTTTATCTTCGTAAGGTCCGTCTCTATAAGTGTCAGTTTCGATTCCGCGCTGTCTGCTGCTGTCATGCGTTGCAATGCCAATTCACCCATGTCGCTAGCCTTCACTCTCTCGTCTAACCACTCGTAAACGAGGCGCTCGACCCTGTCAAGTGAGACCGCGGCGCCTGTGCACGAGCGGTTCGGGACGTGAGGGCAGCGCATAATCTTTCGGTAGCCGCCCTTAGTGCGCATGAGGCTAGCGGCGACCATCTTGGAGTGACACGCGGTGTTGTCTATGCGTGTTCCCTGACAGCGAAGGAGTCCAGAAACTGCGTACTTAGGGGCGCGATCATGCCCGCCTTTAGCTTTGCGACGCTTCCTCTTATACGCCTCCCATACCTCTTCTTCGATGATGGCTTTGTGCTTACCCTTGATCCAGATGTCGAATGACTCTGGTTTGTTGTTCTTGGGCTTGGATTCTCGAAGTTCTTCGCTGCGGGCCCGGATGTACCCGGCGGCGAAACCGGTATCCATGACCTGAAGCAGCGTGGTTGCCGTGAGGTAGTTCCCTTCGGTGGAACGAATGCCTAGCTTCACGCTGTCTTTAACTATGGACGCGACAGACTCCTCGGAGTAGTGAAGGTTTAGTTTCTTGTCCTTCAATCCTAGGTAGCGGTAGTACGCCGCTCGGTAGAAAGGCTCGATGACTGAGTTGGGCTGAAGAATACCTTCGCACGTCTTGCATCGAACAAACGCTCTCGGGTTGTCCTCGCTTCGACGGCAATCAGGGCAGCGGTCGTATCCGAACCGCTCACGTCCGTTGTGTGGTCTACCACTCTTGCGACGGCGTTCGTGAGTCTCCTTCCAGCTATCCCCGATGAGGTTTGTTTGTAGCTCGGAGATGAGAAGCATTTGGTCGCGGCCGAATTTTCCGGTCGTCGTCTTGGTGTCGAAGTGTTCAGTGGCTGCGAGGAGTTCGCCACCAACTTCTTCGAGAATCCTGATGTGGCGTTTAGATAGCTCGATGTTGCGGCCAAAGCGAGACCACTTCCAAACGAGCACACACTCAGCTTCTCCAGCTTCTACTCGCTGGATGATGCGCATGATTTTGCGCTTGGCGAAGTCGCGGCCGGTCTTATCCAAGTCGTATACGACGTCAACGATGTCGATACCTTGTTGTGTAGCGAATGGCAGGCAAGAGGCTAGTTGCTGCTGTGGGCTGTAGCCTTCCTCCTTCTCCTGCGAGACGCGGATGTAGACGATCGCGCGCCGCCGGAGGCGGGGCAGTGACTTTCGGGACAT